TTGATTTTGAAGGTTATCGATTGGACCATTGACTGCCGGTAGGCTGATTATCCTGGTGTCAATCATCCGCAAGCACGGGATGGATACATTGGTCTTGCGCACGGTGATAGATCCACCAAGGAGGGGCAGTTCCACCTGTTCGCCCAAATACTGATTCACATCATCAGGCATCCCCACAGGCATGACCGCCTGCTGGACATAGAACCCGGCCTTGGCGTACCATTTGGCTGTGGCGTGGACTGCCGGAGTCAGATATTGGGCGTAGGTATAGGACTCGTTCTCGGCCGGTGGCTCGGTATTATACAGGTACTTGTTCAAGTATTCCTCGGCATCAGCTTCGGTGCAGGGGCTGATGCAGCCTGGCTTGGCCAGTGGCACCAACGGGCGTTCCTCCGGGTGGCTGATCTCCACGGTCATGAAGTCCAGTGCCTTTCGAAGCATCCCGGCCCGTGAGCCGCCGTCCTTGCGGTATTCCCGGCCACGGTCCATGATCTCCTGCATGATGCCCAGCCATGCCTGTTCCAGGTTGCGGACCTTGAGGTGGGCGGTGATCATAGTGCCAACCCCAGGATCAAGAGTATGCTGGTCACCAATGTGCAACCTGCTGCGGCCCAACCATTGCCCTGGATAGCCTGGGTGATGGACATGAAAAGGGCATAGAACATCCCACCAAAACAGATCGCATTAACCCAAGGGATCATAATTTAGAGGTCTCCTCGAATATCAGGCACATCCAGGTTATGGGCCAGAAGATGCCTGATATGATAGAGATGAATGCATTTGATTCAAACTTGCCACACAACATATATATGGCAGTGGCATAACCAGCGACTATGTATCCACATATTGGCCAGATCATTGCCTATTCCTTCCACCAAGGCCTGAAGTATTTCAGCCTCAGCATCATATCGGCAAAACATCCGGTGAAGCACATGGCCCGGTCATCAATGTAGGCCATGGCCGGCACCTTTTCATTGGTGGCCCTGATTTTATAGCCCTTGCAAAAACCGTGCTTTAATGCCCAGGAAATAACCTTATCCGGGGGCCTGGTGGAATGGACCACTATCTCATAGCCTTGCTCGTTCAGCCAATCCAGGAAATCACCTGCACCAGGCATGGGATCGCCGATATGGTCAGGCCCCTTCCAACCGGAGTACTGGGCCAGGACCCCATCCAGGTCCACACAGATGGTCTTGCTGCCGGCCTTGTAGCAGTCATAGCATTCGGACTCGCGGCCCTTGACGGTGATCCGCTTCTCCGGGGTTATGACCCGGTCGCACTTGGAGCAGATTCTTGGCAGTGTCTCACATCTACAATTCATATTCTCCTTGCCCTCCTGACCACCGGCTCCAGGCATTTGAGTTCCGGGGACCAGCAACCATATTCCTGGATTACCTCGGGGAATTCTTGGATGGGGTGCTGCCTGAGTGCCCACCGGCCGGCGTCGGTCCTGATGATATGGCAGAGCTCGTGGTAGAGCAGGGGTGCCCGGTGATCATTATGGGTTTCCCAATATTGCTGCCAGAGCACAATAACATAGTCATAGTCTGGCAGGAGGTGTCGCCATGGGCCACCGGCCAGGCAGCACTTGCCTGCCCACTTGGACTTCTTCATGGGTTTGAGCAGGTACTTGACCCTGGCCTTGGCGAAATCTGCCTCGGGATGAATCTGGATCAAGCTGGAGACCAGATCCATGACCTCATGCGGGGCATCTGTGTAGTCTATATCAGGCATGGTCGGCCCCCATCTTTCTACTGGAAATGCCCCTGATGGTCAGGTCGGTATGAACGGTGGCGGAGCTCGCCACGAATTGTCTGAGGGGGTCATCCATGGTGGTGATGTCGATGTATGCCGGCTCGATGGACCTGACCAGTAGGCCGGTGTCCCGGGTGAATTCCTGGACCAGGGGGATGATCTTCAAGGCCAATTCGGCCTTCTTAGATTCTATTTCCTGGTCCAGATCAGCGATCTTTTGTAACAATTCCTGTGTGGGCATGGTTAGCCTCCGTCCTTAGGTAATGGGCCATCTGGCAGACCCAGATGCAATTGGCGGTCACTATCGATAGGCCACCGGTGAATGACAGCCATTGGTCCAGGTTCGGGTAGTAATACAGGTTCCATATCCCCCAGACAGCAAAGAAGCCAGTGGTCAGGAAGCTGACTCCCCGGACCAGCTTCTGCCTATGGAGGAGCAGTATGCTCCTCCATATGAACAGCGAGCCCATGAGCTCGAACATGCCATTGATGAGGTCTGGAGTGGTCATGGCTCGGGCACGTCCGATGGATCTTCCTTGACACAGCAGCCCTCCAGCCTGTCCACGTGAGCCAGCAATTCCCTGTAGTCAAGGAACCAATCCATCATCCGGCGCATCAGGCCCACATTCTCACCCTTGGCCCATAGCCCGACAATCTGCGGATATCCGCAGGATTGCCTGATGGCCCAGGCAGCGCCTACCTCAGCCCATGCATCTTGGCCTGAGGGCCCGATGTAGATCACAAGATCGGATTCAGTGGCCCCATGCAGATCATGATAGAATTTCTCGGTACCGTCATCCGACCAGATCCATTCCTCGAAGTCAAACTTCATTCCATCTCGGCCTTCGTCATCAACGGCCTTGCGGACAAACGATATGACCTGATGGCCCCGGGCTTCGAGTAGGTCGGTCAGCATCTCGACTGCATGTTGATTCTTCCAAGAACTGGCAATATAGATTCTCATCTGGTCACCATGGGCAGGACTGGAATTCCCTTTCCGATTTCCATAGGGCCTGGGCCTCTGCCTCGGCTCGCTTCTCCCAGGCCTGGGCCATCCTTGATCCCACTGACCTTCTCCTTGCCTCGGTAGCTGCCCATTCCAACATCTCCGAATTGAACCTCTCTGTCGATGGTTGCCCTGGCAGGAGGAATCCGGGATGCGCCATGGGGTTGTCCCTTATTATAGCCGATTTGAGGTATCGGCCTAGCCAGTCCATGAATGTCAGGCAGATTCCTGATTCCCTGTGGGACATGAACCTGTCCTTTAGTGCAGAGTTGTAGTGGGCTTCGATCCTGGCCAATACCCATGCCAGGTTGCCCAGGTCGGCACCGGGCATGGCCGCCCTGACCAGCCGGATAGCCGGCTCCAGATGTCCGGGCACTGCCATCGGTTTTGGTGCATGATTAATGGCCTTGGGCCTCAAGAACCAAACATGAATGATCCTGCTAAACCCGGTATGTGACAGCAGGGCATCCCTGACACTGACCTTGGCCACCGTGCCTGTATAGCCGTAGGCTGGTGACAGGCTGTCGGACACCATCTGGAATAGCCTGGCCATCTCCGACCTGGTGAACCTCTTCTTGAACAGGGCCTCGACCTGGTCCCTGCTGATGCCCCTCCTGCCCAGGTCATGGACTATCTTTTCCCTGATGTTGGCATCAAACCTCTCGTGGGTGGCCAGCCCACCATAGAGTGCCCTGAGCACCTTGATGTCCGCCTTGATGTTGTCGTCGGTGGTGCTGGTGGATACATGGTCCTGGGCCCAGGCAAGGTTCCTGAGCTCATACAGCCACCCGGGGTCAGGTGGGGCGAGTTGATCGTTGGTCAATGGCCTTATGCTGCTGTTCTTGGTGAGGCGCCCCTGCATGGGGATTGTATTTTTCATATCTAGTTCTCCTGAGTTTGCCGCATGGGGAGGTTGATCATTCAGGAAAAGGGGCGAAGCACCTTTAATGGGATCTTTAGATCCCATATTACCCCTAGTATCCTCTAAGTCCCCCTTTATTAAGGGGTATAAAAAATTATAGGGTTGTTTATAAAAAATTATAGGGTTCCCATATAAAAAATTATAGGGTTCTGGGTGGAGTTTGATAGCGATTTTCTTGAGGTTTAACTTGTATGTTTGCTCAGTGATCTGGAGCTTTTTAAGATACCACTTCCAAGAATCTCCTTCAGCACACCTGATGTCAATGACTCCCATGATCAATTTCTGGGTCAGATTGAGGTCTGGGTGATTCCAAATTTTAGGTGGTATCTTTACAGACTTGGGTTTGGGGTCATTTGGAACTTGTATGGTTAACCATATTTGGCGTCCACGGTGCTGGCCATCGCGCTTGATCAGGCCATCCCTTTCTAGCTTATGGAGGATTTTATGGATTGACTGTGGTGATTTACTTATTTTTGCTCTTCGAGATATTTCACCATTTCCCAATATACAAGGGTTGGCTCCCCAGTGTGTAGACAGTGTGATGATGGACAAGACAAGCAGGCCCTGGGACGATCGCAGGGACGAAAACCCGGGTTCTCCTCTTCTTTCGAGAATAAATCTTGGTATGATAATGAAGGATTGGTTTTCTTGAGGTGTTCTATTATTTTCGTCTTTGTTTCTTTGAGGATTTTCTGGGCATACCTGTCCTGCGGATTTTGGCATTGCTTTGACCTCCGAACCGTAAACGAAAAATTGATAACTTCGCCCATACAACAGCTCCGTCTGGTTAAAGGAAGGGACTTCAGACCGGGAAGGAAGGACCTGGGGCATCCCGCCAAAGACACCCCAGGCTGGCGATAGGAACTTCACGGTTTGGAGTCAGGATTAATTATAAATATTCGGGCCCGAAAACCCTAATATTTTTTACCTGGTCACCTGACCTCCCTTATGTTCGTGAAGCCCTTGGATTTCAGGGCCTCGATGGTGTACATGAACTCGGCCTTGTATTGCTGGTCTGCGCCCATGCCTGCCCATGTGGCGGAGTCACACCTGCCTCTCCAAATGTACCTCCACTCCCCGGTCTGGGGGTTGGTCATCATTACCCGGTCCGGTACCCTGGGCCCAGGCGCCGCGCACCCAATGACCCATGTCAGCAGCAGTATTATCCCGGTAATCCTTTTCATCTCATCTCACCTCCCTGGCCCCTTGCGGCCATGATGTCCTTGAGGTTGTCAAACGACAACGGCATGAAGCCGTTGTTGTCCACCCCTACGTCATGCTGCAGGCCCTTGGGGGGCATGATGCCGTGCGAATGGCCGTACAGCTGCCAGCTGCCGTAATGGCTGCGGTCCCAGACCCTCATCGCATAGTGGCACATGACGATGACCTGCCCTTTGGGTATTATGGTCGAAAGGTGGTCAATCTGTCTTGATTGGAATTCATCATCCTTGATCCATTTGTCATGGTTGCCGATGATCAGCCTCACCTGCAGCCCATGGTCGTCGCACCTGCTCAGGAACTTCCTGGCAATGCCGGCCTTGAAGGTCAGGTCGCCCAGGAAATACAGGGTGTCCCCTTTCCTGACCGAGCTGAATAGGTTGTGAAGTATGACCGTATCCATTTCCAACACGGATTGGAATGGCCTCTTGCAGTACTTGATGATGTTTTGATGGCCGAGGTGATAGTCGGCACTGAACCAGATCATTATCACCCTCCTAGGAGTTCATTTTTTAGCCTCGCGGCCTCCTCGTCGGTCATGTCCCCCGGGTCCCCATGGCTGAGCACCATGTTCCTGGCTTCCGTCCCGGTGGCCTCCAGGGCTCCGCACAGTTCCCGGGCATGGCATTGTGCCTCCGGCTCCGGGTCATAGACCACGAAGACCCGTCCGAACCTGGATGAGAGGAGCAGCACCTGCCCAGGGGTGAACGATGTGCCGAATGTGGAGCAGCAGTCGTCGCCCAGGCGCCAGGTGTCCATGAACCCCTCGACCACCAGGACTTCATCCCTGTGGCAGTTGTCAAGGTTGTAGCAGATGGTCTTGTGGTCGACTAGTTCCAGCTCCTTGGGGCATGCCTTGTACTTAGCCGGATGCCGGCCTGTGATGTCCCGCCCCTGGTATGACACCCAGCGGCCATCGAGGATGACCGGTGCCATGACCCTCCATGCGTATGGCCCGATCCCGGCCGTGGCCATGATGCCATACTTGGCTGCGAGAAAATCAGGATTGAACCCACGGCCCTGTAGGTATTGCCTGTGCCAGCCGGTCAGCTCCCCGGCCCCGGGAGGCCAGTTGATGGTGCCCTGGAGCCCCTGGGCCTTTCTTGGTTTCGATGTGATCAGATGATCATCATGGTACCTGTTGACAATCCCGCAGGCCTCATGCCATTGGCATCCCTCCAGGGCCATGACCACGTCCTCGGCCTTGTGGCTGCCGCAGCGCCAGCAATGGAAGTGCCCCTTGGCCAGGTTGTAGCCCAGATACGCCTTGCCTGGGGTGCTGCCATATATTTCGGACCTACAGAGCGGGCAGGGGATGTTCAGCCACTCCCTGCCCGGCTCGGCTCTGATGCCCCTGTCTCGTAGGTATGCCTGGAAGTTAAATGGCATCACCAGTCCATCCCGAGCCTGATTGGGTCGGCAGACATGCCCTTGCTCAAGTCACCGGAATGGGCTATCTTCAGGGCGGTCTCGGCCTGCCTGAGTCTGCTGCTCAGTATGGCAATCTGGCGCCGCTTACGGGCCATGAATCCCTTCAGTGCCCCTTCCCTTGTGGGATAGGCGAATTTCTTGCGATTGTTCTTGCCAATCCACCGAGGCTTCTCTTCATGGTCGAAGAACAGGTGATCTGGGTTCTCTTTCTTGTCTTTATGGTGTTTGTCCGGGTGCACCCACCAGCCACAAGGGGTCTCCTTGACCAGGTAGAATATGGTCTCCTGGACCCTGGTCTCGGTGGTATGATCGCTCACCCAATAGGTTATGTTGTCGTAGCGATAGAATTCCTCGGGCTCGGTCATTTCCGTGCCCTTCTGGGATTGACCTCCACCGGGGTCAGGCCCCGCTTGACGATCCGATCTAGCTCATCATCGGTCTCAGTGCCCCGGATCACGTACTCGATGGCCTTGGGTTTGAAGACTGAGAAGATGGCCGGTTTCCAGATTAATTCCCCTGATGGAGGATTGGTGCTGACAGTATATCCTTTCCTGTGGGCCAAAAGTACCCATGTCTTGCCCAATTCAAACGCCTTGGGCACGCTGCTGATCCTGCGGCTGATGCCCTGGCCATGGGCCTCGGTCAGGAAGTCCAGTGGTGTCGGGTAGAACTTCTCACCGATCCAGATGAGGCCCGCCCGCCCCATTTCCTTGGGCCTGGCCAATGGGCACGGTATGGACTCCACAGCCTCATTCCAGGGGACACAGGCTGATGCCAGTTCCAATATCTTGTTGCAACTGTGGTCGGCCTCAAAGAGTTTGCCACAGTCCACCCATGTCCAACCCCGGGCTGGATGGATCCCGGCCCCGCATGTCGGGCACACCGTCAGCGGCCATGGGAGCTTGCAGCATGAGAGCCCCTCGCTCGGCCCCACCAGGTATATGCCACCCGGCTTCCTGAACCCGCAGCCACGTCTTGCCTCGATCCTGGTCTCAATGTGTATGGTCATGATTTTCTCCTGCTGAATCGGAAATATGCATCGTAATCCTCACCGCAACCTGGTTTGTCATACTCGACCTTCCAACCTGCAGACTGGTAGGCGGCCTCGAAATCAAGCCAGTGTCGGTCGAAAATTTGTTGCCGATCGAATCCCCTGTTGACCAATTTTTTGACAATTTCATCCTGTTTGATGGTGACAGAGGTTCCGTTAAATTTTTCAGAAAGCAATTGGTTGACCACACTGAAGACCTCATCCGGGATTTGTTTTCCTGAAATGGCCTCGTCTGGGCTAATTGGTTTGATTGACATCTTAGAACCCCCTGGCCAGCATCCAGCCGAACAGGCCACCGATGGTCAGGCAAGAGATGACGACCATGATCATACGGATGATCTTGTGAAAGATCGTTTCTTTTTGTCGTGATTTTCTGATCATTTTCCAATTGTTCTTCATTCTTCCCTCCTCACGGGTGTTGGCCCCTTAGCATTGGCCATCTTGGCCAGGGCCTTGTATGCCCTCATTCTTTCCGTGGCTGCAGACAGAAGTGTGGGTACGTTCACGTCCCGGTAGTCATGGACCACGGCGGCCTTCTCATCGGCCGGCCGCCCTATCCTGCCCAGATATTGGATCAGCCTGCTGCGGTCGGACAGTGGTGTGGCCAGGATCAGGTCCGATGGGGCGGACTCATCGAAACCCTCACCCAACAACTGGCCGGTCCCTAGGAGCACGTCTATGTCCCCGTGCCTGAGCGCCATCTCGGCGGCATTTTGTTCCTTCTTGGGCAACTTGCCGTGGGAGAATGCGGCCCGGATTCCCTTCTGTACGAGCATGGCGGTCAGCAGCTCAGTGTGCGCAGTGCGGTCTGACAGCACCAGGCAGGGGCCACCGCCAGAGACCAGGACTCCGATGATGTCATTGACAATCATTGAGTTGCGGCCATGGTTTGTTGTCAGCTCATCAATGAGGCGGCCCCTCTCCTTATGCCTGATCATCTGATAGCTGGCCTTGGTCTGGTCATCGAGCTCCTCTCCGGAATGGTCCATGAATGCCTCCAGCCCGGTGCTGAATTCGGTGTCCTTGACCACCGGCCTGGGCAGCAGTATGTGGCCCTCCCTGACCAGATATCCATAGTCGATCTCGTGGACTATGGGCCCCAGCCTCCAGAAGATCATCGGTGTCCGGCCGTCCTTGCGCCTCATGGTGGCCGAGAGTCCGATGGAGAAATAGGAGTCTGATTTGCCGATGGCCTTGTCAAAGGTGTAGGCTGGGCAGTGGTGGCATTCATCAAGGATCACCTGGCCGAAGTTATGCATGACATCGGTGGCGCACTTGACCAGGGTTTGCACAAGGGCAATGGTCACCCGGGGGCCGATGTTCACCTTGCCTTCGGCAATGTAGCCGATCTCGTCCATGGACACATCCAGGGCAGGTGTATGGGCCTTCTTGCCGGGCCTTATGTCCTGCGGCCTGGTGCCTGCAATCCGCTCAGCCCATTGCCTCACCAGTTTGTTGGTGTGGACCACGATGATGGTGGGCTGCCTGCGCTTGGCAATGGCATACAGGCCCATGATGGTCTTGCCTCCACCAGTGGGGCAGACAAGGCTCGAGAACCGGCGCCCCAGGACCACATCCATGGCATGCTGTTGGTATGGCCTCAGTTCCTTGAGGAATTGGAAGTCGACAGGGGGAAGCATTGAGGTATTGTCCTGGATCTCATCGGGCCCGATGTCCAGGAATCGCATGAGGTCGGCCATGATGCCCCTGGGCAGGACCAGGTTGTCGCGGTCCTGCCCCCAGCCGGTGATGAACTCAGGAAGGGGCCTGCCGTCGCTGCCGTATGGCCGGCCTCGGCGGCCCATGGCCTTGAGCCGACCCAGGGCCTCGCCGTATGCCGGATTGCGGAACGTCAGGCGCTGCTTGATCTCCTGGACCTGGGCATCGGTGACCATGTCCAGGGGCACCCTGATGTTGTTGGAGATGGTTATCATCGTGCCCTGGTTTCACAAAGGATTTTAAGCCACTGCTTGTTTTTGGTCCACCAATCAAGGGCATAGCTTTCCATTAGGGAAATCCTGGAGTCTTTGAATGAAAACCACTCCTTGATGGTATGGACTTCACAGCCGATTTGGATATGGTCATCAGTGATGGTGATGTTCCAGGTCCCTTGAACATTTATGCAGATTCCCGTGGCCCGGGCATTGCCAGTGACTCGGGCATTGCCGAAAACCTGGGCGTTGCCATGGACCTGTGCATGGCCATTTACTAGGGCATGATCGGAGATATGAGCATTGCCATGGACCTGGGCATTTTTGTGGACTCTGGCGTTGCCATTGATCCTGGCATAGTCATACACCTGGGCGTTGTCGTAGATCCAAGTGTTGCCGTAGATTTGGGCGTTGCCGGAGATTCGGGCATTCCCATAGATCCATGAATGGCCATAGACTCGGGCATGGTCGCAGACCTGGGCCTGGCCGGTCACTTGGGCATGGTCCTCCAGTCGGGCGTTATCGGTCACCTTGGCATCATCATAGACCTTGGCGTTGCCAGTTACCTGGGCCTGGCCGGTCACTTGGGCACGACCATAGACCTGGGCATTGCCGGTTACCTGGGCATTGCCGGTTACCTGGGCATCAAGATAGATCCAGGCGTGGCCATCTTGGGATAGGTTTTCCTTTTTCTCGATGAACCCCCCAAGCTCTCCCTTGGAGACATTTCCGAAGGAAGTTGTGGCCTCGATCCTGAATAATTTTTTGCCCTCAACTTGCTTGGATTCAGTCGTTAGTTTAAATTTCATTTTCCTTCCCCTTATCTTATTATAGCCCATTTCAGAATGTCGCCTTGATCTCATTCATGGCCCGGTTGACCCTGGGCATGGTCCAACCCAGGCCCCTCAGATATTCGATGACCCGCTTCCTGGTCACCTGGATGGACTGCAGTGTCAGGTCGCAGATTTCCAGTGGTGATCCCAATACAAGCTCCACCACTTCACGGGCCTCGGCCCCGAGCCCAGCCATCGCCTCCCTGAACCGGGCGTATTCATAGGGCCCGGGCCCGTGGTCGTACTGGTCGGGAAAGGATTCGCTGTCCATAGATTCCACCCGGGGATGGCTGCTGCCATTCCCAGTGGGGCACCCGCGGCACCCGATCTTGCGGCGCCTCTGTTTCATGCCGCGGCTCATCCTGAACCTGACTCTCCAGGTGAGGTGGGTCGAGAATGCCCCCTTGTCCGGGTCCCAGGTAGTGAGGCACTCGGCGAATGCCAGGTTGCCATCACTGACCAGGTCATCGAAGTGCTGGTCGGTGTTTCCGTTGTTGATCAATGCCCAGGCAGACTTGTAGATGAGATTGACGTAGTCATTATATTGTATGTCCTGGTTCATGTGGTTCTCCTTGCCTTCCTGGATATCACGACCCTGGCCTTTCTGGGTATCATATTCCTGACCCATTCCCGGTTCTCTCTTTTCCATTTGGGGCACTGGCCGCAGTTATCCTCATACACCTGGGGATTCCTGGCCCTGGCCCTGCACTTCTCGATGGACATCCTAGGATAATTGGGTAGAACATAGCACCGGAACGCCTCAGATGGGAATTCGTCTGATTGGAGGAATTCTATCTGCCTCTTGAGCAGGTCTTCGGTCAGTTTTTTCTCATCCCTCATGGCCTACTCCCCTCTTGAACAGCGGGGCGAATGCGATCATACCATGCCTTTCGCTGGCCACGTCCCAATTAGGCAGTACATTCAGGCTGACCCTGCGCGTGGCCCTGTGCCAGTCCCGCTCACGACCATTGGCCTGATTGCGGAGGACAATGATGTTGCCCTTGATCTTCCGGACCTGCGAGTCGGCTCCCAATGCACTTGCCAATTCCTTGCGACATTTAGCTTTGTAGCTCATTGTTGCACCTCCAGTTTGATTCTGACCCATCGTCAGGCACCGGCATGCACCGGCGCTACCCCGTGCACCTCCGGGCCGGGGTTTCGGGTTATCTAATGGAAATGAGAAGGCGGACCCGGTGCAAGGCTGACAGAATTGAAGATTCGGTTCAGCTCATCCACTACCTCATCTCGGCTGTCCATGGTGAACGAATTGAGGAATCCCTCGGTGGAGCCCGAACCCTCAGCCAGGCAACGGGCGGAGAATTTGACCACCCCAATCCATTTCTTGCCGATGACCTCTTTGGTGACAGCGGCGATGATTATGATCTGGGATTCGGCTTCCTTGGCGTTGTATGCCAGGGTCTGCTTCCAGATGATCTTATATCCCAGTTCCTTTAAGTCTGATTCAAGATGTTCGGGCATTTTTTTTTGCCCCTCCATTTTATTTGAACAACCCTCTCAGTATGCGGCTGGTGACCTTGCCAGCCATCCGCCTGATGATCCGCCTGCCCGTGGCCTCGGGCCCCTGGGACACCGCCTTGGCGTCACCCAGGAGCCTGGCTGTGAGGTACAGCAGTGACCTGATCTTGTTGATGGTCATTTCATCATCCTCTTGGTGATCTCAGCCTGCTCCTTGTACAGCTCTTCGCCGAGCAGGCCCTTGATCCTGGACAACTCCTTGTCCGTGTGTGCCACGCCGGAGTTGAGGTCCAGGTACCACTGCAGGACATCGGCCCTGGTGGGTAGGTCGGCCACGTTGAACGACAGGCTGTTGCGGAAGTCCCTGAGGGCCAGCTCATGGTCCGGGTATTCCATCAGGGTCCGGCCGAACACGGCAATGTTGTTCCTGAGCATCTTCAGCAGGGCGGTGATCCGTTGGAGGCCGTCCACCAGGACCATCCTGCGCTCCCCGTGGAACCTGCGGGACATCCAGAACGGGGCATTGAAATAGACCTCCCTGCCCGAGGTGCCACCACGTAGGAAGTATTCGCAGTATGCCATCTGTTGGGCCTCGGACCAGACATGGCCACGCTGGAAATCGGGATTGAGCTCAAGGCCGTATTCCCTGATCCACTTGTCAACCATCCACCCAAGGCTGTCCAGGGGCACGTCGCAGCGGTACTGGGCCTCGGTGAACCTGGGGATTTCCCTGATCGAGTTATACATTTTTGGACTCCTTCTTGGCGAATCCCTCGGGCAGGAAATATAGCTCCTGCTTGGCCCGGGTGTAGGCCACGTAGATCAGGTTCATCTCCTGGGACTTCTGCCAGGCCTTGCGGGCCCATGGGCTGGGCATGTACTTGTCCCGACCCAGGATGAACACCCGGGGCCACTCCAGGCCCTTGGCCTTGTGGACCGTGCTCAGGGTGAGCAGGCCCTTGTTGTTGTCTGTGAACAGGGTCTGGATGGACCTGATGAGCCCGTCGATGGTCCGCTCGTCCTCGGGCAGGTGGCCAATGATGGTCCGGAGTGTGGTGACCTTGTCGTCCACCTGCTGGGCCCGGTCCTCCTTGCCCTTGCTGGTCAGCTTGGCAATCTCGCGGCCGGCATAGGCATCCAGACGCTCCTCCAGGTGGTCGATGTCCCTGGCCTTCATCTGCTTGATCAGGGTTTCCAACCCGACGCCGATGTCACGGCCCAGGATGCGGCAGGCCACCCGGCGCCTGATCAGGTCGTAGGCGGTCTCAACCAGGGGTGCGGTCACCCGGCAGAGGATGGCATCGGTGTTGGTGAACTGTGTGGGATCGAACCCACCAAGGCTTTCGACCACACCGAACGGGGCATGCTCATGGGCTTCAATGATGGGTACGAATTCCTTGGCAGCCTGGACCACGTTCTGCGGGCAGCGGTAGCTGACGGACAGCGGCAGTACATGGCAGTCGAACTCATTGGCGATGCGGCTCATGGCCTCGGAGTCTGCACCCCTGAACCCGTAGATGGCCTGGTAGGGGTCACCCACTGCGATCAACCGCCCGCCTGGCTTCAGCATCCGCTTCAGCAGGGCGATCTGGACCCCGTTGGTGTCCTGGGCCTCATCGACGAACACATAATCGTACTGCCTGAACCGTAGGTCCTTGATTAGAGGCATGTACAGCATGTCATCAAAATCGATGACATATTCGGCATCCTCTATGGATTTTTGCAGGATCATCTTGGCCAGTTCGATGCCGCGCTCCTCGGTGACCTCCTTGCTGCCCCGGCCGGACCGATCGGTGTTGAGGCTGACATCAAAATGGTCGATGAGCTCGTGCCAGGATTCCCCCGTGTCCGGGATCAGGTATCCCATGCCGAACCCCTTGGCCAGGCCCACCAGTTTCATGACGAATCCCATGTAATCCTTCAGGTCACCCTCTGCAATCCATTCCCGACAGAGGTCTCGGACCTTGTTGGCCTCAACCCTGATCTTGTGGTCGCGGTTGGCATTCATCCAGGCACCGAACCCGGTCGAGTGGAAGGTGGCGGCCTTGACATTGTCCATCCTGAGCCTTTTCAGGATTTCGTCCAGATGGGTGGCGATGGCCTTGTTGAAGGCCAGGAACAATACGAACTTGTCCTTGCTGATGAACTTGAGTGATTCCACAATGGTGGTGGTCTTGCCGCTGCCGGCCACCGCCTCGATGATTCCGCTTTCGGTCCCCGCCCGGACAAAATCAAATATGTCCTGCTGGTAGGGGGATGGCTTGAATTCTGTGCTCATCTTGACCTCTCCTTTGATTAAGGTTTCTTTGGCTCCTGCTATGGCCCCAGGCCGGGGCCATTTCACGGCTGCCACACCGATCATCGGGCAGGCTATTTTCCTGACAGGAATCTGGCCTCACCGGCCTTGAGGGACCTGTGTGAGACGTTATTGTAGTCATATTTCTTGAATGTGAGCTTGATCCTGTTGGCATCCATATCGAAGGTCATGTCGTACCGGTCCCTCATGTCCTGATCATTGCTGAGCAAGTCAAATACCGGCCCCAGGTTCCAGCGGTTGTCATTGGCTGCGATGCTGATGCCGTTTTCTTCTGGAATTTCCTTGATGAATTTCACGGTGTCCTTCATTAACATGTGCATCCTGGCCCCTACAAAACTTCTCTTATCCATTTTTGTGTCCTCCATCTAATGTATTGGTTTTCTGTGATCGGGACACGAGGCCCCGGTTTCGGTCGGTCACCAGCCGACCATCATCAGGCAGGTTCGGAGTTTCTTTTGCATTCAGGGCATCGTCCACTGTATCTGTTGTTGCTACTCAAGATGCCATCGCTGGCACTGCATAGGATTCCGTGCGGGCAGTTATGGTTTACCATATGCTTGTTGTTCCCAAATTTGAACCTGACTGCCACGACCCTGCCACAGTGATGGCAGATTTTCTTGCGTCTTACTGGGCAGGTGGTCATTGCTTATGCTCCAACATTTTATTGCACTTGTCAACACATTCTTGGAGCCTGGACTCCCAGATTTTCATGCTGTTGTGGATATGGGTGGTCCAGCTAGATGAATTGGATACAGTGCTGCCGAGTCTGACCCCGCCGGCCCTGCCCACAAAGTAAAACTGGCCGATCAGACCCTTGACCGTGAATTGCCGGTATCTGGTTCTGGACTTGATCTCGACTGCTTGCTTCACTTCCACCAGGTAGCGCACCACCCGGTCGGTCATGGTCTTGGGTTGACCCTTCCTGGGGCCTGACTTGAAAACTTGGTAGCTGCTCATGACCAGTCTCCTTTTTTTTATTGTCTGACCCTCGTCAGGCATCGGTATTCACCGGTGCTTCCCCGTGCACCTCCGGGTCGGGGATTCGGGCTGGTTAGCTCAGGTAGTTTTTACATTCCTGGCAACTGCATTTTATGGCATACTTGGCGGCTCGCTTGGCTTCTGTTATGGTGTCGAATCCCATGACGTGGGTTGGGACCAATGGGTCGCTGTCGAATCGCCACCCATAGTTAAGGGTGACTATGACCTCATTGCCTATGCTGCGTTCGTCATCAAGATGCATGATTTTCTTGCTCATCACCCCCTCCCATACAGCTTGGCCATCTCGTTCTTGATCTGGTCCACCTCGGCCTGTGCCCTGTTCAATTTCTGATCCAACATCATCATCTTCTCCGCCCTGGGCAGCATGTCCTCGATGACCGTCATGCCGTATTCCAGGTACAGCTTGGCAATCTGCCCCTTGCCGCCCACATCCTTGATGGCCGGGTGGAAGGTGTAGACCGTCTGGATGATGTTGTGCTCCTTTTGGGGAATCTTCCTGCCGATCAGGTCTTCAAATTCCTGTGGGGTCATTTTCTTGCTCCTTATAATATGGCCTTGGCCAATGCCTTGACATCGACCGGGTCGTTGGCCAGCTCCTTTTCCAGTTCGACAATCTGGGTGTTGAGCCTGACTTGCTCGGCATGGACCTTGGCGAGTTCCTGCCTCAGTTGCGCCAGCCTGTGGCTCTTTTCCCCGTGCAGCCTGGTGGCCTTGTTGGCCTCGCTCTCGATGTAGTACACCGAGTAGCCCATGCCCCGGCAGCCCCGGCTGTACTTGCTTGCCGGTTCGTCCACGACCACCGCCTTGTTGCCCTTGGCCCGCTCGGCCCTGGCCCGTTCCTTCATCTCTTCCTTGTCATGGGAATAGGCACCGGTGAAGACATATCCCTTGGATTCCGCCTGTCTCTTGTTCATTGTTGTTCCCCTTTCATCTAATTTGATTTTATTTTAATTCCAGGCCGAAATTGGCCAGGAAGGCCGGTTCTGGGTCAATACCCCAGCACTTGCGACATAGATCATTGTGGTTGACCTTGCCCGTGACCTTGGTGAAATGGGTCGACCTGTTGCTGACGTAGTCCCAGCAGGCCGATCCGTCTGTCCTGTGGCAGTGGTGGATCTTGCTGCCGGTGGGCGTTTTGCCGGCAAACTCACCATTCTTCATGATGACCAGCCTGGAGTACAATTCTCTTGCAGTCCGGTCACCCTTGATGGCGGCCAGGACCATCCTGCCGATGGCCTCCGGGCTTGAGTCCCTGATACCCGACCAGTCGTAGCCTTGTGGGGGCACGCCGGGATAGCCATCCTGCAGGGCCCAGATTTTCTTGAAGACCCTGGGGTTGTCCAGGGCCTTCTTGATCACCATCAGGTCCAGGATGCCACAGCAGGTGATGTCCAGTTCCTCATCCTGCCATTCGAAATGGCCCTCTTTTTCATTGTATCTGAGGTTCTTCATCACTTTTTCCTTTATCTATATTTGATTTCCTGCGAGCCCCGAAGACTGGGGCTTTCGGTTGGGCATCACCCAACCATCATCAGGCAGGTCTTGGTATTGGGTTAAAACTTCTCTTTATTATTCACGATAAGTTGGATGAGAATATTTCTTAGCACCAACTTTAGTTCGTCACTTATGACGTTATTGATAATTTGTTTCGTCAGAAAATTGTAGTCTTTGTCGTCGAGCTTAATTACGTATTCTTTTTTCATGTTATGATCCTTATGTGTTTTCCTTAATGATTTTTTTTGAAATCTTCCAGGGCCTCGTCCAGGGTTTCATATTCGTCTTTGCAACCGACCGCCTCCTCCTCATATAGGAAGTCGACTTCCTGGTTATCTTCTTCACTTATTATTTCCATGAGGATTACATGAATTTGATATTTAATTTGAGGCATCTTGCTACTCCCTTGTTTTGGATTTGGCTTCATCAGACCGGCCATCCAGCCGGTGAGGCAAGGTGGTTGGCCTTGCCTTTCTGCTTGTTAGACATTCACGAAATACTGGCCGGCGTCGTTTTTGGAGATGGTCACTTTTTTGTCCTTGGCCAGTCTGTTAGGCAATTGAGCATTGATCGTGGCCTTCATTGCCTTTTCATCCCGATCCGGAAAGGCTTGTTTCAGCTCGGCCAGGATTTCGGCTTTGCTGTGCGGACCGGATTTGATGATCTCCAGGATGGTAGAGATGACCCCAGGGGATTTGGTATTCTTGGCCAGGGTTGCTTTCTTAACGGTCGGTGCCGGCAAAGCCAACAAGGGGCTCAGGTCATTCAACACTTTGTTGATTAACGGAGCCTTATGTAAATAGGCATCCCGAAGGGACCAGACTTTGCGGCCGTTGCGAAAGGCATGCAGGTAACAATGAGAACCGCCCGGGTGCTGGTGGCGGTAGATAACCTTGATGTCCCGGAAAGAACCGGGGATATCGAAGGTGGATAAAGTGGGCTCGTAAGCCTTATTTTTCAAAGTGGCGTTATCGAAATCCCAGTTAATTTGCGGTAAAGCGTTGGTCAGGTTTTCACGGCGCTTTTGGCTTATGCTCGGCTCGATCTTGGTTTCCATCTTCGTTCTCCTTTTATCTAATTTTTGGCTCCTGCTTTCCCGGTCGCTGCCGGGAATTCATCGGTGCCACCCGAATCGTCAGGCAGGGGTTAGCACATGAGGTCATAGCCGGTATCGCCTGGCTTTGGATACCAGTGCCCGTCATGCTCATTGGGTGCCGTTGCCAATTCGACCATTTCGACCTTGCTCAGCTTGGTGCAGCCGAAGCCACAGAGGCCGGAACTGAACCCCACGGGGACATAGGTGAAATATTGGTCGTCATTCTCCAGGGTTTCGACGGTCTTGACCTTCACCTTGACACAATATTCGACTGTCTGATTGACCTTGTGCCAATCCCGGGCGAAGGTGGCCTTGCCTTTTTCTGTCATTCCGTAGATGGTATTGATCTTGAGTCCCATTTTTTTTGCCCCTTTTATCTATATTTGATTTCCTGCTGCCATCTGCCTTATCCAGCGGCGGTAGGCTCCGATGGTCTTGAACCCTGCCTGCTTGGCATCTGCCTTCATTTCCTTGCTGAACCCGCAGATGTTTGGGTTGTGGGATCGGTTGGTTATGTACCAGTGTCCCCGGCAGTCATCCCAGGTCAGCTCTTTGAATAATACGATGTGGTGGAACCGGCCTGATTCCGAGATAAAAGATTGTTGGAAGTCGATGACCATCCAGCGGCGGCAATGGATGCACTGGACTGCCTCCCTGTAGCCGCCCCATTCCTTGTCTTCATCCGGGAACAGGTTGACCTTTGGCCTTGCCATCTCTAGCTCCTTCGTTGAGGTATTTTGGCTTCCTAAGACGTTGCCTGCTCCTCTGGGCAGGCAGTGGGTTTCGGCCGGGAGCCACCCGGCCTGGTCACTTAGGAGAAGATTTTGACCTTAAATTTGTTGATTTTCTCTTTGAAGGTGATGTGGTTGAAGTGGATGGCCTCCAGGTAAAGCCACCCGTGCTTTACAACCACTGGGGCGTCTGAAGGAACTGTCCAGTTATGTTGGGCTATGCTGCGGGTGATTGCTAAGGGAAGGTGATGATGGAGCTTAAGGGCCTCAGTCTTGCAGGCATTGATGATTTGGTTGATATCAGTCATTAACTCCAACCCAGGGACGGTAATTTCTTTGTATTCCATGACCTTTCTCCTTTATCTAATTTTGGCTTCATCGGTTGGCCCTTCCAGGCCAAGACTGGGAATGAGTGCTATTCAGGTTTCTGGCCCGGTGTCCGTGTTTTCCGGTCGCCACCTGCTTAGGCCGGGTACTCGCCACTTCGGCCCCGCCACCGTTTCGCTTGTGTCTCATTCCCAGTTTCTGCTCGTTCCTTCTGTCATGGATTCGCCTCCCGGCCCGGGCAACTCCCCTGCCTGGTGGGTCCGATTCGTTTCTGGCCTATCGGGAAACCTTCAATGGCTTATTGGTTGATGTGGACTGCCTTGCCCTGACCTTTCCGGTGGTCTTCCTACCTGCGGTCTCCCCCAGGTTGGCCTCCCGGTTGCGCTTACTACCCGGTGCGCCAATTTTTGGTTTTGGCCTTATGCCTTCGCCCCTGGAAGGGCTTGCCCCGCCGGCCTCTAAAAAGGTCCCCGGTCTTGGACTCTGGCTGCCTTATGCTCCGGCCTGCTAAATAATGTACCCTGGGTTAGCGGTGCTGCCGATGGGGGGCTATCTGCTACTTTGGATTATCGGGTGTCTGGCCTGCTCGTCCCGTCCCGCCCTTTATGTCCGGCCGCCTTGGCCCTCGCTCCATCCAACCTCCTTAATCCTTATTCTTACTTATTATTATAATTATTATTTTGGGGAAGTCAACAGAAAAATAGCCGGAAACCAAGAAAAATGATCATAGGCTTATTTTTTTTAGTCCCTGCCCTTGATCTGTCTGGCCAGTTTTTTCAGTTTGTCTTCGACCTCGGGGGCCATGGGTTTCCAGCCGGAGAGCATGAGAGAGAGGGTGGACTGCTGGATTCCGGTGTGTCGTACAAGGTCAAGCTGCTTGACTCCAGCCTTCCTGAACACCTCCTTGAGTGGATGAGGGGTGGGTCTGTTCATGATCGAATATCTCCTATCAATGAAAATTAATTTCATTCAGGCTATGGGTGGTTCGATATAAATTCTTGCAGAAAGGAGTTAGGGCAAAATAAAAGGCATAAATCCAGATTCTGGTGGTAGGAAATAGCCAGGGAAGGAACTTTGGGGGTATTGGTTTGCCCAGGACAGTAAAAAATGGATCGTAGCGATAATCCAGGACCCTTTGCCAGTATGTGATTTTTTTCATATTTTGCCCTCTTCAATAATAGGTTTATTATTATTATAGCCTATTTGAAAGGACAATCAAGAAGAAATCTTACTCCCCTATGATGGATATTCGGAGGTGATGTCTGCTGCATGCCGCCTTAGCCATTCGTATATGATGGCCTCGGCCTGGTCCTGGTCTGGTATGTCCCTGATCTTGCTATCCTCGAATGGTCTGAAGACCCGGTGCGGGATGTCCAGGGTGTCACACAGCTGGCCGTGCAGTTCAGCCCTCTGGAGGGTGTTGATATCATTGGCCACGGCCCAGGCATATTTCCTGATCAATGGGACGGATTTCCTGACCGATGTTATGAGCCATGAGATCCGGTGACCCACGACATCTCTACCCAGATAGACACGTAGGGCCAATGGCAGTAGGAGATCATATGCCCTGCAGGTCTTGTGGTGGGTCAGCAGGTCCGCACCATTGTTGAACCCATCACCGCAGGCACCGCAATACAGCCGGCCGGTCTTTTTGCTCATGGCTTGCGCTCCAGGGCTTTTTTGAGACGGTTAATAGCATCTCCCCGGCTCAACCTACCTTGCCATCCATAATCGTATCTGCGCTCTGACAAGATAATTTTCAAATCTTCCCGCCTCACCAACACCCACTCATCGGCACCGGTGCCGGAGAGGAGGGCTTGGGCTTCTTTTTGGACCTTTTCGGTCTCATGAAGTGTCCAGTGGGTTAATTTACCGTTAGCTATCAACTTCACCATCTCCCTCAACTTCGCCACCTCTTCACGGGTGGCGGTGAGTTCGTCAGGTGTATAACCTATGTCATTGCCACAGCAACCACAGATAATTCCAGATTTTTCCATCATATCCTCCTTTTAAAGTCACCATGTCTCCTTCACATATTATAGCCTGTTTGGGAATTAATTTTTAATTTTAATTTTAATTCATATTTATATATAATTAATCCCATGGACCAGAACTTAATACCCAGGAAGGCCCAGGGCGGAAACGGTAATGGGCATAGGAAGAGAGGCCGGCCCAAGGGGATGACCAAGGACAAGTGCAATGTCAACGGCACATTGGGCAGGCCCAGGGGCAGTAGCACGATGAACAAGAACGGCACCCCAGAGCCTATACTGATTGCCCGCAGGGCCAACGGCAGGGCAGCCGACATGATCACCAATGCCATCTCCGGGGTCATTGCCTCCAAGGCCGTCCAATTAGAGGAACTGGTGTTGAGGCAGCTCGAAGCCGTCGCCTCCAGTGATATCAGGAGGCTCCCGGGAGTGCCCGATGACCTGGATGAGAGTGTCGCCCTGGCCCTGTCATCCATATCATGCCGGCCCCTGACCTACATGGGTCAGGCAGTCCTGCACCCAAAGACCGGCGAGCCCCTCATGTCGTACAGCTATTCGTTCTGGCCCAAGCTGCAGGCCACTGATCAGATCAACCGACACATCGGTTGGTATAAGGCTGACAATGACCAGTCCAAGCCCCAGAACAACATCCAGATCAATTACCAGCGCGTGGACTTGTCCGGGCTGACCGAGGAGCAACTGGCCAGGAAGTTTCAGCTGGAGCTGGAGCTGGCCAAGGTCATTGGTGACCCGATAGTCGAGCTCCTGCCTGGGCCTTAAATGGGCTATAATAGGGACATGAGATATTTGATCGTTGCCGCTGACAACCCATTCATGGATGACATTACATCCTATTCTGAAAAAAATGATATCTTGATGGTCATTGATGAGTTGCCGTCCATTCTGGATCTGCGGCAGGCATTCAGAAGGCACAAGGGCTGGTGGTTCCGGCCGGATTTTGAGAGGCCAGGGTCACTGCCTGTTCCCAGCCTGGTCATCAACGGCCCCAGGCCCAAGGGCTCTGGATGGAGGCGCCGTTGCCTCCTGAGGTGCTGCTGATGATCGTGCCGCCTCCATACAGGACGATCGACGACACCCCGAACCCACCGGTCAATGAGTTCTTCCGGCAGGTCATCTCGTCATACAAGCTGATTCATCAGTTCTGCCACATTCAGCATTGGCAGATGACCAATTACATGGGTCAGGCCCATGCCGGCAGTGTGTCGCTGCTCATATACATGAACAGGGTGGTGGCCTCGGTCACCACCTGGTCTGATGAACGTAATTATTCCCAGCATTATTATGACATCAGGTTCAGGAGGCATCAGCACTGAAATGGGCTATAATATAGCCGGGAGAAAGAGGCAATGATCAGACAAATCCACACCTGGCTGATTGCCTTTCAAAAATGGCGCTTCCGGGCCTGGGGATTGGAACCTTCCATACTGGTGGCCCGAATTGTGACCTGGTTGGAATGGCGTATTCAGCTCACACAAAGATAAGTCGACCCCATGACCCAATTGGATAGGGTTCCCGAATCCTAGTCGGGGAGTTGCAGGTTCGAGTCCTGCTGGGGTCACCATGGCATGTGAGACCGGGGGACATCCATGCATTGATAACTTATCCGGTGACGGCAATAAACCATCTGTTCTTCGGGGGCTCGAAAGATTGACGGGCGCCGGCGCCTGGCCCATAAGCCGGGGCAATGGAGAGACTGACGATGATGAACCGGTCACATACAATTGTAATCTCAATGCTTGTGGGCCTGCTGTTCACTGGGGGTTCGTTCCTGATGGATGTGTGCATGGGCTGGGGCATGTGGCCATTTACCAATCTCCTGTCCGGCCTGGCCCTGAGCATCACAGCCTACGGCCTGCGGTATTTCATTGATTCCTTGATTTGACATCGTCGGGCCTTGGCGCAGCCAGGCAGCGCACGTGCTTTGGGAGCACGGGGTCCGGGGTTCAAATCCCCGAGGCCCGACCAATTCTTGAGGAGGTCCAGTCATGATTGATGCCAGATGGCTTCTTCTAATCATCCCGGTGTCGGGATGCATCGGTTTCCTTGGGGCACTTCTTGTGTCCATGGCCAAGTATCCAAACCGCAGTAAATATCGGTCTGCTGGGATAGGGTTGGCACCCAAGCCCCATTATTGATCGGGGTCCTGCTGTGCGCCTTGACCACGGTTTTCCTATTGGTTCCAGTCCCGGCCAGCCAACCCGCCCCGGCCCCCACCCATGTGGGGATCGCCGGTGTGACCCGCCCGGATTGGATCGCATTCACCGCCACCATGGCCAGGCACTACGGTGTCAGGCCAGATTTTGCCATCGGGGTGGCATTTGCCGAGGGCTCGGACCCGAAGACCGGCCGGCCCTTCAGGTTCGGCCACCATGGCCGGTACTGGCTGCCCTGGGGCATACACGAATATGTCATCCGTGAACGTCACTGGCCCGTCTGGGACATCTACGTCCAGACCGAGGTTGCCGTTCGTGCCCTGTCCATCCATATCAGCAGGGCCAGAAGGAGACACCTGGGAATTTCTGTTGCAGGTGCGGAGGACAAGGCCCTTCACAGGTACAATGCATCGTGCACTGCCGCCTACATCAGGAGGGTCAGGCAGGGCCAGAGGATGTATGGGGGATTGGTCAGATGAGCCTGATATGCCACGAGACAAGAAAGGACATCGAGTTTGGCGACCCGCTCATGGTCGCATTTTCCAGGGACAGGAAGGCGTTTACTGCACTCAGTCAGGAGGTCCTATCCAAGATTCCGCAGCACCTGAAATCTGACGTGCCCGGACAGGTTGACATTCACGTGGCCGTGAGCAAGAGAAATTTCAATGGCAGCTACACTGTCACGACCGGGTTTAAGGCCGGGGATTTCCTCTATTCGATCTCAGAGGAGACTGCCAGGAGATTTCTGCCCAGGTATGCGGATGATTATTACCCAATTGCAGACCTAGGCCTGCAGTGCCCCCCGCCCATCGGGGCTGATTGGTGATCATATGATGTATGCAGGGTTGGTGAAATGATGGCTAAATTGCCTTGTTGGATGCTCGATGTGAAAACTTCCTGGGGTCCGGCCACGAGAGATGATCATGGGAATAACCGTGTTCAAATGAATATAACATTCAGAGTTGCCACATGGTTTAAAATGTGGATTTTGTTTGAGCTTTTTCTTCTTTTTCCCTGCCTTTCCTGGATGGATGTTTTTCTCAGGATTTTGGACATGAAGATTAACAATGGGTGTGGTTATGCCCAGAGGCAGCCAAGGCAGTTTACTGACTGGCGCTCATACTGGGCTGACGTTTGAACCTGTTTGATGTGACTCCACTGCTGATGATCATCATGGTGGCGACATATGCATTGTCTGTCCTTATGTCCTTGCACTAGGGAGTAATTGTGACCGAACTTGATCCCCAGGCCCGCGGCCTGTTCAACCGCCTGGCCGCCCTGCCGGACAAGATTGATGAGATACTGTCTGTGCTCTCAGGCCATCCCCCGGCCCCGCCACCACCGGAGCTCACTGCGGGCATTGGCATATGTGAGGACTGCGTCAGGCTGTGCAATACCGTTGACCAGGAGGTGGTGGGGGCCATGATGGGCCTGGTGCGCGAGCTTCTGATCGATGTCCGGTCTGCGGTCAAGTCTGGCAATTATGCCCAGGCCTCATCCATGATCGACAAGGTCATCGAGGTGGCATCCACCGACCTTAAGTCAGTGAAGGAAAGGCCGAATGTCGACGGCAATGATTGTGACCCTTATATCCACAGGCTCAAGAGACATGGCAAGGGCAAGGTCAATAGGGGGCGGAAGTTAAACGTCAATTGGAAGCAGCTGGCATTGAATCGGGGGTTCCCCAGTGCCCAGGTCATGCTCAGGGACATGGGCAAAAGGATGTCCTTGACTGATGTGGCCCGGGCCATTGGGGTGGATAGGGCCAAGGTCCAGTCCAAGTGGTACTCATTGGGTTTGCATCTGGAATAGGGGGATGATCATGGGATGGGGCTTCTGAATTGTCTGGCCTGTATGCGCTGATCCCGTCCGACCGGCCCTGTACCATCACTGACTTGGCCGAACTGTATGCCCCCATGGCAAGGTACTGGGCATACAGGATGTATCAGGATGACCGGGCCATGCACAGGTCCCTGGTTGACCTTGAGCAGGATGCCTGGGTGGGCATCCTTGAGGCCTGGCACTCATGGGACCCGGGCAAGGGCTCGACGTTCAAGACCTATGCCAACAACAGGGCCAGGTGGTCCATACTCAACGGACAGAGACAGATTGACCTGGGCCTGGCCAGGGCATACATGTATGATCGCCGCCTGTATTCAAACATACTGGCCATGGCCAGCCTGGATGACCAGGATGCGGCCGTCCTGGATACCCTTCCTGACCCCGGCTCGGAATCCGGGTTTGTGGAGGGGGTGGCCTGGGAGTCCTTCGTGGCCATGCTTAACCTGGTGTCAGACCCCAGGACAAGGCTGGTGCTCATGAGGAGGTTCGGTCAGGACATACAGCTCGAGGAGATAGGCAATGAACTAGGGGTCTCATCTGAGAGGGCCAGGCAGTTGGTGGCCAAGGGATGCAGGGAGATCAGGGCCAAACTGGGAGGACAATGATGGAGTGGGTACTGACCAATGACTCATAGTGACCTAGTCAGATTGGGCCACCGATGGTTGACCTCCAGGGGCTACACCTCATTTGCGGAGTTTGCCACATATAGCAATGAGTCACCGGATGTCATCGGTTGGAAGGGCGGCCTGTCCATATTGATCGAGTGCAAGGCCAGCAGGGGTGATTTCCTGTCTGATGGCAAGAAACTAGCCAGGCGCTGCCTGTATGCCTTGGGGCGCCGGCGCATCTACCTCTGCCCCTGGGGCATGATCCAGGAGAGTGAGCTGCCGCCACGCTGGGGCCTTGCCTGGGCCAGGGGTGACCGTGTTTTCCTCAGGCTTGGCCCGTCGGCATTTCCCCAATATGACCTCATGGGTGAGCTCAGGTTCATGTCAAGCATGCTGCGCCGGGCCGACATCAGGCTGGGCGACGACCATATCAATGATTGGCTGAAATGGGAGAACAGGAGGACCGGTGCTCCTGATTGACGGCAACAACATTGCAATGCGGGAGGCCCATGCCAGGGCCGGCCTGTCCCACGACGGCATGCCCACCGGGGCCATAATGGGGTTCCTCCAGCAGGTCCGGAGACTCACCAGGGAGTATCCCGGCGAGGTCTGCTTCTGCTGGGACTCGCACCCAGAGGCCAGCCTGAGGAAGCAGTTCTGGCCCGGGTACAAGGCCAACAGGGTGCGGTCGGTCCTGCAGGTGCCCAGGGCAGTGGTCGATGCCCGCATGCAGATCCACCTGCTCAGGACAGATATATTACCCCGCATCGGATACTCGAACCAATTCATCCAGGAGGGCTACGAGGCCGACGACCTGGTGGCCGCCCTGGCCAAGCTCGACATTGATATTGTCAGCCGAACTATCCCGATGCCACATGTGATCGTGTCATCCGACAAGGACCTCTGGCAGTGCATGGGCCCCAATGTGATGATGTCCATCCCGGGCCGTGGCGGCTACACCCACCGTGACTTTGAGAGAGAATACGGTCTGCCGGTGCGGCAATGGTGCCGGGCCAAGGCCATTGCCGGCGATCCGTCCGATGGCATTGACGGCATTGCCGGGGTGGGGATCAAGACCGCCATCAAGTATCTGAACGCCCTGGCCTCGGCCAAGATTGAGCACAAGATCGATTCACAGTGGGACCTGGTTGAACGTAATGCCAGGCTGGTCACCCTGCCCTGGCCTGGGTGCAATCCTGGGCCGGTCAGGCCCTCGGCATTTGACCCGGGGGCCTTCCGGGATGTCTGCAGGGAGTATGGCCTGAGGAGTCTGCTGTGAGACAGGATGTCATCGATGTGGTCATCGGGTTCTATAGGCTTGCCTATGGCCATGTGGAGATCAGGCAGTTGGTTGGGGCGCAATTGGATGGCCAGGGAAACCTGATTCCCATGGGGCCTCGATATTGGATCGGGCACCTCAGGACCCTGTTGCCGTTGTCCATTGGTGACTGGGTGCAGGTCGGTGACTTTCTTGCAGGCCTGACCGGTCAGGCGGTCATATTCAAGACCAGTGGCCATGGGACATACTGGTTCAACGGGTCGGGCCCATTGGTCTATGGGGAGCATACGGCATGAATATATTGTTGATCATCCTTGGGATCGTTTGGTTTGTCTGGTTTGTCATTGGGGGGGCATTCTATTTTGAGATACTCAAGGACGAGAGGCTCGCCAGGCTGCCCAACATGACGGTATTGGTCACGAGCCTTGCCTGCGGCCCGGTTGGTTGGCTGGTGGGCTTCGCCTGGTTCACCTGCCTGCTCATGGGGTGGCTGAGGGCCAGGTTCTATTCGGGGAAATCATAAGCCTGTGGCCATCAATCCTGCCCCTGACATACTGTCCACTATCCGCGAGCTCTGTGATCGGTCATTCCGTTTCTTCTTCACCTCATTCTGGCCTATCATCTGCCACGATCCCCTCAAGGACAACTGGCACATCGAGTACCTCTGCAATGAGCTGCAGGCCATGGCCGAGAGGGTGGCACGGAGGGAGGCCAACCCCTGGGACTTGATCATCAACGTGCCCCCGGGTACCAGCAAGACCACCATATGCTGCATCATGTTCCCCGTCTGGTGCTGGACCAGGTGGCCATGGATGCGCTTCCTGACCTTCTCCTACAACAAGGAAGTCAGCCTTGAGCCGGCCCATGGATCCAAGACGGTGCTGGAGTCCAGGCTGTTCAAGGCCGTGTACCCAGACATCACCATCAGTGAGGACCGGTCGGGGGTTACCAATTTCCGGATATCATATGTTGAGAACGGGATCAGGAAACTGGGTGGCGGCCGTCTCAGCTCATCAGTGGGTGGCACGGGCACCGGGTTCCATGCGGACATCCTGATTGTCGATGATCCATTGAACCCCAAACAGGCTGCCGCCGATTCAGCCGACCTCAAGAATGCCAATGATTTCGTTGAACAGACGCTGCCCACCCGAAAGACGATCAAGGAGGTGTCTCCCACCGTTCTGATCATGCAGCGCCTCCATGAGAATGATCCCAGTGGGTTCCTCCTGAGCAAGAAGCTGAGCATAAAGCACATCTGCCTGCCCGCCGATATATCAGACGAGGGCTATGCCAAGCTGGTCAGCCCACCGGAGCTGAAGGCCATGTACACCGATGGCCTGTTGGATCCCGCCCGGTTGGACAGAGCCACCATCGAGGACCTGGAGGAGCGGCTGGGCCAGTATGGGGCTGCCGCACAATTGGGGCAGAACCCGAGTCCACCCAGTGGCGGCATGTTCAAGACCGACCGGTTCATCATTGTTGACCAGATGCCGCCCGAGGTCAGCATCGTCAGGACGATCAGGTACTGGGACAAGGCCGGCACCGACCCCACCAAGGAGAAGGGCGGCAGCAAGGAACCAGCCTACACTGTGGGGACCAAGATGCTGCTGCTGGCCAGCGGCAAGTACCTGGTGACGGATGTCAAGCGGAAGCGGCTGGCCGCCGAGGACAGGGAGGACCTGATCCTGGCCACGGCCCAGGCCGACGGCCAGGATGTGGAGGTCTGGACGGAGCAGGAGCCCGGGTCTGGGGGCAAGGAATCGGCCGAGGCCACGGTGCGCAACCTGGCCGGCTTCAAGGTCCATGCGGAGAGGCCGGTGGGCAACAAGGTGGCCAGGGCGGACACATTCAGTGTCCAGGTGAACAGGTATAATGTCATGCTGCTCAGGGGTGACTGGAATGCCGAATGGCTAAGGGAGTATGGGTTCTTCCCCAACAGCAGGTTCAAGGACCAGGTGGATTCCGGCTCCGGGGCATTCAACAGGCTGGCCCAGAGGAAGCAGGTATGGGTGGGCAGGAGGAGGTCCGGGTGAAATACATATTAGGGTTCTGGTCCCTGAATATTTATAATTAATCCTGAGACCCCGTAAGGAGGCCCAGGATTGTCCAACAAGAATGACATCCCAAGGATTACACCCAACAAGACCCCGGATGACCACCAGGCCCAGGTGTCAAGTTTCTTCCAATTACTGACCAATTCAGCCCTGCTGTCCAGGGCACAGCTTGCCGCCTCCCTCGGTTATTCATATCAGGGTGACCGCGACATCTATCAGGCCCTGGGGTATGACACGGAGCCCACATGGACCCAGTATGTGGCCCAGTATGAGCGCCAGGGGTTCGCCCGGGCCATCATTGACCGCCCCGTGGCCGCCACCTGGGGGCGGGGGTTCCAGATTGTTGAGGCCGGTGACGATGAGGACACCGAGCTTGAGAAGGCCTGGCGTGACCTGGAGAGGCGCCTGGGACTGACGTCCATGTTCGCCCGCCTGGACCGCCTGACCGGCCTGGGCACGTACGGTGTCCTGCTGCTGGGCCTGTCGGACGTGACCCAGGCCGATGACTTCCGGCGCCCCGTGCGTGGCACCGGCCTCAGGCTCAACTATGTCAGGCCGTTTTCCGGCACTGCCACCGAGGGCGATGCCCAGGTCCAGTCATGGGTCACGGACACCACCAATGAGCGATACGGACGCCCAGAGCACTACCGGATCACCCTGAGGAACCTGGCCACCGGCGATTCCCGGGACCTGTACGTGCACCACACCAGGATCATACATGTGGCGGATGGCCTGGGCAGCTCGGAGATTGAGGGCACGCCCAGGCTCCAGGCCGTCTGGAACAACCTGAAGAACCTTGAGAAGATCATGGGCGGTTCGGCTGAGATGTACTGGCGGGGGGCCCGCCCCGGGTACCAGTTCAACATCGACAAGGATTTCCAGATGACCCCATCCATGCGGGATACGCTGCAGGATGTGTTCGACGAGTATGAGCACAACCTGAGGCGCATCCTTGAGCTCCAGGGCGGCAAGCTGGAGCCCCTGGCCACGCAGGTTGAGGACCCGACCAAGGCCGTCGAGGTCCAGATCCAGGAGATGTGCGCCGTGTCGGGCATCCCCAAGCGGGTCCTCACTGGCTCGGAGCGCGGTGAGCTGGCATCCACGCAGGACCGGGAGAACCAGGCCGACTACGTGGAGGACCGGCAGCTGAATTTTGCCGAGGCCAGGGTCATCAGGCCCTCGATGGAGAGGCTCATGGAGCTGGGCATACTGCCCGAGGAATCCACCGAGGAGGGCTTCAATGTCCAGTGGCCAAACCTCAGGGAGCCGTCGGACCAGGACAAGGCCAAGCTCTGGGAGACCCGGGCCAATGCCATAGCCAAGTACGCATCCAGTGCCGGGTCCGAGGCCGTCATCCCGATCCAATCGTTCCTGCGCATGGGCGGGTTTGACCAGGATGAGATCACACTGATCGAGGAGGAGAAGGAGGCCCAGGCCAAGGAGGAAGCTGAGGCCCCTGAACTGCAGGAGGAGCCGCCACAGCAGCCCACAGCACCGGGTCAGGCAGGCTCCCAGGCCCAGCCCCAAGGAGGAGAGGTAGCCACAAACCCTAATCAGCCTGCTGCCCATTCCAATCCCTGTCATAATCCTGCAGGGGCCGGGGGTGGGCAGTTTTGTGGCAGTGGATCATCCTCGGGGTCACCCGGTCCTGGCCGCAACTTATCCGATGCACAGGTGAGACAGAGGGTGCTTGACGATAGGCTTGTGAATGAGTTCAAGAACCCGTTCGCGGGTGAGCCGGTGGTACTGAACACTAATGGCATGACCGTCCAGGATAGGATTGCCTATGTCAAGGAGCTGGGATTGGGCAGGCCAGAATTTTCATTTAATGAGCCTCCAACCAGGTTCTCTGGCCAGATTCCAAAGGGGCTGGATGCGGCCGGCCTGAGGACCTGGCTCAGTGAGAACGGCAAGGTCGGCCCTGCAGACCAGAACAGGTACCACCCCTTGGCCACCAGGTCCATTCCATTGGCCGAGGTGGTCAAGGGCATGTCGTCGGCCGAAAAGGATGAGTTTGTTGCAACCTATCCCAAGGCAGTCAGGGAGATAACTGATGGCGGTGGCCGGGTGGCTGGGATCAACATGTTCCATGAGCATGGGGTGTTCAATGTGTCCCAGGCAGAGAGGATGGCGGACGGCTTCGACGCCCATGCCCCAGGTGGTAGGCTTGGTGTCATAAACTATTTGGATAAGTACTCGGCTGTAGCGGCAGACTTTGCACAGTTTTCGGCCAACCGGGAGTTCGCCCTGTCCGAACTGGTGGGGGGTTGGGCCACCACTGGCTCAGGGCAGTTTGGCCAGCAGATCGTGCACCAGGCATCCAAGGGCTTTTCTGAGAATCAGGGAATCTCCTTTTATGATGGCTTTGCCTCCCGTCCTGGAGGTTGGCCAAAACTTGCGGAAGGCTCATATTCACATGACCGTATGGCAGTCCACGTGAATGCATTGCGTCAGGAGACCGAGTCATTCTACAGGGCCAAGCTGGGCAGGAGATATGACACCGCATCGGTCACTCTGTACCGTGGGATTGCCGGCCATGTCGAGGCCTACACCCCATCTCCAGCCGAGTCGTGGTCCACGGCCAAGTCAACCGGCGAGAGGTTTGGCAAACAGATGTCTGGCAATGGGGCATACTCCGTGATCGCCACCAAGGTCCCCATGTCCAAGATATTGTGGACATACGAATCGGTTGCCGGCAAGTATCGCTGGCCCCCAGAGAAGGACCTCAGGGGCAAGAAGGAGCATGTTGTCATCGGTGGTGCCATTAACTCCGTGCAGGTTGAGAGGAAATGATGATGGATGAGATCAAGGTGATCAAGCCAAGGACTGAGGCTGACTTGCGCAGGTTGGAGACACTTGACAAGCAGGGCAAACTGGCATCCGGGTCATCGTATCCATTGGGGCCCACCCAGGAACCCGGTCCCCAGAACCAGCCCACCGTCCCACCCCAGGAATGATGAAAGCTACCTCCTACAAGCAGATACAGTGCAAGTACAGAAGTCTAGCCATGGTTGGCAAGGGGCCCCTGGTGCACTCCAACCCATGCCATGACGAACGGGGGCGGTTCTGTTCGGGGGGTGGGGGAGGCAGCACTAGAATAGATTATTTTACAGTGGAAAGTGCCAGGAACTACCTGGATGATCCACAGGTTCATATTGCAAGCCAGTTTAATAGTTATTCGAGTAAGTGGGCAAAAGATGTTGATGGACCTGCCAAGGAATTTGCCTATCGGTTGGCAATGGAAAATCAGTTTCTGCATTCTGCCCTGCTAGTTGAACATTTTAACTCAACTACCATTCCCAACAAGATGACCTTATGGCGCGTGGGCCCACCCAATACTGAACAGGGTGTGGCTGCCTCATTTTGGGGAAACAGACAGGCCGCAGAATCATACCAAAAGAGGTTTGGTATTGAGTCCATACATAAATATGAGGTGGAGACGAGGCATGTAGTACCCAGCAGGACCGGAGCAGGAGAATTGTGGGCCAATCATTATGAAGCCCGGGAGATTTCAGTTCATTCTTTGTCTATCCACTCTATGTCCACCACCAAACCCAAAAAGACCATTCGGGGTTTTAAGACCTTGGCCCAGCCTAGGCTTGCCAAGAGACCAAGGCTCCTGGCACAGGGCCTGACCGCCCACCAGGTGGCCTCCCGGATTGATCCCACACGGACCCTGGGCATCCGCAACCGCTGGGCCGCCGACATGGGCAGGCGTTTTTTTGCCCTGCGCCGGCTGGTGTGGAAGGCCATAGTGGATGAGGACTGCTTCGGCCTGGGTGAGGCGTATGTCTGGTACAGGCCTGTGGTCCACTCCAACCCCTGCCATGACGAACAGGGGAGGTTCTGCTCTGGTGGAACATCATTTTACCGCTGGTCAAACCTCAGTGAGTTTGGTGAGGCAATCAGGGGCCGCCGGGCCTCGACCATGGACATTACCGATAGGTCTGATTTTTACTTCAGCCCATTCAATAGTAGAAATAAGGTCGGGACCGGCAAACCATCTGAGACCTATGTCCGGGTTGTACTTGACAGGAACAAGTTGGTCAATTCCGGATGGCAGCAGGATCCAAGGCTTGCTGGCGAGGGGACATGGAGGCCAAAAGGTAAGTCAGATAATGAGGTTGCCAGGGATTACATCAGGGCAGTGAAATCCATAGAAGTCCATGATGTTGCTCGGGGCTGGAATTTTGAAGATGCAAGGGCCTGGATAAAATTCAGGTTCCCCCGTCCAGTTGAGATCATTGATAAGACTGGGCCTGCTGCTCATGAGCTCTCCACCCCAACCCGGGCCCAGTTTGATTTCCCCACCAGTGCCGAGAAGGTGGGGGCCTTCATGGACTGGCTGAGCAAGCAGCAGGATGAAGGCATCCTGGAGGTCTTGACCATGCCCCGGGTCGGGGCCTCACTGGGTGACCCCTGGACCAACATGTATGTCAAGGACACATATGGGCGGGGGGTTGCCCGGGCCAGGTATGACCTGACCGGCTCCGGATACCCGGTCCCGACCCTGGAGGCCAGCGGCGGCCTGGTGGCCTCCATGTCCACCCCGTTCCATATGGACCGCCTGGGGGTCCTCTACACCCGTGCGTTCGACGGACTCAAGGGCATCACATCGGCCATGGACATGCAGATCAGCCACGTCCTGGCACAAGGCCTGGCTGATGGGGACAACCCCATCAGGCTGGCCAGGAAGATGAGCCATGTCATCTCGGGCATGGGCGATGACCTGGGGGTCAAGGACACACTGGGCCGGTTCATCCCAGCCGAGCGCCGGGCCCGGATGCTGGCCCGGACTGAGGTGATCAGGGCCCATGCACAGGCCCAGCTCCAGGAGTTCAAGAACTGGGGCGTGGCTGGCGTCAATGTCATGGCCGAATGGGTGACGGCCGGGTTCAATGTCTGTCCCCTGTGCCTGGACCTGGCTTCCAAGGGGCCATACACCATCGAGCAGGCAATGGGCATGATCCCGGCCCACCCTCATTGCAGATGTGCGTGGCGGCCCGAGCCCGTGGAAAATAAAGAAGTTAAATTACAGTTAGAGCCAATAGAAATTCCAGAGCCTATTCCTGAATGGGTGCCAATATCGACTAAAGCTAAGGACATGGCTGTTGAGGCGCAAGATTACTTGATTTCTAAAGGTATGCCTTATGCTTCATTTAGGGATATTTCAGTAGATCATATTCCAGCGATAGTTAACACTGTTGAAAAGCTTGCATCTGAATATGGTGTTGGCTTAGACAGGTTTTCTATTGGTACACAGGCAATGAGTAATCAAAGTCAGTGGGCTGCAGTTAGAAACTTTCATATGAAGATTAGTGAGGAAAAGTATCTTAAGTTAAAAGCTACTGGTGTGCCAGGATTAGATAAGGGAGTGTCCAAGGGGCAGACTACTTACTGGTGGTCACCGGAAGGCGTTTCGTCCATGAGCTTGTCGATTAGTAAGGGGGCAAGCAAGTATGGTTTTGCCTGGCCAGAACAGAAGTTTTATGAAAAGTACATACAGGGGAATATGTATTTCACCGTCAATATTCCAAACGAGAATCCTGCCGCTCATATAGTTGAGCATGAGTTTGGCCATATCCTCAGGCGGGTATACAGTAAAGGTTTGCTATCTGAATGGGGGCAAGTTTATCAGAGCTTACCTCGGACTTGGTGGATGAGTAATGTTTCTGAATATGCGGGAGCTAACCTTGAGGAAGGGTTTGCTGAGGCGTTTAGATTATGGAAGAATCAAGGGAAGGCTGCAGTAAAGTCTGGTAGTAAATGGAACATACAAGAATTTCCCGGCGAACTAAGAAATTTCTTTGAGAAATTTGATGCTGCTGTCAATAAGAGGTAATTATGTTACAAGTACCATTCTGTTATACCCGCCAATGTCGCCACTACCAAGGCGTCAAGTGGCTTGGAGAAGATGAGTCAACTGAAGACAACTATTGTGCGGCTTTCCCAGATGGAATTCCCCAGGAAATCGCCTACGGTTCTAATAAGCATAATCAGCCTTGTTGTGGTCAGGATAATGACTTAGTTTTTGAGGTTAAGCAATGACCACTTCCGGGCTCACCGAACAGGAGGTCCTGCTTTTGGCCCATCACCGTGATATGGTGGGCAAAAATGCCTATGGTGAACTCCAGGCCCGTTACAAGGCCGGTCGCCTGGTGGAGGTCAGTTACCGGGAGGTCATTCTGGTGCCCAATGATGGCAATAACGGGAGGTTCTCGGACAGATGAAACAGGTCAGGTTCCACGTTTTGGACAGAACCGGGTTCGCCGCTAATTCCAATCCCTGCCACAACCCTGCCGGCCCAGGCGGGGGCCAGTTTTGTGGCGTGGCCAGTCCACATTGGCCAGGGACCGCCAAGAACCCAAGGCCAGGTTTTTTAAGATATCCGATCAATTGAGAGGAAAGAGATGAAAATCCTGATCAAGGCAAGGTATTGGTTGTTGGTCATCTGGCTGTCCACCAAATGGATGTTCAGGATCAACCTGGGGGACAAGGTCTGGTGGTCTGGTTGGAAACTGATGCGGTTCACGGTCCTGAATGGGGTCAGGCCAGGCTCGTGGCGACTGGCTGAGCTGATGGACGACAACGATGGCTGGGTGTCCCGCAATGAGTGCCGCAAGTCCTGGACCCTGCCCAATATGCTCAGGTCGTTTCGATCCGGCTACAGGTTCTACATGATCAATTGGTATGACATTTGGGTCAACGAGGGCATAACGGCCTGGATGAGGCGATGCCGCATCTGGTAGACATTTTTCATTAGGGTTTTGGCCCCTGAATATTTATAATTAATCCTGACTGAAGTTTAGTGGCATTGGCCACGGGAGAAACCCGGGCCGGCGACCAGAAGATGGCGCCGGCCTTTTTGTTTGGAGAGGAATTGCAAATGCCCTGGACGGTAGATGATGTTGAGCGCCACAATCAAGGCCTGAGTGACGAGCAGAAACGTCAGTGGGTGGCCGTGGCCAACTCGGCCCGCAAGAAATGCATGGACGAGGGTGGCGAATCTGCCCAGTGCGATGCATCGGCCATCAGGCAGGCCAATGGTGTGGTCAAGTCCAACCAGATGGAGTCATACCGCAGGCTTGCCCCGAACTATACAGTCCGCGAGGAACTGCTCCAGGGCCGCACCCACCTGGTCGTCCCCGTGGTGATGATGACCCAGGGCGTCCATGCCGGCTCCCACGGCCCGATCCTCCACCTGAGTGATGAGCTGGGGAGATTCCCGGCCGCCTGGGACGGCATACCCGTCTGCATCGGTCACCCCAAGGACGGTGATTTCAACATATCGGCCAACCAACCCAGGGTGCTCGATGAGTGGATGGTGGGCCGTGTGTTCAACACCCACATGGACGGCCAGAAGCTGCGGGCCGAGGCCTGGCTGGACAAGGACCTGCTCGGCAGCATGTCGCCCCAGGCCATGGCCCATATCTCCAAGGGCCTGCCCATCGATGTAAGCGTCGGTGTGTTCACCGAGGACGAGATGTCGTCCGGTGACCACCTGGGCGAGCACTACGAGGCCGTGGCCCGCAACCACCGGCCGGACCACCTGGCCCTGCTGCCTGGTGCCACCGGGGCCTGTTCCTGGGCCGATGGCTGTGGGGTCCGGGCCAACCAAAAGGAACTTGCCATGTCGAAGAAAAATATTCAAGTCAATGTTGGCCGCCTGAAATATGACGGCACCGAATCCACGGCCTGGAATGCCCCATCCCTGCAGGACTTTGGCATGGGCAGTGACTGGGCCGGCATGGGCCAGCCCGACCGGGCCAAGATTGCCGCCCATTTCCTGATTGGCACCGGCCAGTCCGAGTCCTTCAGTGACCTCAAGCTGCCAGTGGTCAACCCCAAGTCTGGGAAGCTGAATGAGCATGCCCTCCGGGCCTGCATATCCGGTCGGGGTGCCCAGGTGTCCGCCAGCCCCAGGGAGAAGATGGCGGCCAGGCGCATGGCCTACGGTCTCCTGAACAAGGAGTTCGGTGCTGACCTGGCCATCCCCGACACCCTGGAATTGGAGGGGCAGCTGACCGAGGTGCTTGTCCAGGAGCTGGCCAAGGAAGGCATACTGCTTGAGGTCAATGAATTGAGCCATCAGGACATCTCAGGTCAGATCCAGGCCAAGCTCGACCGCATGGATGATGACACCAAGTTCCACTTCCTGAAGGATGTGTTCAACGACCATTTCATCTACCGGGTTGAGCCCAGGGGAAATTCGAACCAGATTTCCGCGGGCCCGGACGGCAGCAGCAACCTGTTCAAGCGCGACTACACGGCGGCCGCAGACGGCACCGTTGAGTTCACCGGGGAGGCAATCCCGGTCATAAAGAGGGTCAGTTATGACCCAATCCAAAGAGGAGGCGTGCAAAACATGAGCAAGCCCTGTTGCAAGGAAAAGGTCGAGATGCTGATCCAGACCGGTCTTTATACCGAAAGCGACCGTGATCGGCTCCTGGCCATGGAGGAGGCTGACATTGACATCCTGTCCGCCTCTGCGGAGCGGGCCCAGGCCCAGGTGAATGAGCAGAAGACCAAGGTCGAGACCCTGCAGGCCAACGCGGCCGCCCAGGGCCAGACCCGGGATCAGGCCATCCAGACCCTCAAGGATGACCTGAAGGACAAGGACAAGTTCCTGGCCTTGGCGCCCCCGGAGATTCAGGCCACCCTCAAGCACGGCCTGAACCTGTATGAGGCCGAGAAGACCAGGAAGATCAGTCACATCCTGGCCAACACTGTCGAGGGGGTGTACACCAAGGAGGGGCTGGAGGCCATGGATTCCTCGGCCCTGGATGCCCTGGCCCGTGCCATCAAGGCCCCCGATGACTATTCCGGCCTCGCCCCGACCAATCCCGTATCCCAGGTCGGGCCCACCGGGTACGAAGACAATGCCGTATATCCGCCCGAGGTCCAGGGCTAAGGCCTGGGGCCATCAAGGCTAGAGGAGGGAACGAACCATGGCCAGCACCATCATTCTGAAGGGGGAGAACCCCACTCTCGAGGAACTGGAGGCGAATGCCGCCATCACCCCGGGCATGCTCATTGAGATCATGAGCACGAACAAGGTCCGGGCGCATGCAGAGGACGACGGCTTTGCCGTGCCCCTGTTTGCCCTGGAGGACGAGCTGCAGGGCAAGGGTATTTCCGAGGCCTATGCCGCGGGCGACCAGGTGCCCTGTTGGAGGCCCAAGCCGGGCGACCAGGTGAACGCCCTGTTGGCGGACGGTGAGAATGTCGCCATCGGGGACAAGCTGAGCTCGAACGGCGATGGCTACCTGCGCAAGTATGCCAGCCCCCAATCCGTCATTGAGGAAACCGGTGCCATTGTGGGCATCGCCCGTGAGGCGATTGACCGCAGTTCCAGCTCCGGTGGGGACACCAACACCACGGGCCGCATCGCGGTCGAGATCGTCTAAATCCAGCCCCACGGGGAAGGGAGGAATTGAGAAATGAAAGTCAACATTGATTATTTTGGCCCCCAGGGGGCTGTTCAGGGCCCGCTGGCATCCTACATTGCCGAGCAGGGCCGGATCAACCCGGCCTTCATGCGGCCCATCCTGGGGCCTGACGGGCACACGTACTTCACCGTCTACCAGGGCGGGGACCGCACCAAGAAGGAGTCGTACCGGACCTTCCGGCGCGATGAGCTCCAGGCACTGGGCATCGCCACCTACGGTACCCTGCGTCGGGATGAGTGGAAGCAGTTGGATGCCGCCATCCTCCAGGCCGCCCATATCCGCCTGGGAGGCATCGACGACCTGATCAGTGCCAATCTGACCTACAACCTGACCAACGCCATGGGCACCACTGTCCTGGAACACCACACCATCAACGAATCCATGAACGCCGAAGTCAGCATGGACCCCTCGGTGCGCTCCCGGAAGGATCGGCCGAACTACAACACCGTGTACACCCCGATCCCGGTGATCCATGCGGACTTCTCCATCAGCTCCCGTTCCCTGGAAGCCAGCCGCAGGCTGGGCAATCCCCTGGACGTCGACATGGTCCAGGAGGCCACCCGGGTGGTCATGGAGAAGCGCGAGCAGATGCTGTTCAACAACAATGAGACCCCGTTCCAGTTCGGCGGCGGCTACATCTACAGCTACCTCGACCATGCCAACCGCAACCAGTACTCGCTGACCGGCGCCTGGACCGGCCTCACCGGCGCCCAGATTCTGGCCGATGTCCAGGGCATGATCCAGGCCAGCGTCACCGACCGGCACTATGGCCCCTGGAAGCTGTACATCCCCACGGGCTACCAGACCGTGATCGGCAACGACTACCAGACCGGTTACCCCAAGAGCATCCGTGAGCGCCTGCTCGAGCTCGAGGGGCTGCAGGGCATCAAGGTCATCGACACCCTGCCGGCCAATAACGTGGCCCTGGTGGAGATGCTGCCCACCACCGTCCGCCTCATTAATGGTATGGGCATCCAGGTGGTCCAGTGGCAGGTGGGCTCCAGCCTGAGCCCCACTGAGTACAAGGTCCTCTGTATCCAGGTCCCGCAGATTCGGTCCGACCAGAACGGCCGCTGCGGCGTGGTCCACGGCTCCGTGTAAGGGCCGGTTCATCAGCAATCTCCCGGTTGATGGCTAACCAGGCCGAGCCGGACATATATTTGGAGGTATGATCATGCCGTCTAATCAGGACAAGCCCATGCAGTGGAAGAACATCTCAGGGACGTTCAATCTTCGCCGCCCCGATGGTGAGATCGAGGTGATCCAGCCAGGCAGTGTGTTCACCGCCACGCAGTCACAGGTGCCCAGGGCATTCCGGGACACCATCAGGCCGGTCGATCCGACCGATCTTGAGGAACAACCCGCCCCGGCCCCTACCGCCATCATGGATAACCAGTTCAAGATCGTGCCCCGGCCCAGGGGCGGGTTCAACGTGGTCAATTCCATCGGCAAGGCCATAAACGAGAGATCGCTGACCGAGGCCGAGGCCGATGTGCTCCTCAATGGCCTCAGGAGTGTCCATGGATGACAAATTCCCTGGAAATGTTCGGTCAGCACCTGATCGCTGACGGGTATGGTGCCCCGGCTCATCTGCTTTCCGACATCGACCTAGTCCACAGGTTCCTTGATGAGACCCCTGACCTGATAGGCATGACCAAGGTGATGCCTCCCTATGCATTCAGGTACAGGGGCAAGGTGCCTGAAGATTGGGGCATTTCAGGGTTTGTGATCATAGCCGAGAGCCACATCGCCATCCACACGTTCCCCGACCGGGGATTCCTCAGCCTCGACATCTTCTCCTGCCGGGGCTTCGATGCCATCCTGGCACTGGCCTTTTGCAGGAGGCAGTTTGGGGTCTTTCGTATTGACCACAGGATCATAGACCGCGGCCTGGAGTTTCCCAGGGACCGTGGGATCGTCACCGGGATAATCACCTCCCAAAGACAAGGAATCATGGGGGGCATCAATAAATGACCGAACAAAACAGGGACCTGTCGGATCGCACCTGGAGCATTCAGGGCAAGATTTTGGCAGCCATGGGGGCATTGATCATTATCTCGTTGGGTGCCAATGGCAGCATGCTGCTGATGGGCATCAATAACCTCCAGAACCAGATGTCGACATCTGACAAGTCCATATTGGACAAGATCAATTCGGACAATGCGGACGTCAAGGCCAGGCTGGGGGAGATATGCCAGCAGAATGCCGAGACCAACAAGATGATGATGAGGCACGCCGAGAAATTGGCCGTACTTGAGACCAATCAGAATGCCAGGCTTGAAAAGGAGAGGCGGGGGTTCAGGTGAGCAAGACGTGGGTTGCACCGCGCATGTGGGATGGGGGCCGATGCATCGTGATCGCCGGTGGGCCGTCACTGGTGACACAGTTCGGCATCCCGGATGATGTGGTGGCCACGGTCCGTTCGGGCCAGGCGCCATTGTCCACCTATTCACCGTTCATGTCCGCCATTCATGATGAGCACGTCATTGCGGTCAATAATTCATACCTGCTTGGTGATTGGCCTGACATCTGCTTTTTTGGTGACCATGGATGGTGGCGGGTCCACAGGCAGGCCCTGATCGAATGGCCGGGTCTGAAGGTCACCAATTGCCCGGGCCTGTCCGATCCGGCTGTCGCCCGGGCATCCAACGTCAGATATTTGGCCAGGGACCGAAACCGCAAGCTAGGCCTGAGCCCAGACCCGGGCAAGCTGTCATGGAACTTCAATTCCGGCAGTTCGGCCATAGACCTGGCTGTCCATTTGGGCTCGAGCAAGGTTATCCTTTTGGGCTTCGACATGAGGTATGGCAATGGGGGCGAATCGCATTGGCACCCCGGGCACGGCCATGACAAGAAGCCCAATTATGCCAGATTCATGCAGGGGTTCCCTGTCATTGCCAATGATGCCCAGAGACTCGGTGTCGAGATAATCAATTGTTCACCCGGAACGGCCCTGGTCGATTTCCCGGTCATGAACCTTTCGGAGGCATTGTCATGAGGTTGACCAAGAGGATATCCAAGTCACTCCTGGTGTTTGTGCTTTGCATGTCTGTCATGTGGGTGGGCATCAGGGCTGGCCAGGCCGTGATCTACACCCATCCGAATTACAGGGCCCAGCACTGGGACCTCCTGATGAACTCGTTCATCGATGCCGTGCAGTCGGATGTCACCACCCTGTACACCCAGACGGCGGCCCTGGCCAATACGTTTGCCAATTGGGTGACCACGGTTGACCAGCCGGTCCTGATCACCGCCACACCAGTTTTTGTCAATGACCACACATTCACGTTGGCCGGCGACTACACTGCGGTGCTGCCTGCCGGCAAGCGCATGCTGTTTGACCTGGGCCAGGACCCCATGGTCGGCAATACGGTGGTATCCTCCACATATTCCTCCCCCAACACCACTGTGGTGGTGACCTTCAACAACCTGACCGGCAACCTCCAGGCGGCCTCATATTATGCCACTCGCTCCGGCACCCGGACCTATGGGTCTGGGGATATTGTGGCCTCCGAATACGGAAGCCCCTCGTGGGCCAACCTGCAGGCCGCCATATCCGTGTCCAATGCGGCCGGCCGCAGGTTGGTGGTCACCCCGGGCACCTGGCCGGTGACGGGGAATATTGCCATCACCTCCCCATGCACGGTCTCATCGGGCGCCATCCTGGACATCGCCACAGGCGTCGTCCTGAGTCAGAATGGGTCATTCAGTGCCGGTGGGTACCAGGTGTTCTCGTACACCGGGACGGGCAATGTCGTGTTCGGGGTCGGGTCAGTGAATGCCGTCTTGTTCGATTGGTGGGGTCCGACCGCCAATGGGATCGTGGATGACAGTGCCAAGTTGCAGAAGGCAATTGATTCACTGGCCACGGCCAAGGGCACGGTCAGGGTTGGCAGCAAGTCGTATGCCCTGGCCAGCCGGGTCAACGGGCGTTATGCAGTCCAGGTTTGCGGCGTCCCGGAGATGACCAAGTTCATTCCCACGGGCACCGATCCGGCATTCGGTCAGGCGGAGGACTTCTACGATAATACGGCCTCCACGGGCTATTGGACGGCATTCCGGGATTTCACCATTGATGCGTCGGCGAATACCAATGACATGGATCTGATGTACTTCGACCGCAACTTCAACATGTGTGCGATCAGGAACATCAATTTTTATGGCAACCCGGCCAAGACCCAGACCGGCCTGCATGTGTACCACACCAATCCGGACACCGGTTTGGGCAATCTCTCCTACCATAACTTTTTTCACGGCCTGAATTTCATCAATTGCAAGTCCGCCAATGGGGCCATGTTCCTGGATGGTTCCGGAACCCTGAGCAGGCGCATCAACGATTGCATTGTAGACTTTTGCAAGTTCTCCGGCTACAAGGTTGGGCTCAAGGTCGGTGGCATCGGTAACCGGGCCAAGAATTGCGCATTCAACGTCCCTGACAACCCGGTACTGTTAAACAATACGGGCGGAACCGATTTCCGGGTCATATTCTACGACGGCACCGGCAATGCCCTGATGAATAATTTCTTTGACCTGGCCGGCACTCATGTGGTGTTGATGATGTATGGCCAGGCGTTCAACCAGACTGCGGTTTGTGACATCCCAATGACCAATCCTGGGCTGACTGGCATTAACCAGATCGCAGACTTGGCCAGCGCGGTCTCGGTCCCATACTGCCATGTGGCCACCTATTCGGCTGCCGACACATTGGTCGTGGCCACCAATGTCACTGCCACCTATCCTGTGGACAGGCAGGTCTGGGTGGATTGTGGTACCGATGGCTGGCGCACCTTGACGGTCCTGACCTCCACATACAGTGCCCCGAACACCACCATTGTACTGAATGATTCCGTCCTGACCTCGAATCTGGCAACAGTCAGTTCTGCATTCTATGCAGATAGGTTCCGTCCCCATTTTACGAACGGGTATCAGCTGTATTATCAGCAGATGATGCCATCCAGGCTGTACCTAGGCAATGGCGAAACCAAATATCTGGATGCGGCCAAAAAGGGTTCGGTCATTTATGATTTCTCGGCCACCCCCTTGACCATCAATGCCGGTGTCACCGCCACCCTCACGTTACCGATTGATTCCAGCTACGGGCTCATCGCAGGCATGGCAGTGACCATCAATACCTCGACGGCGTTCCCGGTCGGGGTGGTCAGGACCAATGCCCAGACCAGCACTGATTCCATTGTGCTGAAGCTGTTCAATCCAACGGCAGCCCCGATAACAATTAACACGAGCCAGACCTTCAAATGGGCCGTGTTTGAAGGGGTATAAGGAATCAACGACATGGGCATCCCGATCAGGAAGATAGTCGAATGGGCAGAGAAACTGAATGGCATCAAGTATGTCTTTGCTGCCGAGAATGACCGCAAGCCCGTATCCGAGATCGAGCGAGAGGACTGCTCCGAGTTGATCCAGAATGCCTGTGACCAGAATAGCGTGGTGCCCAGGATGCCCGACGGGGCCAAAAATCAGTATCACCATTGCCATGACCATGGCACCCTGATCTCGGTCCAGGAGGCCATCGACACCTATGGCGCCCTGCTTTTCCGCATAGCCGACCAGAGCCATGTTGCATTCAGCATGGGGGACGGCCACCGTACGTTCGAGGCCAAGGGCAGTCGTGATGGTGTCGGTTATTTTGATAATGTTGCCGACCGCCCCTGGACGCACGGGGCATTGATTCCCGGGGCTGATTACCCCGGATGGGAGGTTTCATGATGGGTGGCTTGAAGGACCTTAGGACCACAATACCCGGGCTGGCGATCATAGCCATTGTCGGGGCAGCCCTGCTGTTGGGCAAGATTGACTTCAATCAGTTTGTCACATTCATCGGGGGCCTGCTTGGTGGCGGGCTTATTACTGCCAACACCAAGGTCAATCCTGGGCCATGATTGAGTCCTTGTTCATTGAGTCCTTGTTCAGGGACCTGATGATGTCCGGCTGTGCATTGGTGCTGGCCATCAGCGGCACATTGGTGGGCATCTTCCTCCTGGCCGTCGCGGCCTGGAGGAGCGGAAGATCAAAGAGAATGGGGTATAGGAACCCCAAGGAGGAACCATGAAGAGATTGACTGTTTTATTGGCTGTGTTATTGATGGTGGTCCTGCTGCTGTCCGGCTGTCAGACGCTCAAGGCGGCATTCTGTTCCCCATCGGCAGATCAGTTTGTGCAGGCGGCGACTTCGTTGACCCAGGCCACTGAGCTCAAGGGCTTCCTGTCCGTCCTGCCGCCATCGCCGGAGGTGACTGCGATCCTCGCAGGTGTGAATCTGGCCATACCCATTCTGGACAGGGTCAGGCAGAACATATGCGTATCGGCCGAGGAGTTCCAGGCGGCCATCGAGGCTGTGAGGTCCAATGAGGCATTCGCCAAGGCCAAGCTGGGCTACAAGAAATAATTGGCATTGCATAAAATGATCAAGGGGGGTTGACGAGATGGCTGAGAGAAGGTTCACATGGCGCCCGGCTGCATATGATGCAGTGAACAACTGGCGTCTCGGGGTCACTGCCGATTTGGTGGACATGCCCAAGGTCATGTTTCTCATCAACTCCCTTACCGAAAGACAGGAGAAGGGAGACTGTGTATTCAATGCATTGGTCACCCATCTGGAATCAATCGGGGTGAATTCGGGCACCGTGCCACCGGTCGACCTGTCCCGCATGTTTGCCTACTACCAGTACCGCAAGCGGTTTGGGGAGGTCAGCGAGGACAACGGGGCATCCATCTTCTACGCCCTGAAGGTCCTGTCGGGCACCGGCATCTGTGCCGAGGAGCTGTGGCCCTATGTGGAGGGGAACTATGCCAGGGAGCCGTCCCCAGAGGCATACAGGGATGCCCTGGCCAGGCCGATTGGGTCATATTGCCAGCTGGTCAACCTGGGGGACATGCTGTCGTGCATAGCCTCCGGGTTCGGGTTTGTCGGCGGCATATCGGTATATGATTCGTTTGAGTCCGACGTAACCGAGCGCACCGGTGTGGTGTCCATGCCAGGCAAGGGTGACAAATTCCTGGGAGGCCATGCCATTTATTTCTGTGGGTATGACCTGCACAAGAACGCCATGCAATTCCAGAATTCCTGGGGCCTGGAGTGGGCCAGTGAGAGCAACTATCCGGGCCATGGGTGGATTCCATTCGAGTACCTGGCCAACCCGTTCCTGGCCGGCGAATTCTTCACACTGAGGCCGAAATGATGCCATATTATCAACCGGAGCCCCACATCCTGGGGTGGCTGAGGAACTTCATCCTGCCCAACGACGTGATCCTCGATGTCGGGTCCGGTGATGGCCGGCACCGGGACATTGGTGGCAGGAGGTACATATCCCTGGACTCGTGGCCGGCCGCCCAGCCCGACTACCTCATGGACCTGAATGAGAGGGATCTGCCCAGGGTCAAGGCCAGTGTGGTGCTCATGTCCGATGTCCTGGAGCACCTGCCCAGGGATCGGGGCCTGGAGGTGCTTGGGCAGGCCCAGAGGCTGACGAGCAGGGCGGTGGTGGTCCTTACCCCCCTGGCTTGGGACGAGAACCGCGAGGCATACGATGAGGGGTTCTACCAGGGGAATGAGAACGTGCTGCACAAGAGTCTCTGGGACCTCAGGGACTTCCACCCGGGGTGGGTCCGGGTCTGGCTGCCCTCAACTCTGGACAACTTCTTCGGGTATTGGATAAAACAGTGAAATTGAATATCAAGCCTCCTGAATTTGATCTTGTGGACGAAGGCATTGGATTGCCTATATCTGGATGCTTTGATGCTTTAATTTTTATTATCATCATTTTGGGATTTGTCTATTATGGCTGAAATTAATCTCATAGCCCAGGTCTGCATGCACAACGAGGTCCGCAAGGGCAACCTTGACCGGTGCCTGGATAACCTGATCAGGTACTGCGACCGGGTCATCATCTGGGACGATGCCTCCGATGACGACAGCGTCAAGGTGGCAGAGGACTATGGCTGCCACGTCATCCGGGGTGAGGTCAATAACCAGATGGAGGAGCTGGCCCACAAGCAGGCCATGTTGGATGCGGCCCTGTCCATGGGGGCCACACACCTGTTCTGGCTTGATTGCGATGAGGTCCTGGACAGGCCCGGCACCCTGGGCGGTCTCAGGGACCTATGCATGAATTGGCCAGACGATCTGGATGCATACAGTTTTCCCCAGGTCAACCTCTGGCGCTCCCAGACCTGGCAGAGGCTCGACTCCCTGTTCACCAGGGCTCGGTTCGTCCGGCTCTGGAGGGCCAATCCTGGGATCAGTTTTGATGTGAGGCATGGCGTCCACAAGCGGCTGTACCCGATCACCATAGAGACCGTCAGGGAGGCACCATTCTCGATCATCCATTATGGATTTTGGGATTACAAGCGCATGCTGACCAAGATTGGTGCCGACCACCTAGATGCCAATGGCATCAGGTCTTGTGCCGAGTTTGGCCTTGACCGCAAGGGTGCCAATTGGATACTTGATGAACGAGAATGCCGATGCAGGAAGGTCGAGGACCGCGAGTACCCGCCAGGCACGTTGCCCCCGGACATCTGGGCCGAGCCTGGTCCCAGAAAGATCCAGGAATTGGCGCCACATGCGCAGGTACAGGATGAGCCCGAATTCCCATTGGTCGACTCCAGGGCAATGGCCTGTTGGGATGGCCTGCACGAGGCCGGCTACCATGGCCAATACTGTGACATCCATGAACGCAACACCAGATATTGGGAGAAATCACCCAAGGTCTTTGCAGAATTGAGGAGGGCCTGCCTGTTCAGTTTTGATCCCAGGGACAGGGTCATCTACGATGTGGCCTGTGGTGGTGGCTGGTATATGCTGGACTGCATCGTCAATGGGGCGGCCAGGGTGATCGGCCTTGAGATGGGCCAGCCATTGGTGTCCATGGCCAGGGCGAGTTTCCGGGAGCTTGGCGTACCGGATGACAGGTACCAGTTGATCGACCTCTTCGAGAGCCCGAATGGGCCCACCGGGCTGCCCAAGGCGGACATCATCTACTGCCTGGCCATGCTCATGCACATACCGTTCTGGCAGGCCTGCCGGTACTTCAGGTGGATGAGGCAGTCGGTGGCCCCGGCCGGTGAGGTCCATCTCCAGTTTTACCGCCAGCCGGGGTCGACCACCACCATGTTCTGGGATGGGTTCAAGGGCGCCGTCCACGGTGGGGATCATGTGTCCAACATCAGGCTGCACCATGAGCTGGAGAGGGCTGGCCTCAAGGTGGTTGAGACCCATGTGGCCGATGCACCCCTGCCCGTATGGGAGATGTACAGGTGCGTACCGGTATAAAGAAATTAAAGCCGGTTGAATCAATATCGGAATTTGATGCAGTGGGTGATTTAAATATTAGGACGAGAGGAAGAATCACCCATGGTCAGGCTCTTGGATGGAACAGGGGACATCAAGCAGGTATTCATAGCGCGTATTTGACACTTAAAGAAGATTATCCAGAAGCAGTAGCAGCTTTGATAGATGCTTGGAATATGGACAAGGATGGTACCATTTCATTATGACCAACTGGACCATCGACCAGATCAGGAATCAGTTCCTGGTCATATCCCAGCCCAGGGCCGGCACCCAGATGCTTGAACGGTCGCTGTCCGCGCACCCGGACGTGGTCATGAGGACATGGAGCACCAGTCAGGACAATCCTGGATCCATCCTCGACCTGTATGACTTCAGGCCCATGGATGAGCAGGAAAGGCAGAGGCCCTTCAGGGGCACCATCACCCACTCGTGGGGCGAAGTGTTCACCAAGGATCAGTTTGGCATGGCCCTTGACCAGTATTGGGGAATGGTTGGCCGGTTCTTCCCAAGGGTGGTCATCCTCACCAGGAGGAACCAGCTCAGGAGGTTCCTGTCATACAAGGTAGCCGAGACCCTGAACCAATGGGGGGTGTATGAGGCCCCGGTTAGCCATCCCGGCCTTGAATTCGACTTCGACGAGTTCCTGGCCTTCCTGCACGACACCATGGTGTACAGGCAGTCGGTGGCCCGGGTCTTTCCCAATGCATTCAGGGTGGAATACGAGGACCTGGTGTGCGACCCCAGCAAATATCAGGAACTCCTGGGCTGGCTGGGGATACCATACAGCAACATGAACGTGACCTCCCATACATACCGCCAGGAGTACAGGCAAGCATGGGAGGTCATGTCAAATTGGAATCCGGAACTTGAGACGGCGTTTGGTCATTACGGCATGACATCCTGGCTTTACGAACTTCCATAGGGGATCAGGCATGGATCATGGTGATTGGCACAAGTGGTGGGAGGAACAGGCCCCAGGGTATTTTACGGACAAGTGCTGGCGGTTCAGCCAACAGGACCTCATTGACAGGTTGGCCATCCAGCCCCACCACTGCGTTCTGGAGATAGGCTTCGGGTATGGCCGTGAATTGAGCCAGTTCTGCAAGCTGTCGACCAATGTGTATGGCCTGGAGCTGACCGACTGGGCCTGCGAGAACACCCTCATCGAGCTCCAGGGCCGTGGGGTCACCCCCTTGCCCAGGCTGAGGTCCTATGACGGCCGGTCAATCCCGTTCCCATCCGGGGCCTTCAATGTCATCTATTCGTGCTTTGTGGTCCAGCACATGGCCAGGCAGCACGTGGTTGACCTGATTGAGAAGACGCTCCAGGCGCTCTGCCATGATGGCCTGGGCCTGTTTGAGTTCTTCGGGGACCCCCAGTATCAGTCCGATGATGGCAGTGATGTGTTCTCCGGGGTGGATGGCGAAGGGGGCATGTTCAATAATGCCTATAACAGGCTGGAGGTGGTGGGTCTGATGGAGCGGGCCGGCGCCGACCTCAAGTGGCTGGAGACCAGGAGCATCACCAAGGAGTGGGGCAACCATTGGGCCTGCTTTGGGAGGAAAGTGTGAAATCCAATCTCTTCATCGCCGAATATTTCCAGTACCAGGGCTGCATGAACATTGAGCAGGGGGTCAATCTCTGGCATCTGCTTAACCAGGTGCTTGTGGCCGGCGTCCCGGGTGACGTGGTGGAGCTGGGCAGCCTCACAGGCATGACCGCAGCGGTCATTCAGCGGACCCTGGAGGATTTCGGGTCAAGCAAGGGATTGCACCTGTATGACAGCTTCGAGGGCCTGCCCATTCCCACATCAGAGGATGGCAATTGTCCGTTGATACCGGGCAACTTCAAGGTTTCCATGGAGCACACGGTCAAGAGGTTCAATGACCTTGGCCTGGGCCTGCCCAACATAGTCGCTGGTTGGTTTACGGATACGTTGCCCTGGGCCCTTCCTGAACAGATTGCATTTGCACATCTGGATGGGGACCTGTATGGGTCGACACTGGTGAGCATGCAGGAGGTCTACCCCAGGCTGTCACCCGGTGCCGTGGTCCTGGTCGACGATTATGCGGACACCGGCCTGTGTAGCGAGATCGTCAAGGCGTATGGGGACAATATCTACTGGAAGAACATGGGCAGGAGGTGCCAGGCATCCAACTGGCTGCCCGGGGTCCAAAAGGCCTGCGAGGAATTTCTTGCGGACAAGCCGGAGGAAATGACCGTGCTGATTGCCGGCGATGAGCGGCACGCATTCTTCAGGAAGGTGTGATCATGATCAGGGATGAGTACAGCCTGTACAAACTGGTGCATCATGGACGGATTCTGAGCCGGATGAGGTCTGGTCTTCTGCCCCCTCCCATCCAGGCCCATGTCATCCCGACCAACCGCTGCAATCAGGACTGCGCCATCTGTGCATACCGCAGGGATGGGTTTCAGAGCAACCAGAACTTCAATGCCCATGACCAGATGACAACTGCCCAATTGATGGGCTTGGTGGCCGACCTGGCCGCACTTGGGAACCAGGCCGTGCAGTTCACGGGCGGCGGGGAGCCCCTGCTGCATCCAGACATCTGCCAAACGGTCGAGAGCTCAATGGCCCTGGGCATGTCCGTGGCGATGGTCACTAATGGGGTCCTGTTGGGTGACCGGCAAAGGAAGACCTTGTCCGAGGCCTCATGGATAAGGGTGTCACTCGATGCGGCAACCCCTGAGGCATATTCCAGGGTCAAGAACAGCCCCAAGACCTTGTTCACCACCGTATGTCGCAACATCGAGTCCATGGCCAAGGCCAAGTCCAAGGGGACCATCCTTGGTGTCGGGTTTGTGGTCCAGGAGTATAACTGGAGGGAGATCATCGACGCGACTGAACTGGCCAGGGAATTAGGGGCGGACAACATCAGGATTTCTGCCGCCTTCACACCTTGGGGGTCAGGTTATTTCGATGCATTTGTCCAGCTGGCCAGGGAGCAGTCATCGATGGCCAGTGCCTGCACCCGGGGTGACTTTACGGTGTTCAATCTGTTTAATGAGCGCCTTGATGAATTGTTCATGGGCCGGCAGGATTACCCATATTGCCACTCCAAGGACCTGGTGCCGTATATTGGGGCGGACATGAATGTGTATTCCTGTTGTGTCAAGGCATATACGGATCATGGCCTCATGGGCAACATCGCCAAGACTGGGCTTGCGGAGTTTTGGGCCAGTGATCAGCGCATGGACAGGTATTCCGGGCACGACCCCCGGATGGATTGCCCCCACCCATGCATGTTTGAGCACAAGAACAAATTCATCAACTATTGTGTCAAGTCGAGGCCCCGTCACATGGAGTTCATATAGAGATGAAGGCCACCATCCCTAAAATTCTTCATCTATATTGGGGCAAGGACAAGCCGCTGAGCTGGCTCAGGTGGATGACAATCAGGACGTTCTCCATGCTCAACCCTGATTGGCAGATCATATTGTGGTATCCCAGGAGCCCCGGCCGGACCCCCAAGTGGCCCACCAGGGAGCACTCGCATTATTCATGGTCGGGTGAGGATTGGTTCAGGAAGGCATCAGAGGCCGGCCCCAATGTCGAGACCAGGGTCGCCCCGATTGATGACTTCCCATTGATGACGGAGGTCCACCGTTCGGATCTGCTCAGGTGGCGCCTGCTTCACACCATGGGCGGGTTTTGGTCCGACATCGACATTGTCTTTTTCCGACCCATGGAGACTGCCGGCCTGGACATGACCGCCGACGCACTGCTTTGTTGGGGTGAGACCGACGAGCTGGCCCATTGGCAGGCCATAGGGTTCCTGGCGGGCAAGCCTGGCAACAGCCTGTTCAAGGCCATGGAGGCAGCCGGCCTGGGCCTGTCAAGGCTGCCGTCATTGGGATACCAGGAGATTGGCACGGAATTGCTGATCAGATTTGCCCCGGCCCGGGCCACTGATTCAATGGGCACTCGGATTGGGCAGATTCCGCAACACGTAGTCTATCCATTCAAGTCGGTCAGGTCGCAGCAGGCGGCCCTGTGGGGTAACCACCGGCTCATGGATCTCAGGGAGACCACATGTGGCATCCATTGGTTTGCGGCCCAGCCCCGGTCATGCCTCAAGGAGGCCTTGTGGACCGGCACCAGGAATGTGGAATCTGATCTTGGCCTTGGTGGGGTCAAGTGGGCCATGGCCCAGCTCGGCCTGGTTGCTGCCCAGGATGACGGGATCAAGTACAGCATCATCATGCCCTACATAAATCGACCAGTGCTGCTTCACAACACCCTGTTGAGCTATCATCATTGGTACTCGGGCAGGAAGGATTGGGAGGCCGTGATCATCAGGGATTCCAAGTGCGACAACCCTGGCGATGCCCAATCGGTTGTGGATCATTGGATCGGCATGGGTCTGAACATTAATATGCTTGACTTCGATGGCTCGGGCATCTACAGCCCAGCCCCATTGTTCAATTTTGCCGCCGAGAATGCCTCCGGCGAGTTCATCGTGTTGACCAATCCCGAGCAGTTCCATAACAGTGACATCCTGGCCGGCATGGACCAGGAGTTCAAGCGGGGCCAGGATCAATATGTGGTCTGCGCTTGCATCAGTATGCCGCAGAGGCCACTGCAGGCCAGAAGGATGAGGAAGTTTACCCCACTCAAGGAAAAGGGAGAACGCTGGGTCCAGCACAGTGTCCACCGGCCTATGCTGTACCATTTTTGTTCCGCCCTGAGCAAGGACAATTATTTTAAGTGCGGCGGGTTTGCCCCTGAGTTTGGCCCGGGCTTCTGTTTTGATGATGATGATTTCCGGGAGTCGGTCAGGGAGCTGGGCATTCCCATTGTCCAACGGGATGACCTGATCACGGCCCACCAGTGGCATCCATCATGCAATGTACCTGGCCGCATGGAAAAGTGGCATAGGAACAAGGCCTTGTATGAGTCCCGGCATGGCAGGTACATAACCATGGATGAGCCGCTGGCTGACCAGGAACCAACAGTGCAGGAGCCTAGGCCTGCAACAAGACCGGGCAAGACCGCCATCGTGTTTGCCTGTGTCCTCAAGTCTGGAGGCGCATTCACACCAGATTATGTGTCCAGGTTGGTGTCGGCAGTGGAAAGAAACACCACCGTGCCCCATGATTTCGTCTGCCTGACGGACATGTCGATCAAGGGCTGCCGGGCAATCAGGCTGGTGGATAACCTCCCTGGCTGGTGGTCCAAGCTGGAGTTGTTCAGGCCCGGACTCTTTCCGGATGGCATTCCGGTGGTGTACTTCGACCTTGATACCCTCATCCTGGGCAACATCGATGGCCTGGCCTTGCTCACCGAGGGATTCCATGCCCTGAGGCCCTGGAATCCAGTGAACAGGAGCATGGGCTATTGTGGGAGTGGCTTCATGGTCTGGACTGGTGGGCAATTTGAATTCATCCATAACAGGTTCGTCAGGTCGATGACCCCCACATTCAGGGGTGGCGACCAGGAATACATATCAAGGTCATTGGCCGCGGCTGGGATGAACTGGAGATCGCTTCAGGACAGCGTCGGTGGCATTTATTCTTACAAGCGGCAGTGCCGCAGTGGCCCACCACCCGGGGCCAGGATCGTGTGCTTCCATGGCCGGCCTCGCATACATGAGTGCCAGGATCAGTGGGTGAGGGAGGCATGGAATTGAACCAGGACCAAATTGAGATCATAAAATACAGGGCGCCTTGTGACATCAAGGGCTGCAGTGGACACAGCACAAGTGATTTTGGAGCCATAAGGCTCAAGGGTGATGGCAAGGAGTTTGTCATCTGCAATAAGTGTCTGAAGGAAACAACCATGCTCTTGATGATGAACGAAGGGGTCTAAAAAATGGAACAAAGAACCCCATCTCCAATCTTGATCACCGGGGCCGCCAGGTCTGGAACCAGCATGGTCGCCGGGTCTGTCAACATCTGCGGGGCATTTGGAGGCATCATGTCCGGCCCCAATAGGAACAACCAGAAAGGCATGTTCGAGAATCACAGGGTCAGGGAGAACATCACCAAACCGTACCTGAGGGGCATTGGTGTTGATCCCCTGGGGCAATATCCCCTTCCTGACATTGGCAGCCTGCCGATCCCAAACGACTGGCAGGCCAGGATCGAGGAGGTCATGAGGGATGAGGGATATCGGTCGGGCCCATGGATGTACAAGGGTGCCAAGATGTGCCTGTTTTGGCCTGTGTGGCACCATGCGTTCCCGAATGCCAAGTGGATCATTGTCAGGAGGCACAGGCGGGACATTGTTGATTCATGCCTCAAGACCGGGTTCATGAAGGCATTCAGAAATCAGCAAGTGCAGAGGGCCGTTGGGGCTGCCGACGAGCGCCATGGTTGGGCCTGGTGGGTTGAGCAGCACCTGGCCAGGTTCAGGGAGATGCAGGATGCAGGCCTCAACATCAAGGTCGTTTGGCCGGAACGCATGGTCCAGGGGGACTACACCCAATTGTATGAGACCATTGACTGGTTGGGCCTGACCTGGGACAGCAGGGTGCTTGAGTTCGTGGATCCAAAACTTTGGAAGGCCAGAAAGGCGGCCAATTGATGGCCGCTGGGGAGGTTTGAAATGGCTGAGCAATTGCTTTATCGTTCTGGTGATGTTCCGGTCGTCCTGACCTGTCTGACCACCGACCCGGAGCCCACGGGGTATGCCTATGGCTCCAAATTGTTCAAGATCAATGTGGCCGATCTTGTCGGGACATGGTACCAGTACACCCCATCTGGCTGGATTCGGGAATCTGAGGGCGCCCCGTCGGAGGTTGCCAAGTCATTTGCCTTTGGTGCGGCAGAGCTGTCCAAGACTTCGGTCCTGGGCATTGCCGGCCTCATGGCCAATCTCCAGGTCACCGTGCCCAATTGGGCCAATGACGTTCAGTGCACCCCGTCCCTGCAGAATGCCTCGGGTGTGACCCTGTGGACCGGGCCCGCCTTGGCCAGGGGTGCCAGCTATAACATTGACTCTGGTTTGGCCCAATCTGGTTATTGGTCCAATCAGCTCATCAAATCCACCTATCTCTTGGTGATGACCCTTTCCAATGTGGCTGGCGGGGCCGGTGGCACGGTCACGGCGATAGCCAGGGTGGTTGGGAGTTAGACATGAAACATATCAGGCGGCTCATACTGCGGATACTTTTGGAGACAAGGCGGAGAATAACTATCGACACTTCACCCCGGCTGCTCATAGACGACTCCCATTACCTGCTGATAGATGATGCGGGGCACAAACTACTGTTGCAAGCGGAGGATTAAAAGATGGCTTATGATGCCGATAAGAAAGCCGATGGGCTGGATGCCAAGGCAACCCCGGTTGATGCCGACCGGTTACCTTTTTGGGATTCAGTGACCAGCCTCCTGAGTCAATTTACCTGGGCCAACCTCAAGGCCGCGTTGTACTTGAGCACTGTGACCAGTGACATCCAGGCTCAGCTTGATGAGAAGGCCTCCGCCGCCCTGAACAACAACCTCGCCAATGGCGAGCACGACGGTCCAGTGGAGGACATTCTCCTAGGGGCGACTGTCACTGCCGGCCAAGCCCTGGAACAGTACAATGATGCCGGGACCACCAAGTTCAAGCCCGCGGTCAAGAACTCCACCACCGGGGCATCGCACCTGGCCTTGGCTGCTGGGGACGCCGGGGACACCATCCAGGGTCTCATCGGGGGACTCTGCCGAATGGACGATGTCTTTAACTTCACCGAAGGCAACCTGCTCTGGCGGGACCTGACCACAGACGGATCCATCACCTCCACCCAACCCACGGCGGAGGACGATGTCATGCAGTTCCTGGCACTTCGGCGAAGTGACCACGTCATCCTCTGGTGTCCGTTCCCGCTACCCATGACCCTGGGGGTACAACCATAATGGCCGTCTCATTGTCAGGTGTCGAGCTTGTAGCCGACGGGAATATGGAGGCCGCTGGTGTTGCCTCGTGGTCTCAGTATGGTACGAACTCAACCTTTGAAAAGGCGGCTCAGGATGGCAGCCAGGCATTACACATAGTTAACACCACCACACAAGCTGGCGCTCGCCAGACGGTTGCACCAACAGCCGGGTTGTGGTATAGGTTGTCTGGGAAACTTAAAAGTGTTTCTGGAACCTTATGGTTCAAGTATGAGACCGATGCAGTGGGTGGTTTTGTTGTTGCTCTACAAAATATCGCACCAGCTGCACAGACATCCTATAAGGGCAGTGGTATTTTTAAGGGCGGTCCCAACCACAGGATTTACATCAGCGCCTTTTCGGGTGTAACCGCCGAGTTCTATGCCGATGATGTCTCCTTTCAGCAGATTGTCAACGCCTCCATGTTCTCTGCCCAGGTGGACTCTGGGTCATCCGATGTAGCCGAAGCGTCGGTAGCTGTGACCTGCCCCTCCACCTATGAGGCCCCAGCGGGAGTGGCGATCTGCATGAACGCCAATGACCCTAGTAAGTATATTTTAGGGGCAGTGTTTCGACGGGTCGGATACATGAACAGGGTCCAAGTCTACTCAGTTGATGGAACTACAGTGACCCAAGTTTATGACGGTGCCATAACCTATGTGGCTGGGCAACGGGTCAAGTTGGTAAAGTCGGGGGACACGGTTAATATTTTTTACAACGGGGTTCAAATCAATCCTAGTGGTTTGAATATTCCGGGATTCACCGGCACCATACACGGTCTATTTAACACCGATAACGACAACACTCTGGGAGCCTACACCCTGCCAGGACCGCCTGTGGTGGGGGTCACCTTGTTTGGTAAGTCCATTGCTCAGATATTTGGCAAGGCTGTGAAGCAGGTAGGAGGGAAACCCTGATGTTTATTGGTGGTGGACGACCAATAACCCGGTTCTTTTTTAACGTTAATACAAACCGTTTGCGAGTTACCACACCCAAGCTGTCTGTGATCTTTGACCGTGGTGTTATCCACTACCTGGACAATAGGCAAACTGGTACAGTCCTATTGGATGCCAATTTTGCAGACAATACGCCGGCATTACGTGGGTTCAAGAATAGTAATACATCCTTTATGGCCTTTTACCCGGCAGGCGTGCCGGAATTTGTGCTGGTTACGCCTCTAAAGGCGACGTTGGCTTATACTGTGACCAACGCCACATTCTTGTATACCTTCGAGGTGGACGGTGATGAAATACTTATTTCTATGAGTGGCACGGAATCGGAGGCTACGGGCTACCATCCAGAGCGGGCCTATCTGCCCATCGTTAACTTGATGAAATCCGGCGCCGGTAGTGCCACTAATGTCCTCCTTGGTCCCCAGAGTTTTGCTAGTGCTGATGCAACTGCCCTGAGCAAATACCATGCCCCACCTGATGTATGCTGTGTTGAGGGAGCTTCGGGTGTAGTGGGGTTTTGGTCAGAGAACGATTATTACCAGCCACATGGAATAATTTTGGATCACGTCCAAAGTGATCATACACATTTGACTACTTTTTGTGATTCAGAGCCCAATGCCCAGATCGCCGATGTGCAGTCTATCAGTCTTGGACCAGTACGGTTCTCTGCACAGTCCACTTGGCTGGGTGTGGTCAAGAGGTGGAGAGCCAAGTTTGAGGCCCGGTATCCAGATGCTACCTATGTCTGGAATCACCCGGCAGGATGGCCTGCTGATATCCACTGTTCCTACCAATCGAACCATAGCTCGGTTCTGGCTGGGTGGGACAGTGTGCGGGAGGCAATTGACCCCACCAAGTTACTTATCTACATTGACCTGTCTGGATGGCAATTGCTTTTCGGTGATAATGGAGCCTATGCCACTGGTGCAGCAGGTCGGCATAGGAAGTCAAGCCTTCCGAGTATCGCGGAAATGGATTATTGGGCCAGCAAGGGGTGGACTTGGAATGTGCAAGGTTATTGGCACTTCACCATGTTTCACCAAGATCCAGACGCACTACTTGCCACCATTGCCTATGACACACCTGATGGATATACCAAGGCTAACTTCACCCCGGATTATGCTGGGTATGACCCCCAGTTGACTGCCGAAGAGCAGATGGCTGCATGGCTGGCATATTGGGCAGACATAAAAGCCAATTATACAGCCAGTGGAGTGACACAACTTGCCCACCCAGCCTCACCTCAATTTCAGGCATTTGTGCTGCGAAACTATGTCAACTTTTGTACCACTTTCGGCCTAAGAGGATGTTTCTGGGATATCTCTGGAGCTGATAAGGATAGTAATTATGTAACCTATAACCCAGGCTCAAGGGTGATCAATGGCAAGGGCTACATCCAAGGGACAGTCGAGTCCATGGCCCTGGTTAATGCCACTTACCCAGCCATGGCTGAGGATATCCAGGTCGAACTTATCCCTTACTTCTGGTTCTGCTGGGCCGGTCCCAGAGACACTTGGGTTAAGGTCAACCACCCGTTCTGGAGTGCCTTATTATCCAGCTATTTCTGGTCCAACGACAACGAACCTCGGGATGATTACGACCCGAACCGCAGCGCCCTGATGGGGGGCTTGCCGAAGTTCTACCTTGTGGGCGACTATGCCTCAGACTTCCTGGCACCGTTCAGCTTGGCCAAGGCCACCCTGTACTGTGATAAAGAGTTGCACTGCGACCTGCCGACTACCTGGGCCAGTGGGGTCTTGAACTATTTCCGTAGTAATACGGGGAACTGGTTCAAAGTGGTGGGGCTGGATGCTTCGCAGCACTTGGCCTACGTCGAGGAGGCCGACGGTGGTGATGTGAACCACCTGATCTTTGAACGGGTGGATGTGACGGTATGCCCGGCCACTACGGGGGTGGATATCGTCTTTAGCGATACCTACGCGGAGACGCCGACCGTTGGGATACAGTCCTATATGCCCGGTTGCACTTCTTCCGGGACAACTGTCACCTGTCCCGACACGGCTGGGCTGGTGGTGGGGCAGCATATCCATAAGACCGGAGAAATTTCAAGCACCTACACCAAAACCATTGCAGAGATTCTTGGGGCCACTACGTTCAGGATTTCCTCCGCCTTCACCAATGACCTGACCGGGGACAACCTGACAGTGCAGGAGGAAATCAACACTGTCACCGGCCTGAACGTTGAAGGGTGCCACATGGAGGTGCTGAATGGTGCGGTTTCTGTAGAACGTACCATTGACTGGTACGTATTTGGTGCATGAGATGTCATTGAGCTGATTTCAAATTGGGAGGACCATTCAAATGTCTAGCAGGACCACGGCCGCGGCAGTCAAAGCCATCATGAAGACCGGCGTCACCGAGGCACAGATCACCGCCAGTGGTATCCTGGATGATGCCTATAACTTTGTGACCAACAAACTCGGTGACCAGTCACTGGGTGATGACCTCCTGGCCAGCATTGAGAAATGGGTGGCAGCCCACATGGTGTCCCTGGGCTTGGACCGCCAGATAAGTGAGGGTAAGGGTGGTACGGCATCAGCCAAGTACACTGGGCGGTATGACAGCAATCTCATGATGACCAGCTACGGCCAGATGGCCTGCTCACTGGATCCGACAGGAATTCTGGCGGCGGCAGGATCCAAGTCTGTCCAGGTCCACGCTGTGACGAGTTTCTCATGAGCCTCCAATCATTCATCGAAACGGCCTGCCCCCAGGTGGCCACATATTGGGGCCTGCCTGTTCCAGACGGCAGAGGCAACATGTCGCGTGGCGATCCCGTTGAGTTGAGGGTCAGGTGGGATGATTCGACCAAGCTGATCAAGGATGACAAGGGCAAGGAGGTTGCGTGCCGGGCCGAGGTGTTGGTCGCCGGCCGCCTGCAGCCGGATGGCTCCTTGGTTCCCATTGACCTTGTGGTGGATGGCATGCTGTACCTCAGTGCATTGGACGACATTGATTCGTCAGGCCAGGATGACCCCTTGTCCCTGGGGGCCTGGCCCATAATCAGGTTTGACAAGGTTCCGGAGTTTGCAAGTACCGAGGACTTTGTCAGGACCGCATATCTGTGAGGCTGCCATGGCTGCTTTTGAAATGAGTTCTACCAGGATTTTCTTGAACAAGGAAGGGCAGTTGGTGATCTCGATGCCCAACAGTGGCTATGAGCCAACCGAGGAGGATGTGGAGCTCAAGGAGGTGGGTGGGCTGGACATCAGGATGAGGCCGAATGAGGTCGTGATCGCCGAGGTGAAATTGATGTCCCTTTCTGAAAATCCCTATTTGAAGGTGTGCAGGCCGGTATTCATGGTTGCAGACCCAATCACCGGCAGGTTGAGGTCGGTCAAGAAGATCGAATTCACCGACGGCGACATCTGGGAGAACCAATGTGTCGTACCTCAAGGGACTTGACGATGTCCTCAGGAACCTGAACAGGGAAATCAAGGCCATCGAGGGGCGTTCACTGAAGGGCATGCTGTTGGCGGTGGCTGAGATCAGGCGGGACATTGACCAGATACCACCCAAGGTGCCCATAGGTCCCACGGCCGAGCAGGTTGCGGCCCTGGAGAAGATGGGCATCTATAGGGAGCATGGCACTGGTAACCTGCGTGCCAGCTGGTTCTCCGAGCCATTGAATCTTCCTACCGGCCCTGCTGTCATATTTGGCCATGCTGCCAATTATGCGGCCTACGTACATGAGATGATCGGGGCAATCCATTGGTCCAGGCCTGGAGCCGGGCCCAAATGGCTGCAGGCCCACATCAGGAGGACCAAGGACCGGACATTGAGGATAATCGGTGAAAATGCGAGGATTCCCACATGAACTCGGCAGCCTATGATGTCCAGGACATCCTGGTGGCAGCAGGACTTGGGCTGGTGGTGAGCACCAACCTATTCAAGGGCCAGGAGCCGTCCGCTCCGGCGAATTGTGTTACGGTCTATGACACCCCGGGTGGCCCAGCCGAATTAACCATGGACAAGCAGGGATATTACCATCCTGCCATCCAGGTCCGGGTCAGGAACACCAATTACGACAATGGCTATGCCTTGATCGATTTGATAAAGAATGTCCTCCATGGATTGTCCCATGAGGTGTGGAATGGGACCTCATATGAATTCATTCAGTGTGACCAGGACCCGTTCCTGTTGGACTATGATGGTTCGGGCAGGCCACGATTTGTCTGCAATTTCAGCATCCAGCGGCGCCCCTTATAGCATTAGGGTTTTGGTCGCTGAATATTTATAATTAATCCAAATGGCCACGGGAGGAACCCGGGCCGGATCACCCATAAAAGGGCGAATCCGGCCTTTTCCTTTTTAGGGTCGAATGAAGGAGGTGCTTTATGCCAAGTGATGCTGTAGCTGGTGTTGGGACTCAATTCCGACGCTACAATACCGGCGCAGGTGCATGGGAAGGCGTGGCCGAAATCCTGTCCTATGATGGCCCCAACAAAAAGCGGGACACCATTGATGTGACCAACATGGACTCCCCGGGTGGATACCGGGAATTCATTGGGGGTTTCAGGGACGGTGGCGAGGTCAAGATTCCCATGAATTTCACCAGGGATGGCTATGATCTCATGAATGATGATTTTGAATCCGAGACCAAGCAAACTTATGAGATAGCTCTCCCAGATGCCGACAACACCACATTCTCTTTCCTGGGCCTGGTGACTGGCCTGGATCTCAAGGTGCCGACCGACAAGCAGATCACTGCCGATGTGACCATCAAGGTCAGCGGTACGATCACCACCAATTCCGGTTCCGGCCCTGCCCCTGTGTAAACCCGAAGCCCTAATCATGGGCTGAACCATATCTTTGGAGGTGCCTGATCATGGCAATATTGACAAGAGAGCAACTGCTGGCCCCCAAGAAGTTTAAGATCGAGGAGTTGCAACTGAGCACTGGCAAGGTATATGTCCGTCAAATGAGCGGGTTAGACAAGGGCCAGTTTGACCTTACGCTTGGGCGCTGGGAGGATTATATCGAGGACGGTGAACCCAAGGAGCGGTGGGTGCGCACCATGGACAATTTCAGGGGCAAAATTGCCGTCCATACCCTCTGTGACAAGGATGGCACTCTCCTACTCAAACCTGAAGATGCGGAAGAGTTTGCCAGGAACACCACCCCCCAAGACCTGATGCTGATCGCTGACCTGGCCCAGAAACTGAATAATGTTTCCCAGGTGGACAGGGCAAAGATAAGAAAAAACTGAGAAGGCGGCCTGGTCGCCGCCTTCTATTCCGTCTATGCCTGGCTGGTTTGGCTCCCCATCCGGACTTCCTGGAACTGATTCTCACTGGGAATCAGGTGGTCGAGTGGGAGGAATTTGACAGGCTGGAGCCACTGGGGGGCTACAAGGATGATTTCCGATTTGCCCAGCTGTGCAACCTCATATATGTGCTTGCCCATGCAATTGGCGGCACCAAGGTTGAATCCAAGGTGCAGGATTTCATGCCCTGGTGGTTCATGCAGTACATCAAGGATGCTAACCTGCCCAAGAGGCAGTCGGTGGATGAGATGAAGGCAAACCTGATGGCCTGGGCCAAGAGGCATAACAGGATGGTCGCAAGGCAATCCCGGAGAGAGGGGCAAAAATAAGTGGATCTCGGTGCCCTATTTGCCACATTTGGAGTTGACTCTAGCCAACTAAAGAGGCTCGAGGGCGAGCTGAACAATGTTGATCGGCAGGCCGCATCCACATTTGGCAATATGGGAGGGTATGCATCATCGGCCATGTCACAGATTGCCGGCATTGTTGGTGTTACCCTGACTGTTGCCGGGGCGTTTTATGCAGTGGAAAGGGCGGTCAGGTTCTCCATCCAGGCCCAGGAGGAGTTCCGAATCAAGACAATTGAGATTGGTTCGGGTCTGACCAACCTGGCCAAGGAGGGACAGGGTTCATATGAGAAGATGTTTCGGCAGAATTTCCAGTATGCCCAGAAAATGTATGAGGAAATCAGAAAGGAGGATGCCAAACGGTTTGCCTCTGCTGATGACTTGATGACGGCATACAATGCCCTTGTCCAGAAGGGATACGGAGTCCGTCTTGATGAGGTTGATGCCTTGGGTGTGCTGACCGACAAGATCAAGCTGGCAACTGCAGGTCAGAACACACAGCTTCAGATCAACCAGGAGATCAGGGGCCTGCTGGATGGCCAGGTCAGGGCCGGCTCACTGTTGGGCATGGAGTTGCAATCAAGGCTGGGACCGCAATGGAAGGACCTGGTGGCCCAGCACCGCAATGCAGGCACCCTGCTACAGTGGCTGGCCTCCATGTGGCCTGGCATCGCAGCTGCCTGTGCTGAGGTTGAGAAGACTCTGGAGGCCCAGTCCACCACATTGACCGGCAATCTGAAGTCGATAGGCAGGCAGGGAATGGAAGGGGCATACATAGCAATTGTCAATATCCTGAGGGATATCAATGATTATTTGAGGGAAAATGAGGCCATAATAGTTGATAAGATCGTGTCCGCCTGGACCACTGTCGAGTTCTATACCAGGAAGGTATTAGATAATATTGAGTCCATGAACAAGGCCACGTCGGTATCCGTGCCAACCAACCCGCAGGAAAGGACAACCGGTCAGCAGGCATTCATGGCCTGGAGGGAGGCATTCGACCCCATTAATTGGATGAATTCCCTACTGACCACAGGTAAATTTCTTTGGAATGGGATCATTGATTCCATTGGGAATGCATGGGATTCGGCACAAAGGCTGTCATCTGTGGTTAAGGACTTAATGGATTATATCTCTGAAACTTCCGTCTTTAAAAATTGGTATGATAGTGCCGTTGAACTGAAGGCGGAAATAGAGGACATCAAATCCAAGGTTTCCTGGTTGGTCGGCATTTTCTCCAGTTCCATGGATTGGGTGGTAAATGTTAGGTTCGGGGGCCTGCCAGCCTGGCTTGGATCCTGGTTCAGTGGTCCACAGGCAGGTCCTCCCGCCGTGCCAGTCCCACGTATCACTGTTCCGGACAAGAGTCTGGAGACCGCGATCAAGCAAGCCCAAGACAAGGCAAGGGGGCTCGTCACAATAGGTCTTCCGACCCAAGGTGTTGTGACGGTGCCATATTCAATGGTCCCGGAAAAATGGGGCGGCCCAGCTGTTGGTCAGACAGTGCCCAAGCCACCACCGGCAGGAAAGGAAAAGGGTGGCAAGGGGGCCGAGGCCGAGGCCAACCGCCTCATGTCCCTATACGACACCCTGACCAAGGATATCGCCAGGCTGTCCGAGGGCCGCCTGTCGGAAGTTGATGCCAACCTCGAGAAGACCATCGATCAGATATACAAGAAGACTGAGCAAAGGGCCGTATCTGAGGCCGAGGTCGAGGTACTGGCCCGTAAGCGTGCGGCACTGCAGAAAGCCAAGATCGAGGAGGATTTCTGGTCCAGGATGGCCCGGGAGTCAGGGGATGCCTATGCCGCCATAAGGGTGGAGGCCGACAATTGGCTCAAGGACACGCAGGGCATCCAGGGTGCAGCGGCTGCCATTGAGGAATGGAGGATCAGGAAGACCAAGGCCGAGGACATCAACAGGCTGACCGAGTCCCTCGGCATGCAGAAACAGTTCTATGACCAGATGGCCCAGCTCTCCCCGGAACTGCAGGCACAAAACCGCTACAAGCAGCTCAGCCTGGACCTGGAGAACAAGATGGCCCTGCTGGCCATAGACAAGCTGCTGGCCGAGAAGAGATATCTTGAGCCCCTCCGTGAGCAACTGTATGCCCAACAGGAGATGGTCAATGGGGCCAAGCAGTTCAACCTTGAGATGGAGAAGAACAAGGGCCTGTCCGGATGGGCATTCAGGCGCGCCCAGGAGGTGCAGAGCAAGGACACCATCAGTGACCTGGTCTCAGGTCTGGAGTCTAGTATTGCCAATGCCTGGACCACCGGTTTTGATGCCTTCCTGGCCCAGGATCAGCAGGGCATGCAGAAGGCTGCAGCCAACCTGGTCAAGTCATTCATGTCCGAGATTGTCAAGCGGAACATCACCATGCTGTTTGACCAGGTTGCACTCAAGATGAAGCCGGAACAGGCCATGACCTCCGGGGCCCAGCAGGCAGGCCAGGTGCTCACACAGGCAGGCAACACTTGTGGACAGAACATACTTTCATATGCCCAGATGGCGGCCCAGGCCCTGTCCGGACTCCGTCCAGGAGGCAGCCCGGTTGGTGGCCAGGGTGGTGGTGGGATACCACTTGGTGGCATGCCGGGGGGTGGCGGGATATCCCTGGGTGGAATGCCGGGCATTGGTGAGAAACCTGGCGGTCTCGGTGGTGCCGGTGGTGGTGGCCTGGCTGCGCCATCTGGCCTGGGTGGATATGACTCCATCATGTCCGAGTTTGCCCCTGCCACCGACAAGTTCCTCCTGGGTGCGACCAAGTTTGAGCCCGGATCCATCCAATTTGCTGCCACCCCAAATGCACTCAACCAGGCAGCGATGTCTGCTGAGCAGGCTGCCTTCATGGGTCAGATGAGCAATGCCCAACTTGGTATGGGTGCCATAGGCCTTGGTCTTGGGGCTGTTGGTCTCCTGACTGGCTCAAAGGAACTCGTCGCCGCCAGCATGGTGCTGCAGCTTGCTGCCGTGGCCCTTCAGATTGCAGCGCTGATCATGAAGGTCTCTGGGTTCATACCTGGCGCCGCCCAAGGGGCCATAGTGTCGGGCCACATGGTGCCAGTCCATAGTTTTGCGGATGGTGCCCCAAGGATAAGTGCCCCCACTCTGGCCTGGGTTGGTGAGGGTGCCAATGAGGAGGCTGTGATTCCCCTCCAACGGGGTGCCGTACCAGTCAGGCTGTCTGGAAAACAGTCGGCCCCCGGCCTGGTGTATGCCCCGACACTTAACATTGGGGATGGGGTTTCCAGGGATGACAAGGAATGGTTCAAGAGAGAATTGCGGCGCCACAAGGAGGAAATTTATACGGCCATCAAGACCGGCAACCGTAATTTTGTGAGGATGAAGTGATGGACAACCTGATCTTCCCAACCGAACCAAAGATCCAATATCCCTATGACAAATCCCCCATATTTAACACGATCATAAAGCGGGCGGCCAGCAGGAAGGAGTATCGGGGAACGTATTGGCCCACTGACCCCATGTGGGAGTTCACCATCCCATTGAACGGCATGTCAGAGGATGACATGAGGGTCATAGGCGGGTTCCTTGCCATGACCAGGGGTGCTCTCCATAGCTTCTATTTCCGTGACGTGGCTCCCGAGGTCGAGGGCATGCAGTCCGTCCAGGGCATATACAATACCGTATACTCCATCTCCCATGAGATGGCCAATATTGGCACCGGCGTCATGGCCCAATGGCAGTTGTTCCGCAATTGGAATTGGTGGTATCTGGAGTACCCGAAATTTCCACCGTTCACATATACTGGATACGGGGTTGATGGCCTTGGTGTGCCGCTCGATGAGAGTGGGTTGGCCGACAGCATCAGTGGCTATGGGGTCCCGATCTGGGAGACACCCTATATCTACATTGATGACGTTCTCCAGGATTCCGGATATAGCATAAGCCAAACCGGCCTTGTGACATTCGACACACCCCCGGCCCTGAACTCTGTCCTCCGGGCTGATTTTGGGTTTTACTACAAATGCCGGTTCAAGGAGGATTATGCCAAACTCAGGAGGATAGCCCCAGATGCCTGGGCATTGGCCGACGCCCTGGTGCTGCAGACGGTGAATGAATGATCAGTGTCAATGCCGCACACGCCGCCCTGCTCGCCTCATTGAGGCCCCTCGTGATGGTGGAGCTGCTAACCATCACATTGGCCGACGGGACGGTGCATAGATATTGCAATTCCCCGGTGAGCCTGTCATATGGTGGGCAGACATACGTCCCGTTGTCGTTTGAGCGGGGGGATATAACCACATGCATCGGGCTTGAGGTCGACAATGTTGAGTTGATCGTCTATCCCAGGGTGTACCCGATATCATGTGATGACCCGTCCACTCAGGATGAGATAGGGGGCGCATCCTGGGTGCATGCGGCCAGGACCGGTCTCTTGTACGAATCCGAGGTCCTATTACAAAGGGGGGACATTGACCCAGAGGCAGGCCCGGACATCGTGGGGGCGCTATATCTCTTTTCTGGTCGCATAGCCGAGCCGTCATTTGACAACGGGCTCCATTTGGTGATAAAGTCCGACCTTGAGGTCCTTAACCGGCAGGTGCCATCCCAATTGTATCAGCCCGGGTGCCCATTTGTCCTGTACGATGACAATTGTGGGCTTGACCCCGATGATTGGGTCGTATCCGGTGTGGTCACTGGGACCTCCAGTGCCAGGCAGGTGGTCTGCGACCTGACCGATGTGGCCGAGTGGTTCAGCCTGGGCAGGATGGAGTTCACATCCGGGGCAAATGTGGGCATAAGGCGGACGGTCAGGACATATGAACCTGGCCTCGTACAATTGGCCGGGTCCCTGCTGGCCGCCCCGTCCATTGGTGATGTGTTCAACATCTGGCCTGGATGCGACAAGATCAAGGAGACCTGCGACACCAAGTTTTCCAACACTGTGGTGGTCGATGGTCAGTCCGTGCTGAGGTACGGCGGCCAGTGCTTCATACCCAAGCCAGAGGCGGCATACTGATGGACCACATGGATCAGCGCCGGATGGTCGTGGACGAGGCCCTGACCTGGCTGGGAACCCCACATCACCATCAAGGCAGGGTCAAAGGTGCCGTCGGATCTCCCAGGCCCGGTGGTGTCGATTGCCTCATGCTCATGGGGGAGGTCTTCCATAGGGCTGGCCTGATGGACCAGGTGCCCCTGATCGAATACCCGCCCGATGGACATCTCCATCATAGTGACGAATTGGTCATCGATTGGATATCAAGGTATGCGTTCCGGATCACCGAAGAAGAGGCACTGCCGGGAGATGTCGTCCTGTACAAGTATGGGCGGCGGTTCGCCCATGGTGCGATCATCATATTCCCGGGATGGCCAAGGATCATACACGCCGTGCTCAGGCGCACGGTTGAATTCGGCCGTGGTGACCAGGTTGTGAGCGCCGGCCATGAACCCAGGGCCAGGATGTTTTGGCGCTATGATGGGTGGGGTGGATAGATGGGAGGCCTGTTCGGTGGTGGGCAGACGGTCGAGAGCAGGAGCACATCGACAGTCGACAAGATGGCAGCTGGCCTGCGGTTCCAGACCAGTGCATTTGGCCTGGCATGGACCCTCTTGTTTGGCCGCAACCGCATAGCAGGCAACCTGATCGATTACCAGGATTTCACTGCCATCCCACACACCGAGGTTCAGGAGACTGGTGGAGGCGGAGGTGGTGGAGGCGGTGTGGGAGGCAAGGGTGGTGGGGGCGGAAGCGGCGGGTCATCCTCCTCATCCCACACCAGCTTCACCTATCAGGTGGCCCTGGCCATCGGCCTGGTCGCCGGCCCGGTGGCTGCCGATGCCCTGAAATCATTGTGGGTGGGCAAGGAAAAAAAGGCCACATCGACATTCACATTGATGATCGGGGACATGCCCCAGGCCCCATGGTCATACATGGTGTCACATCATCCAGAGCGTGCCCTGGGCTACCATGGCCTGGTCTGTGCGGTCACACCGGCATTTGACCTGGGAGACAGTGAGAGCCTGGCCAACATAAGCATGGAGCTGGTGGGCCTGCTGCCGTATGGTGTAAGCCAGGTTGGGGCCGTGCCGGACGAAATCTTTTCATACATCTGGTCCAATGCATTCTGCGGCCTTGGCCAGGACGTGGCCAAGCTGGACGACTTGTCAGATTGGCGGGACTTCTGTCTGGCCAATAACTGGATAATCTCGCCATTCCTCAGTGCTCAGGAACAGGCCAGGGATTTTCTCTCCAGGATGATCGAGATGACTAATTCCGATCCGGTATGGAGGGAGGGCCTCATACAGATAATCCCGAGGGGTGATTCACAGGTCATTGGCAATTCGGTCCTGTGGACTCCGGATCTTACCCCCAAGGCCAGCCTGGACACCGACCATTTCCTGACCGAAAAAGACAGCTATCCGTTGAAATGGGTTGGGGTCACCCCCCAGGATGCATACAACCATGTTCAGGTCGAGTTCCTCAACAAGGATAATGAATACAATACCGAGACCGCAGAGTACAAGGATGAGGCAGACATAGAAGGTCATGGCTTGAAGACGGATCAAACCGTCTACAAGTACCATGAGATAACAGACAAGGTGATGGCGCAGCAGGTGGCCCAGAACAAGGTCAACGAATACCTGTGGCAATCTGGTGAGTATGAATTCCAGCTGCCTTGGCATTTTGGAAGGTTGGACCCTGGGGATATTGTCAACCTCACGGATCTTGGATTGTCCATGAGTGACCAGCCTGTCAGGATCACCAGGAAGACCGTGGCGGTTGATGGTTGCATCACGTTTAAAGGCAAGCCCCTGGACCCTGGATCGGCCACACCTGGCACATATGATGTCCCCCAGGGCCAGGGGTACATCCCGGCACTTGACACCGATCCTGGTGATGTCAACCCACCAATCATATTTGTGCCACCCTTGGCGTTGATCACCGGTGAGGTTGAGGTGTGGGCGGCCATCTCAGGAGGGGCCGGCTGGGGCGGCTGCAATGTCTACATTTCTGAGACCGGGGACAACTACAAGTACATTGGCAGGGTTGTGGGCCCGTCCCGTTATGGCGAGCTCACTGCGGACCTGCCGGCCGCCGCCTCGTCACCAGACACGGTCAACACCCTGAGTGTCGACCTCTCGGTGAGTGGCGGCACGCTGATATCAGGAACCCAACAGGATGCGGAAAACCTCAATACCCTGTGCAAGGTTGGGGATGAATATCTTGCATACAAGACTGCCACCCTGACGGCGCAGTACAAGTACGACCTGACCTGGCTGGTCCGGGGTGCCTATGGCTCCGGCATGTCCCTGAGGGCCAATGGCTCCGTATTCGTCCGGCTCGACAGTGCATTGTTCAAGTATGCCTGCAAGCGCACCGACATTGGCAAGACGATTTACATCAAGTGCCAGAGCTTCAATGTGTATTTCAGGCAATTGCAGGATTTGGCCGATGTGACCGAATATTCATTCACCATCACCAATCCTGGTGACGAGGGCCTGGCCCCGATCCAGGGCGTTTCCATATCCAACGACTCGTCAAGCCCCAATTCCAAGTTGAACATCTCATGGAACTCATGCCCCATGTATGACTCGTCCGGCAGCCTGTATGCAGCCGGATCCATGGGGTTCACTCTCAATTCTGCAGTCAATGGGGTTGATGGATTGGATGCCGGGTCCCTGGCCCCCAGCACGAGATATTACTATTGGGCCATCGCCAATGCCACATCCCAGGTGGCGGCCACCCTGTTGTCCCTCAGCCTGAACAACCCGACCATGCCATCGGGTTACAGCCATAAGCGGCTGTTGGGCATGGTGGACACCGACGGGTCGGGTAATTTTGTCAGGTTCAACCAGATTGACCATGAATGGCTGTATGACAATGTGCAGCTGTTGTCCAGCGGGTCGACGTTGCAAAACTGGGTTGACCAGGATTGCTCGTCCTTGGTGCCTTCCATCAGCACCCGGGCGGCCTTCTCGATCCAGGTGGTTAACAACAACCTGTCTGCCTCAGTGGGGTTCGGCCTGCGCAGGAATGGGTCGACTGCCTCGCTTGGCCAGCTGCAGGGCACGGTGCTGGCCGCCTCCAATGGCCGGGCGGATGGGTGGTGCGATACCGATGTGGGCCAGGTGGTGGAACTAAGGGTTGATGATGATGTCGACTGGGAGCTGTATCTGACTGGGTTCTATCTGACCATTTAAAGATTCATAGCCTTATTTTAAATTCATTATAACAAGACCAGCAAGGCTCGGCATCTGCGCCCTCAATCTCATCTGATCCCACAGGATCAAAATAGGTGCCATGGATCTTGCAGTGATACTGGCGATCGTTTATCTTCTCCCACCTTTCCTTGACTGCCTGGTCATATCCATCATGGTTGAAAGATGTGCCTATGAGCTCGTGTTTGTCCTTTAGTATACTCATTTTTTCTCCCACTTGACCTGGCTCACGCCCCGGACCTTGCTGACCTTGATCACCCGGTCTGCCCCGGCCAGCAGTTCTGGCCCCTCATCCTCTCCGGTGATGATGATGAATTGAAGGCCAAGGCGGACGGACAGCTCATGGATCAGTTCCGATGCCCTCTGCTGGTCATCACGGCCATGCAGGTTCCTGAATGGCTCATCGAGGATGATCACCGGCCTGGTCTCCCGCCCCAAGGACCAGAGCGCCACACGCAGAAGGAAGGCCACCACATCCACCAGCCCGCCACCATCCTGATCCGATGGCTTGATGCGGTTGCCCTGGGCATCTGCAAGCATGAGGTCAACCTCGGTCTGTCCCCGTCGTTGTATGAAGTCAGCCTTGAACCGGTAGTCGGTGTCATTCGGGAATACGGCCTCGGTTCCTGCCGTGACCATGTCATCGAGATAGATGCCAACCTTGGCCTGCGTCTGCTGGGCTACATGGGTCAGGATCAGCCCACCCTCCTCAATATCCAGTGCCTCGGATCGCAGACTGGTCAGGGCGGATTCAGTGGAGGCAATGGAGTCCCGGATGGCCCGGAGGGCACCCCGATCCTGTTCCAGTCTTTGGCGAAGTTTGGTGAGGGTCATTTGACCGGCCACCCTCCTAATCCACACTTGCGGGCCGGACATGGTTGTTCTTCATTGCCCAGCCCGACCGTGCAACCGGCACAGGTCCAGGTAATTACTACCCCGTGTAGCTTTATTGATCCGTCCTTCCAATCACCCTCTATTGCCACTGGATATAACAAATGGAATACATGTTCTGGGAAGGTAGCCCAGGCAGTGGATAATAGTACCCTTTCATATATTGGACAGGCATTAGGTACCACATAAGGTGCGGATAATGCCTCTGTCTTGATTCTTTGTTCTATATTACCCATCCCATTTCCTCCATCAGACCCTGAGTGCCCTCAGTCAGCTCTTGGTCCAGCCTGGCCACATCCTGCCTCAGTTCCAGGATCATCTCTTGGGCCTGGGCGTCATCCGGCACCCCATATTCCTGGGTCCGTTGGAGCTCGAGCTGCTTGATCTGGCCCTCGCCCTGTGCAGTGATGTGCTTCGCCTTGTCAATCCATTCCTGGGCCAACCTTAGTTTCTCAACCCGGTCCTGTGACCCAATGGCCCGTTGCCTCAGCTGCTCCAGTTCTGGGAATGGGTTGGCTGTCTGGCTATTGGCTGGGGTGGGTAGGTTGGCTGTCTGGCTATTGGCTGGGGTGGGAGGGTTGGCCATCATCGTATATCTCCTTGTGGGATAGCAATGCCAGCAAATAGTCCTATCTTCGGTGTCCGATTAATGTTCCCGCTGATGAACTCATTGGCCATTTTCCAGACCAAATTCTCCAGGCAGTCCATGACAGAGTCACCGCTCATGTGCAAGGCCCGATCCACCTTGGCAATACTGTCCTTGTCTGGTGGCCAGGATATGTGTCCAATGAATTGGCAGTGCCCCTGTATCAATTCCGGATGCCGCTCCATGGTCAGGCTGGCACCATGCTCAATGGCATTTTGTATCGTACGAATTATGTCTTGTTCTTTCATTTGAAGATTTCTCCTCTCGATTATCCGACCCATCTCCATATTAAATCCTTGACACTGTCCCTTACTGGATTAATCTCCATGTGGGCCTTGAGGTTTGACTGGAAATCGAGTCCCAGCTCCACATTTGAGTCCAGACGTTTAACGAAGGCACTGATCCGGTTGTCCCTGGCCTTCTCCTGCTCCAGTTGGGTCAGGTCTAGGACGCCTGGCTCGATGGGCAGGTCGATCCTCCATAGGTAGATCTCAGGATCAGGAGGCACACCGGATTCAGCCCGGAACACACAGGGTTTGTGGTCGATCTGGGCCGCAGTCATGCGCATCATGGACCCGGGGTTGACTAACCACCTGTCCTTGCCATCCAGGGCCGAGCTTGGCTGTACGGTGAATGTCTGGTGGTTGTCGCCAGTCACAATGACCTGGTAATATAGGTATTTCCTCAGAATCAGTGTCGGGTCATCCGGCTTGTGCCCAGGCCAGAGCGGTGCCTGGGCCACCATCCTGTGCCAAATTAGAATGTTTTTGTATTTTGGTGCAAACATTGCTGGGTCCGGTTCTTCCCCCCAGGCACAGCCCCATGCACACCAACCGTCACCCCAAACCAAAGATGCCCGGTCCTTGGTCAATATCCTAATGACCCCGGCCGCCTCCAGGACCGCCATGCTGGATCGGTCGTACTGTACCAGGCTGTGTTCAGGTAGGTCGTGCTGTCCGGGCACACAGATGACCTCCACCCCATATTCTCGCAACAGGGTGATGAGCCACTGCTCCAGCCATGGGTCTGACCTGGCCTTGTCCAGCAAGTCGCCGGCTACTATCAATGGCGGGGTTGCCCTGGCCAGATCGAGGATGAAACGCAGCTTCCTTTCTTGGGTGGCCATGAAGTCATCGGTCCTGGCCCTAGGCGCGGTGGATCGGAGGTGTAGATCGGCAGCAAATATCATTCCTTATGACTCCCAATCATTTCTTATTTCCATTTTATCTCCTGCCCACACAGGGGACACTGGTCGCCAAATTCTTGCTTTAATTCTGCTTCCCTTTCCCTTATTATAGCCTGTTTTTCTATTAGGCCTTGCCTAGATATGGTAATCTGCTCAGTCAATAATGTCAGCCTGGATAGGTGTTTCTTCTTGGCCTGGATGAGGTTGTTCTTGGCCAGACATTCGGACACCTGGGCATCCTTTGCCAACCCAGGGGTCAACAATGATAATCCAAACCTGATTGTTTGTAGATGATCACTGATGGTGGTCAGGCCTCTCAAGGCGTCAGATTTGGATTCCATGTCGGACTGCAGGCCTGTAAGAATGACCAGTCTTCCTGGCACACGTTTGGGAATGCAAGCATGGGCCATGTCAGATTTGATTGTGCATAACTGATCCTGGATGGAGATCAGTGATTTCAGTTTGTTGTGCCTGGACTCCATGGTGGATTCTAGTCCTGATAGGCAGGCCAGCCTTTGTGGCACCGTGACGGCCACCTGGGCATGGGCAAGGGTGGCCCGCAGCCATATGAGTTGCCCTTGCAATCTCTCAAGGCCCTCGCCCATGGTCTTCTTCCGGGCCATCTCCCTCTCCTGGGCCTCGAGCAGGTCCAGGAACTCGGCCCCTGCATCCAGGTCGGGGAACCCGGCTTCCTGCTGCCTGAGTTCGGACAACTGCCCTTCCCTGGCTTTGGTCTCCTGGTCATTGTGCCTCTTGTCTGACATATGGGCGGCCAGTGCCTTGTCTATGGCATCCAGGTGGACCACCCGGTTCAAGGTGCGGGCCACCTCCCCGGGTGTATCAAACAATAGGAATGGCCTGTCATGCTGGCCGGAAATATTGAGCTCACCCAAGTTGAGGGCATCTGTTACAGCCTGGGGCACACCCTGGCCGAAGCCAGACAGTTCGTCGCCGTCCACTATATATCTCTGTGGGCTGGTTCCCTCCCAGGCGGTTGCATGCCCATCGGTGGTCTTGACCTCAACCCTGGTGGTGTTTCTGGGATCATGTTTGTGAATCCAGCGTTCCATGCCCCGTATGGGAGAGTTCCATCCGAGCTTGACTATGCCCCTGAATATGGCCGTCTTGCCCTGGCGGGATTTGCCGATGATATAGTTGACACCAGGATGGAACTCGACCTTGGTGTCGGCGTGTGATTGTAGTGTCAGGCGGATGGATTGGAGCATTTTATTTGCCCCTGATGTGTCCGGCTAATGTACATAATTCCTGGTACAGCGGCCCGGGATCATTAGGCTCGCTGTACAGCTCTGCCACATGGTATAGTTCTGCAGGCGTGTAATAGAACATGACTGTGAGGGGGTGTTCCAGGCCATAGATGATCTTGTACCCATCCTGGTTCTTTTTGGGATTGCTTGTCAATGGGCATTGATCCAGTGGCCCCATGCGGTCCTGGAGCCTGGTCCCGGCCTCCTCCTGGGTCCAGCCTTGTCCTTCCCTCAGCTGCATGAGCCTCAGGCACAACATTTCCAGGTTGACCCTGCTCATGGCATTATTTCCTTGCTGACAGAAAATTCTAGGCAGACCAGCCTTGGCGGATTGCCCTCGGATTTCATTTCGATGATTTCGACATGGATGTTGATGTCGGGATCATGATTGAGGTCCTTGATGACCTGGTTCATCTCGTCCTTGATCTTGTGGAGTTTCTGCACCATGTCAAGGCATCGGGGTTCATGGCTGGTGTCGGTGCATCTTATGGATTCCATTTGATCAAGGCATTCCTTGGCCATCTGGGCTGCCGCCTCGGCCCGGTCGGCTGCCTCTCGTGCAAGCAGTGCCTTGCCGTCTGCCCTGCTTGCGGCCGTCATGGCTTCATCGGCATATTGTTTGGCCTGGACATCGGTCATTGTGGCCTTTTTGTCTTCTGGCATGAGAAATTTGGCAAAACTTTGGTCAACTTCATTTATCCCGATGACCTTGATCATGGGATTGAATCTGAACAGTTGATCGGCATAGTATTGCAATTTTTCCCTAGAGAGTATGGCCTCCTCTCCCACTTCCACAACTACGACCACACGTTTCATTGCCGGGCCCTCCTTGGGATCGTGTTGATGCATGCTATTATCAGGTCCTGGAACACCCCCATGTCCATGACCACGACCGGATCAATCCTATCTTTCTCGAGTACCGCCCTTCGTTTCACCACCAGCATCCAGGCCTCACCATCCGGGGTGTTGGCCATGGCCTGCCTGATGGCCTGCTGCAGGTTCCAGCTCTTGGTGTTCTTGCATTCACAGTTGGTTGGGAATTTCAGGATTTCAGACAGTAATTTCTTGGCCCTGGGGCTTAGAACCACATCCACCCCGGCCTGACCAGATTGCCTGGGCTTGATCTCGGCATCATCATCCCTGGAGCTTGCCCATGGTATGCCGGTGATGGCCGAGTAGAGCCCACAGGCCTGCTTCTGTAGGTCCTGGCCCGCATTACGGCTGGTCCCATGCCTGCCCCTGGTAATCTTATGGAATACCTTGTTGAGCAGGTCCTGCCTTTTGCCCTCACCATCGGGCAGCGGCTGACCCTGGATCATGGATATGCACTCCCATGCTGCTGGGGTGAGCTCAAAGGCCAGGGTCCTGATATAATCTTTCTTTTTAAGTTTGGTCTTGGCCATTAGGTAAATACCTGATCGATGGCTTTGTCCAATAGTTTTCTTGTTATGCCGAGAAGTTCATGGGGGATAGAGACACATAGGTATAGAAAAAGAAGTGTAAATTCAATAATCGGTTTCACCTTACCTTCTCCTTTCGCTTGGGCCTGAGCTGTTCCTCAATCTCGCCCCAGACATCCACCACCCAGTCCCTGATGTCCTGCTCCAGGTTGTTTTCCTCAACATACCTGATTGCGCCCTCCAGGCTGACGAAATGCTTGTCCCCGATTACATACCCGATCTTCTTGACATCGGGTTTTGTCGGGTGCTCCTCCATTTGCCCGTGGGCCTTGAGCCACTCCAGGTTGGCCCCGATCTCGTCCCAGCCGTAGTTATAGATGAGTCTGAGTGGGACCCGATACCCTGGCCGGTTCAGGACCGGCTTACGTATCCAGGCCACCACGGAGATGCCCACCACATGCTTCTCCGCCTTGGCCATGGCCCCGACCTTGATTTCCCTGGTGATGTCCCCAGTCTTGTACAGGCCGATCCTGAGGCTGGAGTAGAACCCGATTGCATTGCCCCCGGAGGTGTCTTCCGGCCCCATGTCCCGTTGCCGGACCTGATCTGTACAGAACATCAGGATGTTATGGGCGAATATGTGATCAGAGACCATGCGGAAACCCTCGGAGAAATCCTTGGCCCGCTTCTTGCCCATCTTGTCCCCCTGGTCCATCTCCATCCTGGAGGCCAGGGAGGCCAGGGAGTCCACGGCATAGATGTTGATCCTGGATGGATCCGGGGCCCATGCCTTGGTCTTATCCCTCTTGGATTTCACCTCAACTTCCTTGCCAGTCTGCTGGTCCTGCTTGGTCTTGGTGATTATTGGGCCGATCAGGGTCTCGAATATGTCGGTGATGGTGCCGGTCCTGATCACCTCGGATTGGTTCAGCTTGACTCCGAATGTGTCACAGTACCCAGGATTCAACCTGCCTTCCGGGTCCCGGACAATGTACTGTCCCCCGGCCCTCTGGACAGCCCCCAGGACATCGGCCATGAGTGTGGTCTTGCCGGTGCTGTTCTGGCCATACACCTGGACGATGCACCGGCCCGGGATGCCCCCGTACCTGGCCACACTGCTGGATATGGCCAGGTCGAGGAGCAATGAGCCGGTGGACACCAATTGGCCCCAGTCCAGGGGCTTATCGAACACCTGGGCTGGAGCCTGGGCTGATTGCTGGATCTGTTCAGGAAGCGACTTGGTCATCATATCATTTCTTCCAATTGATTTTTGATTTCAAATAGGATTTCCAGTAAGACATCAACAGATTTTGGATTATCGAACAACAACCGGACCCCGGGCACATATCCCTCATATCCGAGTTCGTCGGTTCGACATTTATCGGTGAACCGTTCAAGCCCAGGAATCTCATCGCCAATGGGATGAGGCTCCGGGGCTTGCATCAATTCAATGGCCCTGATCTGTGGGGCTTCAGGCAAGGTGCCGGAAATCACCGCCACTGTACCATGACTGAACTTTACTACAGTGGCCCCATCATCACCTTCGTAAATCATTCGTTTTCCTCAAGAGGTGAAAGGGAGGCCCAGGGTCGATTCCCTGGCCACCGGGCATTTCTTCCCGGCAGCGGTACCAGCCTCCCATGTTTTTTCTATCTGCTGGGCCTTCGCGGCATGGGGGCCGTACCACCGGGCCCGGCTGCTACGGGTTGGGGACCAGGGGTGGCAGCCGTCGGCCCAGGCATGGCAACAGGAGACGGACTGGCCGCGATAGGTGCCGGGGCGGGTTCACACTCGACCCTCAGTTGGCAGGTCTGGCACTCCTGCCAGGTCCCGAAGCTCCTGCCCAGGACACCACCATGTGAGGCATATGGGCACTGCTTGGCCGGCGCACCGAACAGGGGTGGATTGTCCGCCACCGTTCCCATGCTGACCTCACCCGGTCCGTACACCGGTCCCTGGGCTGCAACATCAGGCCCGGGCTGACCTGGCATGCCAGGGCCCGGCCCGGCCCACACGCCCTCGCCGGTGGGTTGGCCACCAGCAGGATGCCCCTTCATCATCTCGACGATCTCCTTGAGTTCATCATAGTCTGGGACATCGAAGAAGTCATCAAGGCACATGGCTGACTGCAGGACCTGGACCGGCACGGGGTTCTGCCTGACGTAAAAGGAGTGACCCTTGTAGTCATCGTACTGGCCCTTCTTGTAGACCTGGAAACTGATATGCCGGCCGCCCTCGTTGCCCGCAGTGGGCCAGGCATAATTGATGAACGCACCAGTCATGGGGTCCCTGGCCACGGCCTGGAGCTTGGACTCCATGAACGAGTTGTTGATCGTCCACAGCGACACTGACTCCTGCCAGGTGATCTGCTGCGGATTGAGGTGGTTCACAACGTTGTAGGCGCCAATGGGATATGTGCCTGTGTTATAGGGCTTGGCCAGCTCCCAGGCCTGATCCCGGTTTAGACCGGTGTCGGCCAGGATGCGGTTGCGTTCCTCGCAGGCGGCGCAGGGCTTGCCGTAGGTCCGGGCCATGCAGATGTACCGGTCATTGCTCGGGCCCATGTTCCGGTGGATGAATGCCCATGTGATGTGGACCAGGTGCCCCGGCTGGATCCGGTTCGTGGCCACCAGTGGATGATTGATGCCGGCCGGAAACATGATCAGGTCGACCACGTATGTCCGTTCTCCGGTCTGGGGTGCCGTGGGCTCAAACTTGGGGATGTCCTTGATCTTGTCCTGGAGGAACATCCCCTTCTTGCCGCCGAGTTCACGGCTGGCCTCCATGGATGCACCCTGCGTGTACCCTGAGTAATCAAACTGGTTCATGTGCCCTCTCCTTCTCCTTCTTTCTTGGAATTAAATTTCTTCTTGGTTTCAAAATATGACAGGAATGCCGCCTTGGTCAAGAGCCTGATAACAACATAGGCAACAATCACCCCACCTATGACCATCAGTATGCAGAGGCCAATGGTGATCATCTGGGCCTGCGTCGTGGTACCGGGGCGGCCTGCATCGGTGTGGGGTTCGCCTGCACCGGAGTGGGGCCTGGCTGAGTCACTTGTGGCATCCTGAGGTGCCACCTGGGTTCCGGATCATCGAACCATTCGTAGATGATCTCAGACGGCCTGTCGGCGTACACGGCCACGATGACCATTCCTGAATCACCACTCCTGTCCAGGCATTCGTCCACTGTCGGAAATGGGCCGGCATCAAATCCATCCCTGAGCCGGCCGTTCTCCAGGGTGCCGATGGCATAGGTCGGGCCTTCGGGGACAGGCATGGTCATGTGGGGCAGGTCCCCGGGTGCCTTCGTGGAATCGACAACCTTCTCGGGAATCGGGCCTGCCGCCAACGCGATCGGACTGGGTTGGCTGCAGACGGGGGTAGGAGGGGCCATGCCCATGGCATCCATCGCAACTCCAGCCAGGATGTTGGCCTCGGTGGATCTCAGACTCATGGTGGCCTTATCTGTCCCCTCAACCCTGGGGCTTGACCAGTACCCAGACAGGTACAGCTTGACCAGGTTCTCCAGCATGGAGCGCCGGGAAGCCAGGGCCGAGACCGCTCCCATGAGCAAGGACACATCATGCTCGGCCTTGTGGTACCGATCCTGGGCCTCAATGTATGTGGGTGAGGTCCTGATCCTGCCATCCACCACTGCCTCCGTGAACTTGGCCTGGGCAGCAGTCAGTTCGGCCCTGATGGAGGAGTCCAGGTTGGCCCTGGTCACATCAAGGGACTGCTTGGCCTTGTCCCGGTTGAGCTGCGCCTGGGCCAGTTGCTTGGCATAGGCCATCATCCTGTTGGGCTGCTGCACCAGTTCCTCATCCAACAGGTCCTTGTTTATGTATAGGTCACGTTCAAAATTAAGTTCCATTTGGTTACCCCTTGTCTTATATTATAGCCCATTTTACCCCATGCCCTGGTTGCCACAACTGCCCCAACAGGCGGCCACCAGGCCGGCCAGGCCGGAGTCATAGAAATTGCCCTTGAAGTTCTGGATCACCCTCCAGGCCTGGGTATTGGGCCTGTCACCTAGGAGGACCTTCTGCATGTAGGTCAGCACCGACAGGCGGGTCCTCTCTATGTCCTGCTTGTCACTCATGGACTGAAGCTGGCCCCTGCACCCCTGCCAGTCGGACTTGAGCAGGGCCCGGCACAGGTCGATGACCGAGGCCTCGGAGACGGTGGTGCGGCGGACCACCTCGATGACCTGGCCCATGTCCTCCATGTCGATCACCTGGTCGAGCAGCTTCAGTGCCTGGCCTGGGCTTCCCCATGAGGATTTGACAATCTCCTGCAGGACCTGCTGGGGATAGTCGGTGATCCCCTCCTTGGCCAGGGAATTGGTCAGGAATTGCATCATCTCGGGTTCAATCAGGGGTTTTACGTCATAGCGATGCAGGCGCCGTTCGATGGTCTTTTTCTTCGACTTGGAGACCAGGGCCTCTGGATCGGTTGTGCAGAGAATGAACATGACATGCCGGGGCGGTTCCTCGAGCACCTTGAGCAATGAGTCCTTGGCATCCGGGGTGGCACCCTGGCACTCATCCAGCATGTAGACCTTGATCGGGCCATTGGATGGTGCGTAGTGGATGTTCATTTTCAGCTTACGGACATCATCGATACCCCTGGCATCCGAGACATCCATCTCCTGGTAATCCAGGGCCCATTCCGGGTTCTTGCTGTCACAGCCATAGGCCCGGGCCAATATCCTGGCCAGGGTGGTCTTGCCGCATCCGGATTCACCGACGATCAGGAAACCAGATGGCCTGTCCGTGGTCCGGGCCATTATGGATCTGAGGCTAGCCTTGAGGCTCTCGTTGCCAAAGAAATCATCCAGGGTCTTGGGGCGATGGTCAAGTTGCAGTGGCATTATTTCCTCTCCGGATACTTATAGAGTTTGGATGGCTCCTGGATGCCGGCCTTGTGGCCCAAGAAGTTGAGCAGCTCCCTGTCTGGGTCGGACCCCAAGAGTGTCTGGAAGAACGTGGCCTCATCCGGGGTCATGGCAATCCTGGTCTTGATCCTCCAGTGCTCCTTATTGTGGGTGAGTTTGTATCCCCGTGGTGTGACGAACTTGCCGGCCTTGGCTGACTTCGACGGCCAGTTTTCAATCGACTCTATGAACCCGGCTGCCTCCAGCCTCTCCGTCATCTCAAATGCACGGTCAAAGGCATCGAGGTCATCCAGGTCGAGCAGCAGTTCCTTCTCCTGCCTGATGACGACCTCGACTCCAGATTTTCTCTTGGCTAGATCATTTTTCCGTTCCCACTCGCCTGGGTCGAGGGCACCATCACAATCAAAATAATGGCTTATTTTGGATATTTCCTCCACCAGGTATTCCCATTTTTTCGCCCGCCAGTAGGGCCGCATGATTTTTTCACTAATGCTCTCCAGGGCAGTCATGTTCCCTTGCATAGGACTTGGACTTGGTATATCATCTGTCTCCGGTAGTGGCATCCAATGGGTTGGTTCACCACCTCCATCAGTGAAGGCATCATTGCTGTGGGTCTGCCATGGATTTGATGGGCGGTATTCAGAGTCATAGTGACCCACCGCGCAGCGTAATGGGGTGCTGGTGTAGCCACTGGGCCCAAACAGCAGGATATAAGTGCCATCCCTAGGGGCAGTTTGTATGGGCTGGAGCTTGTGTTCCATCATTCATCCTCAACTTAGATCAGGTACTATCGCCTTGCTCCGGCATTGACCCGGATTCATGGGCGATTTTCCGGAGCCGTCCGGCCATACATAGGCCACATCATGACAATGCTGGCACTCCATCCTGTGAAAGTCACTGCCCAACACCTTGGCCATGACAAACCCCTCCCCAATGTCATGGCCCTCCTCCTTGGCCTGGGTCTCCATGTCCTCCAGGATTTCTTGCACCGAATCTGGTTCAGGTGGCAGGCTCATTTTGCTCATCCTTATATGGCTCATATCTTGCCAGTTTCGATTCCAGGTAGTTTTGCAATTCCCTTGGTATATAGTTATCATCACCGTAATATGTGGCGACTGGTTGGCCATTTTCAAATACATGAATGGTGCCGTCATCACCAACCAATTCTATTTTTACCAGTTTCATTTTATGAAATCCTCCAGGCCCCGGTCCTCCACCATCCACAAGGGGATGTCGACCTCCATGGCAGTCTCCCGGATATCCTCTGTTACGGATTTGGGCAGATTAATAATGGTCGGATCGTCACCGAACCTAAACAGCCATGACAGGCCGGTGCCTGATTCGCCGATCAGCTCGGTATATTCCAGGGTCTTGATGGTGTTGGACATGGGGTTTATTCCTAAAGGATCACCTGATCTATACCGGCTATGAAGGCGATGACGTCAGGCATAGGAGATATGGGCTCGCCACAGGGCAACCCAGTATCCTCATCAATGTTGATATATTGGTTAAGCCATTTTTGCCTGGCATGGTCAAATGAATCAGCCATCACATAAATGGATTCATAGCCGGAACATTGGATTAAATACAATCCCCTTTCCATGATCATTTCTCCTCAGAAATATTTTTCACTGACCACTTTTCCACAGGACATGCAGCGTATCACATCACTGGATGGACCGGATAATTTTATGAGTATTCCAGGAAGGCCGTCGTTGGTCCCATATTTCAGGTCATTCTGCTCGACCTGAAAGTTGTCCGACCCACAATCGCAGACCAATTTATCGACCTTGATTTCTTCTGGCCATAGGTTCTTGGTTTTTGGCATCTTGTTTATTCCTTTCCTATATTATAGCCTATTTCATCCAGTCCCCATATGAGGCAGCCACTGCACAATCATTCCAGATCGGGCATGGTCCACACTCCAGAAAATTATTGTTGTCCAGGCCGAACCTACCATTGTAGGGGCAGACCTGGACCTGTGGTACCTGGCCGGTGCCTACATTCTGGCCACCGAGCCTGGCCAGCACCTGTGCGAAATTGGCAATGCCTGTGGAAAAGCTCTCCATGTTGCTTCGGTTATGGAGAACCGCACTTGGATGCGTGCACCAGCAGACCCAACACTGATACCTGTCTGACCACTCGGTTGTCCCGCTCAGGCCAGATATGCCCGATGACTTACCGGCAAAAAACTGGTTACCGACATTGCCGAATGCCAGTATCACGATCGGTTGTAGGCACTTGATCTCGGCATCGAGTATGGGCCTGCAGGCCTCGATATGTTTTTTGCCTGGTGTCTTGGTCCTGGATGGCCAGCACTTGCAGACATTGGTGACATGCAGCATCAGGGCGTCCAGACCATGTTTTCTCATCTCTGGCCATAGGATATCCGTTCCCGCCCTGCCTATGAATCCGATGCCCTGTTCGTCCTCGTCAGGACCAGGGGCCTCACCTGTGGCCATGATATTGTAGCGCCCGAACGATGGGTTGACTGGGGCCCGGCACTCGTCCCGGAGCTGGCAGGCCCGACACTCGATCACCGGATGGACATGCCTGGTGATCCTGATCAGGTTTGCACTGATGTTGCAGCCCAGCAGGTCCGATTCCTGGGCCATGGCCAGGCCAGGGTCCATCTGGATGATCTTGGAAAACCTGCCTGCACTATCCTGGATATTGAAATCGAAGTATTGCTGGGCCTGCTGGAGCTCATCGGTAGTCAATGCCCGGCCATCGGCTCCCACCTTGTGTAATATATCTTGGATGGCGTTTCCTGCACGGACGGCGGTGGCAGGCTGTTGTGGGGTAGGATCTATATCTAAATCGGTGTCAAAAAAACCCTTTCTAATTGGCTTTGTTTGTTTCTTTGTCTTGCCACTTGGTTTCGAACTGTTTGTTCCTTTGACTAACTTCTCGGCTTGCGTTGGTCCTATGCCCTTGATCTCGGTGAATGGTGCATATAAGACTGGTTGTGACCTGTCGGGCATCCATTTCTTGGCCTCGGACAGGCCGATCCTGGGCAAGACCAGCCTGAGGCCCAGTCTCTTGGCCTCGGCAACATGGGAGGCTTTGTGGCGCTCATCCCCATATGTGAGCAGGGCGGCCATGAATTCCTTGGGATGGTTGAACTTTAACCACAGGGTCCAATATCCAATGAGACTGTATTCAACTGCATGGGCCTTGTTGAAGAGATATGACCCACATGTTGACAGCTGTGCCCAAATGTGTTTTGCCTCCTGGGGTCCCAGGGTCTTCTGTGATAAGCAACCATCGACGAATTGTGGCTCGAATTTGAGAAACTCGGCCGCGCCCTTGCTCTTGCCCATGACCTTGCGGACCTTGTCACAGACGCCCCAGGATAGGCCGGCTAGCTCGTTCATGGTCCACATCACCTGTTCCTGGTAGATGATTAACCCCAGGGTCTCCCTGGTGTACTGCTCCATCCTGGGATGGATGTAGGTGATGGGTTTTTGGCCTCGGCGCCTGGCGATGAAGTCATCGGTGATGCCGGCCCCAAGGGGCCCTGGCCTTGACAGGGCATTGATCAGCACCAGGTCGTTGAATTCCCTGACCTGCAGGTCCTTGGCCAGCCTGATGAGCAGGTTGGTACCGAGCTGGAACCCACCAACGCAGTGCCCTTGGGCTGTCTCCTGGAACACTGTCTGGTCATCCAATGGTATCCTATCATAGTCGATGTCGATATCACAGTTCTGCTTGATCAGCTTCCTGGTATAGTTGAGTACAGAGAGGGTGGACAGGCCCAGGACATCAAACTTCATGAGGCCCATGTACTCGCCATCGCCCTTGTCCCAATTGGCAGTGATGACATTGTCCCTTACTGCCAAGTTGCACCGCTCACCGAGCCTGAGGTCATCGGCCGATATGCAGATGCCCGCTGCATGCTTGCCATAGCCCCGGGCCTGGCCCTCGAGTTCCATGGCTAGCTGGATGACATCGGGGTGCCTGAATCTGAACGCCTGGAGGTCCTGTGATTGTACCAGGGAGTCCTCGATGGTATGGCCGGCCCTGTTGTCACCGTCCGGCTTATCCTGAATGGACTTGGCGGCCCCATCAACCTCATGCTGGGGCACACTGAAGACCCTGGCCACATCACGGATTGCCGCCCGGCCCTTCATGGTCAGGAATGTGGTGATGCTAGCCACGTTATGATGGCCGTAGCAGGCCTCGATGTGGGCCCGGACTTCCTCCCTGCGCTCCTTCTCGAAATCCATGTCAATGTCAGGATAGTCGATGCGCTCCGGGCTGATGAACCTGGCGAAGATCAGGCCATACCTGATGGGGTCCACGTCGGTCAGACCCATTAGGTAGGCCACTAGGGAGCCACCCACTGACCCACGTCCGGGGCCAGTCATGATGCCCTGCTCTCTGCACCATTGGACTATCTCCCAGATGATCAGGAAGTATCGCTGGAAACCTTGTTGGCAAATTAGTTCAAATTCTTCAGCAGTTCTGGTTATATATTCCTGTGGAACCGTATTGCCAATCCTGATTTTCATTCCTTCCTGTATTATTTCAGTAAGCAGTTGCGTCTCGTCCCGATCCTCATATCCACTGGCCTTGGGCAATGATACATCCAGCTTCTTGATCTCAAAGCCGGAGCACATCCGGGCAATCTCCATGGTGTTGGACATGGCCTGCCGCCACTCATCCTCGGGCAGGACCCCCTGGGTGACGAAGGCCTGGGCCATCTCCTGTTCCGACCTTAGGTGCAGGCCGTCGAACCCGAACCTCCACCTGTCCGGGTCGGTCCATTTGGCCCCCCTCTGGATGGCCAGCAGAACTTCCTGTGTTCGGGTCTGGTGGGGTAGGACGTAGTGGCAGTCGTTGGTGGCCACCAGGGGAATCCCGGTCTGCTGGGATAGCCTTAGCTTGGCCAGGTTCGTCTGTCTCTGGGCCTCAATGTTGTGGGGCATGACCTCAAGGCACACTGGGTTGGTCTTGGACAATTCCATGAGCAGCTCAAGACCATCGGGCATGAACACGAAGGACTGGATGCAGGCGGACATGAATACCAGGCCCTCGCGGTGGGTCAGCAAGAGATTCGGGTCGATCCTGGGCCTATGATAGAACCCCTCAAGGTTGGCTTGGGACAGCATCTGAAGCAGGTTCTTGAATCCAATTTCATTCTGGATCAGGGCTGTGATGTGGTGCCGCTTTTCACCCTGGGCTTTGACATATAGGTCAGGGACGATGTACAGCTCACAGCCCATGACTGGGGTGATGCCGTGCTTTTTACAGGACTTCTGGAATTTGATAAGGCCATCGACATTGCCGTGATTGGTGATCGAGAGATGGGTTTGCCCCAGCTCCCTGGCCCTGGCACAGTACTGGTCAGCAGTACCGATCCCATCCAGGAGGCTGTGCTCATTGTGGACATGGAGATGGCAGAAGTTAGTCACTTTTTATTTGTTCCCTATATAATGGCCATCCTTTTCCAACTCCCCAAGGTTCTATCATTATGTAATAGAAAGATAGTAATCTCTGAGCGACTTTGGTCATTAACCAGGCCTCGCGATTTTTGGTCAAAGTGTTAGCAGCGAAGTATATTTTCATTCATTATCAGGTGGCAGAAGTTCATTTGTCCTCTTGATCAAAGTAAAACTAATACCTGTACCCATATCTTCTTTTGGGCCAAGGGATAAATAGAAATAAGACAAAAGTCTAGTTGGACAAAATTTTAACCAAATTTTTTCCCTTTCTTCAAATCCTGCGTTTCCTGCAAAATAGATCCTCATTCATTCACCAGGAGCAACAGGTGTCGGAAATTGTTCCCTTGGAATAGGCAGCAATTCTCTCCGATTAGGATTTCCTGACATTTAGTCAGAATATCGACTAAAAATAAGGGGTTTGCTACCATGACAATTGGATGGCCCGAATATTGAATGGGTACTTCTTCTTCGATCCAGCCAATTTCTTTCTGACCCCGACAAACCAGTTTATTGTCTTGAAGGGTCAGTTTGACTTTCAGGTCCAGTTCAGAATCACCCTCCACCATTATCTTGGTTCGTTCCAGGGTCTTTGTCAGGTCAGGCAGTTTGATACTTTGCCCCTGGATATCAAAGAATTTATCTGTGTTGATGAATTTGGCCATTTTACGTAAAACGCTAAAGATTAGACCGGATTTGTCGTCGGCAAAGTGAATCCAGGCTTTGTCCAAGGCCATATGAGTAACTTGATATTTAATTAAGTGTACGGCTGCCTCCATGGGCAAGAGGAAATCGTATGGAATAAGTCCCGATAAAGTGAATTGAGTGATACGCCAATTGTCTGAACTGGTAGCTTTGGTTCCTTGGAAATGGATGCAGGTCAGGTGAGGCCGGGTTTGGTCCTTGGAGCAAGAGAAGAGACAAAGTCGAAGGGCCTCTTTGAATTGTTCTGGTAGATCCAGAAAATCATTTTCCGGTTGCAGCCACGGCCAAGCTCCCGGAATGGTATTCAGACCGGCCCGTACTTTGCCGGCCCTGACTTTGATCTCGGATTCGGCCTGCGTTAACTCGATTTCATCTGCCGAGATTTTGTCCAAAAGTTTGTATAAATCTTCGGCTCTGACTGCACCTTGAATTCCGGTTTCAAATGGGATTTGGACTGAGATGTTGCCCCCAAAAGTGACAATTCGATCGCCATGAAAATTGAAGCAGACCCCGGTCTCAATGATGGCATTATTTGACAATCCGGGCCGGAGTAGGCCCAGGGCATTGACCAATGCTTGGCGTTGGATTTTTTTTACCGATGCCTGTCGTACCATAGCGATATAACCATCCTTTGTCTTGATCTCGAATAAAAAAGAAAGATAACAAGCGACTAGTGGCCCGGACTTTGGTCAAGGTCATTCCCTGATTATCCTCGGCCCAAGTGGCTAAGTAGACTCTCAAAACCCAAACCCTCCAGCTTGCTTGGGTTGGGATTTTAATTTGAAGGCCCAGGGCCACTCAGGCATAGCTTTTTCCAAATCGAGAAAATAGATGATGTTAATCTCGTCTCGTTGTATATAGTCATTACAAAGGCCTGGCTCAATAATCAACTCGACTTCCCGGGTACCATCAGTCCTGGCCGGCCCAAGCCATCGTTCTCCATGCTTGGGTTGGTAATTTTTGGATTCAAGCCTGAATTCTGACTTACCAATCTGGTAGCCTTTAAGATCCAAGTAATTGGTTATTATAGTCTGTTCCGGAGGGGAGAAGGTCTTGAAGTGTTTGCCAGCGTCCATTTTTTTAGGGGAGCGATCAGATACCGAAACTTTCCAGGAATCGATCAGATAGTCGTATTTGCCGTTTCGAAATCTGGGTACGTAGATGGAGCCCATACGCCCGGTCATTACCCAGGAAGTAGAGTCGACACTGTACCAAGGGTAGCGAAGCATGAGCTTGAGAGAAGTCAGGCCAAATCCATGGACTTTGATTTTAGGTGTGCCTTGTTGATCGCAAATATATTGACTGAAGATCATGTCAAGCCAGGGTATTAAGTCGGTGGTCGAGATAGGTACCATCCCTCCCAGGGCCAAGTAATCATAATTTTCTAGGTAGATTTTTAAGTAATTGATGTCTTCCCCATAATGAAAACAGGGAAGGGGGTTAAGGCCAGCAGCTTCCATAATTTTCTGATTGGTCAGGGTGCCAGCCGGGTCACCAATTACATCGAGGTTGGCGTAAACAGCAATGACATTTTGATTTTCTTTGATAAAAGTGATATACTCCTCAATGTTAATGGTTACCCCTTTGGTGAAGGCGGAGAAAGCCCCGGAGTCCAGAAAAAGATTAACTTTGTTCATAATTAGCCTTTATTATTTGTAACAGTTTTTTGGTCCAAATTGGGTTTGCCAATCGTAATAAGAAAGTAATCTTTTGCGAATTAACAAGTTAAAACCGTCTTTACCTCGGGTTATATGACCATTAGCAAGGCTGGCAAAATAAATTTTTATTTTATCAGACTCATTAATTCAGCCCGGGCGGCCCGGCCAGAATCATTGTCTTCCAGAAAACGTCCACGAAGGCAACTGGCACCCATAATGGAATTTTGTTTCCCGACGCCTCGGCAACGCATACAAAAATGGGCGCCTTCGATAATGCAAGCGGCCCCCAATGGCTGCAGGTGCTTCATGAGAGATTCGGTTACTGACTTAGCGATCCGCTCCTGGGTAGTTAGCCGACGGGCAAAGATATCTACCAGTCTGGCCAGCTTAGAGGCTCCGATCACTTTTTCACCATTGGCAATATAGGCCACATGAGCTTTACCAAAAAATGGCTGCCAATGATGTTCGCAATTTGAATAGAATTCAATGTCTTTCATCCAGACCAGTTCGTTATACCCATCTTCGTCAAAGACCTTGAAGATGTCTTCCGGTTTCTGTTGATAGCCGGCAAAAATTTCTGACCAGGACCGAACAATGCGGGCAGGAGTCTCGATCAACCCTGTACGGGTTGGATCTTCGCCAATGTATTGGAGCATACGGACAATGTTGTCGTGGATCGACCTTTCTTCATTGGCTTCCCACCAGAAGGTGATCCAGTCGGAAACCCGATGAACATAGAAGGTCGGCCGCAGATGCTGCGGGGTGTGGTCTTTGATAAATAAGGTGGCGACGTCGTAGCCGGGAAACCGGGAAATAGTGGCTCCGGAGTCCACCAGGTCGTCCACTATAAGCAGAGATTCTTTTGGCCAGGAATCGAGATGTCGCCCCTCTACAAGAGGCAGGCTTAAAAGATGGGACAGCTGCATAGCCAAGGCCGTACCGCCTTGAGGAATGCCATGAATTCCCCGGTATGGCTTTTTGCACAAGATGATGTTTTTAGCCAGGAGCCGGCAATCGGTTTGAAATTCGTCTTGGCCGTAAAAAATCATTCGTTGCCCTCCACGTATTGTACGGGATCTTTCTGGCCAATCTTAGCGAAGGCCTCAAGTCGTTCCTGGCAGGAACCGCAACGGCCGCAGGCCAAAATGCGGACATAAGGAGAACCTTTCACTCCTTTGCCATCAAGAATTGCTTGCGGGTCATAGCAAGTCCAAGTCAGTTGATAAGGCACCCCCAAAGGTAGGCCGATTTTGAGAATGTCCATCTTGGTCTTATTGAGAAAAGGAACCCAGAGCTTGACCGGGGTGTAATGAAACAACCGGAGCACCGAATCCATGGCATCGACATATCTAGGGCGACAATCTGGGTAGATTGCATGGTCCCCAGCGTGGGCAGCATAGGCCACCGCGTCAAAACCCATGGAGGCAGCCCAGGCTGCAGCAATACTGAGTAAGATAGTATTTCTGCCGGGCACCACCGTCTGTTTCATGGACTCGTCTTCATAATGGCCGTGCGGCACCGGAATGTCGGAGGTCAAGGCCGAACCTTGTAGCAGGTGGTTGATGTTGGTAATATCCAGGATTTCATGATGGACGGTAAAATGCCGGGCGACTTGTTTGGCCGATTCCAGCTCTCGCTTGTGACGCTGGGCATAATCAATCGACAGGGCCATCGCCTCTTGGTATTGCCGTCGAGCTAGCCCCAGCAGTGTTGCTGAGTCCATGCCACCACTGAGAAGAATAACACATTTACTCATGTAACCTCCAGGGGTAGAGATTAAATTCTCTACCCCTATTATAGGTTGACGCGGAGAAACTTAGGCCACGAAATACTGGCCGGCGTCGTTTTTGGAGATGGTGATGTTTTTGTCCTTGGCCATGCGATTGGGGATTTGCACATTGATCGTGGCCTTCATGGAATCTTCCACCCGATCCGGGAATTTGGTCTTGAGCTTGGCCAGGATTTCGGCTTTGCTGTGCGGGCCAGACTTGATGATCTCCAGGATGGCCGCAATCACACCCGGTTTACCGGTGCCTTGGCCGGAAGCAGCACGAGCTTCCTTGGCCGCGGCCCGTTCAGCCTTCTTGGCTTCTTTGGCCTTCGCCTTCTCGGCGGCCTTTTCCTCCTTGGTCTTTTTGGTCGGAGCGGTGTCCTGGGCCTTCATCTGCTCCGCCTTCTCGGCGCATTCGGCCTTGTCAGGGCAGTTGGCGCATTCATCGACGTAGGGGCCTTCGGTGGCGGGGCCGGCGCCCTGTTTGAATGCGGCGCAGCCTTCGTCATCGCCCTGGCCCTCGGCCCCGGGTTTTTCCGTCTCGACAACGGTCTGAGTCTCACCGGCAACCAGGGCCGGATCGGGCTGACCGGCAGCCTCGGCGGCCGCGACCTCCGGGCTTTGGCCCTGGGGCTTCATGGCCTCGATCTCGTCAAAGACCTTGTTGTAGACGAGGATCGTCTCGGGGGCCAGGCTGTTGCACCGGGAATCGGTCCAGGCCTCGGCGGACCCTTCGGGGGCCACCAGGGGAGACAAGATGTCATAAATCTGCTGCTTCAGGTCGGGCACCTGGGCAATGAAGCGCAGCTTGGGGGTGGGGGCCAGGACCTTGTTGATGTCCTTGATGGCAGCCTGGAGGCCGAAGCGCTCCTGCTGCTCGGGGGTGAGTTGCGAATCAGTCTGTGCCATGATTAGGTTCTCCTTATTCGTTTTGCTTGATTGGCAATCTTTTCATTTGAATATATTATAGCCTGTTTTGGTGATTTTTGGTCATGGGGACGCAAAAAAAAAATCATGCCAGAGATAAAAATTTATGGATCTGGCAATTCAGGGTCACCTGCCATAGGCGGTCGGCCAGAATCCACTGGGCCAGTGTGTTGCCAGGAAGGCTCTCGTGTACCGGGCTGAATGCGATCCTGGCCCTAGTGCCCATGTTGAGGACAATTTCTTTGGCCATGTCATAATCCAGCCGGTTGCTGATGACAAACTTGATCCAGTCCCAGGGGCATAGTGCCGAGAAGTCGACTGCAGGCAGCAAGACGGGCAGCATGTGCAGCTTGTAGTCGACCACGAGGCAGACGCCCGGATTCGGCCTGGTCAGGTTCCTGAATCTGTTCAATGCGATCGTGCCGTTGGTTTCGATGCTGACCTTGAAGTTATGCGGGAACAGGCGATTGAGCAATTGATGAATCTCATCTTGTTGGAGTAGGGGTTCGCCCCCCGTGATGGTTATCTTGGGATATGGAGGCGGGTTGAATCCTATGGGATTGATTTTGGCCCAAATGGAAGCCATCACCTGGTCCACTGTCAGGTTGTCATCTTTTTGTTCCTGGGCATCTGGGGCGTCACAGTAGGGGCATCCCAGGTTGCATCCCTGCATCCTGATGAATACGGACGGCGTGCCTTGCCCCTGGGCGTTGACCTCACCATCGATGCTCGTGAAGATTGAATGAACTTTCATTTGGTCTCCCTGGCCGGCGGCCTGAACAGCCTGGTCGGATGTTCGACCCCGTTTCGTAACCGGATCAGGTTCAGGTATTCCCGCATGGGGTCGGAGCCCAGCATGGCCTGAAGTGCTATGGCCTCGATCTCCGTGACCTCGGCATTGAGCTGGATCACGGCATGCAGGCGGTCATAACCAGTGTATTCACCATCAGGAGGAAAATCCACTACTTTGGCATTCTTGGATGGCCAGGATACTTGTTGACTGTTGACAATGACATCCATTTGGGCCGCCATTTCCCAGTACCGCATCACAGCCATGGGACTGTCCAAGTCCAGGAGCAACTGATCGGGTTTCCTGACCACGATCTCGAACCCGTCCATTTGGGCCTTCAGGGCAGCCGCCTCATATCCTGCTGGGGTGAGGTCCTCCTGTTGGTAATTCGGATCATTGGCCTGCTCGATGATCTCCTTGCATTGTATCATTTCAGCCTCCATTCCACACTCGAGCCTTCGGTTTCCCAGAGCTGGAGGTAGGTGAGCTCAGTCAATGGGTTCAGGTTCCAAACCTTGTTGGCCAGTCGATCCTTGATCCATAGGATCATGTTTTCTGCCGTGGGCATATCCTTGGGAAACTTGGGCAGTTCATCCATTTGGATATTATTGAGGTGCCTGTGGTCCAGTAGGTCGATGACCTCGGTCTTGACCAGCTTTTTCAGATTTCCGAAATCGCCCACCATGCCCATGTCATTGAGGTTATTGTCGTTACACGAGACTCCCACCAGCAGTTTGTACGAATGCCCATGATGGTTGGCACAGGCCCCGGGATATCCTGGCAGATAGTGAGAAGCCTCGAAGGTAAATCTTTTTATAATGGTAAGCATGATTCCTCCTACATATATTATAGCCTGTTTTTAGAATCTACTATCGAGAATTGCCTGCCCCAGGCTGATGGCCTGGAGGACGGTCACATATTCACCTTCGATAACATCCTCATCACGTCCCACTCCCACGCTGATCAGGGCCCGCTTGGCCAGCTCGTCCTCTGGTCCTTGGTCGATCTTGATGGTCATGTCCAGGTGCCCCAGGATGCCGGCATGCTCAGCCACGTCCGAATCCCGCAGTCTCTTGCGCTCCTGGGCCTCCTTGCCGCCAGCCTGGAATGGAGCCAGCACCAGGCAATGAAGGTCCTGTGCCAGGCCGCAGATACGCTTGGCCAGTTCATCAACCCTGTGTCGGAAGTCACCTCGACCAGCCACCAGGTCCGACATGCCCGATGGCTGGTCCAACACAAGCACGTCGGGGTTGAACCCCTCGAGGTGCCTCCACACCTGGAGCACGGCCCGGGCATCGTCGAATCCTGCCCCGAACTTGGGCCATGACTTGACCTTGAACCTGGCACCCAGGACAGACCCAGCCACCGCCTCGGCCTTGCGCCAGGCCGTTCTCCAATCCAGGACATCGATCTTTCTCTCGATGAACCAGGTCTCAAGACGATAGTACGGGCACCGGCCCTTGAGGTCGCATGGCCTGTATCCGGGTGGCTGCATGGCCGGCATGGGCTTATTGCCGTTGCTGTCGAGGAGCTGGACCGGGCATTGCCTTGACGGGCTCTGGCACTCACCGGTCTGGTTCAAGGCACAGTCCCATGTGGGGATGAACAGGCGGCCGTCCCTGGGTGGCCTCAGGGGCATGGCACACAGGCCCTGGGCCCAGCGGCGGCGTAGCCTGCGTTCACCCAGTTCGAAGTCAAGATGGGCCACATTCAAGCCTGAATAGACTGACTGTTGCTCGATGTGCTGGCATGTGTAGGACTTGGCGCCCTTGAACTTGCCCACAATGCCCACCGCCCATTCCCTCTCCAGTGTCCCCAGGAGCCTGCCAAATGCCCCGGGCAATTGCAACAGGCTATCCTTGTCCTGGAATGCCTCCCGGGTGCCCTCAAGATCGGTCATGGGCTCAAACCCCATGCCGACCTGGGCTGCCGGGGCGATGAAGTCCGCCACCGCCCCATGGGCCTGATCCAGCGTGCCGGCCCTCAGGTGCACATCGAGGTCGTCACGCAGTATAGTCAGGGCCCGCTCACGAAAGTACCTGATGGCCTCGTCGATGGCCAGTTGCTCATTGTATTGCTCATCGCGCTCGTATTCCTGACTGATGCCGGCCAGAAACCGGTCGATGAGCTGGGCCAGGTCCGGGTTGAGGCCATTCCGTCTCTGTGCCTCGAACAAGACCTGGATGTTGCGGCCTGGTGCACAATTATATCTCTGCTGGTATTCCAGGCACCAACCTGCGACAGTGGCCGCGAAGTCGGCCACCAGGTACCGGGGCTTGTATGCCAGGCCAATGATCCTGAGTGCCTGATCGGACACGATCATGGCCGTCAGTATGTGGCGTTCCACATGGGCGGTGGATGGCTCCTGGGTCCAGGTGATAGGGATGCCGGTCATTAGTTTATCTCATACCCCACAAATCTTCTCCCCCACTCACTGTACAGGTTTTCTTTACCGGGTCCGCAGAATGGGTCCAATATGGTATCCTCGATTATGGAGAACATTCGCATAAGCCTGTATGGCACCTCTTGGGGCCAGCCGGAGTCGCCACGGGCCCCCTTCTTGCCCTGGATGTTCCAGACTTGTTGGAACCACAGGTCCCGCTCGGCCTTGGTGAAGGCTGATTGCCTGCGCCTTTCCTTCTCCTCTGGACTGAATTGCCTCAGTCTCTTGCCCTTCCGGAATAGCCCGATGTACTCATGGTCCTGGGACACATAGGCATTGACTGGCAGGAAACCTGATCCCAGGAAGGCATTGGGCCGGTTGCTGATTTTCTTCCAGAATATGGGGATGAGCGGAGTAAAATCATGATGGAACATCATCTTGAGTGCCAGGGCGGCGTAATTGGGATAGCAGCAGAAATTCTTGTCCAGGGTCCTGGTGGCATCCCCAATGTTGATGCAGGCAATGCCCCCAGGGATCATGACCCTTTCCACCTCGTCGAGCACCATGTCCAACAACGTCCATTGCTTATCCCAGCCATCGGCCCCTTGCCTTGAGAAACACTCATCCCACTTGGCTATCATGGGATACGGCGGGCTAGTGATCATGCAATGTACAGACCCATCGGCCAGTTCGTGCATGTCGTTGGATGAATGATGATGGATCATTCTTTTGATAATCCTCGCCGGTAGGCCAATTCCATGTTTCCGATGATCTGTTGGATTAAGCTGAATGCCTGATAAATTAGGCCGCCGTGGCTCTCTCCGGTGCCGGCCAATAGTCCCTTGATGGCATCTGGAATGTCCTGTCTTTGTCTGATCGATGCCCTGATGGCAATTTGTACCTGCAGAATGGAGAGATCGCCATTGACCAGGTCATCAACAAGCTGGGAAAATTTATCCTTGGCCATTTGCCCTTGCCTGTCTCTCCAGGTACATGTCATGGGTCGACCGGAACCAGCCGTTGCCCACCGATTCGGCCACCTGGGTCTTGAAGTCATCCACAGCGGCCATCCTGGAGGTGAACCCGATCATCAGCTTCGGTTCAAATATGGTATTCATCCATAGCCACCATCTTGGGGCCAGATGCCAGGACAGCTTGTCGGCGTAGTATAGCCTGGATCTGGGCATGCCTGAGTGGGAACAGTGGCCTGCAGTCAGGGACCAGTATTCAGGGCCAAACCAGAAGCCGGCCAGTTCCGCACCCACCTGCCAGTGTCTTTTCTTCTGCTCATAATTGTCCAGGTAATCATAACCCACGTGCCCAATGTCGTGCAGGAATATGCAGGCCAGTTCCTTCCAGGTGGGCAGGCCATAAAGCCTGGTCCATGCTACTGTAACGAGCACTGAATGGATCATGGAGTGGCAGCCGCAGATGATTGAGATGGTGCCCTGTGAGATCAAAACATGAGCCCCTTCTTGAACTTTGGGTGGCCGATCAGGGCCACGTGCCTGTCAATCTTCAAATCCCTTATCCTCTCCAGCCTGAGGCCTGAATTGGTGCATGTGGCATACACATTGACACCCATGGCCTCCGGCACATAGGTCATTGAGGTGGCCTCGGTCTGCATCATTGCCACATCAACATTGTGTTTTAGTTCCTGCCTTGCCTTGGGCTGCCAATAGAGCACGCAGCGGCGCTGGCGTTCGGACCACTCGGGATGGAACTGCCCCATTGCTTGGGCATGGGCCTCCAAATTGAATTCTGACCAAACAATGAATAATGGCCTGGACAGGTCAAAATAATCCTGCACCATGGGGGCCTGTGGTGGGCAGACCGGTCTTCTGCCATACATTGGGCAGCCCTTGGGGTGCCCTGGATATGGCAGCCTGCACCATTCCCTGGCCTTGGGATTGACCACTAGTCTCCTGACCAAGACATAGCTCACTTGTCGTTCTCCTTTGGCTTGGCAGGTGCCACACCGACCATGACTCGACTGGCCTCGGCCTCCTGTTCGTTCCGGTACTCACCAGGAAAGAAGTGCTGCCTGAGTTCGGCCATGGATTTGAATACGAGCGGCTTTTTGTGTTTGGTCATTTTAAATCCTACTAAATATCCAATATCCCAGATTAAATCCAAGGGAAATAAGGAAAAAAGCAAGTGAAGCTATTGGCCCATAAATAATCCCGGCTGCAAAAGCTATTGGAATAAGTATTACACCTATTCCTAAGCATATTTTAGCAATAGTAAAGAAATTCATTCTGTCCTCCCCAACCTGCGCCTGCTTGTGTCCGGGTCCAGCATGGCCTTGGCCAATTCGATGATTTTCGGCCTGATGACCAGTCTGGACACCATTGGGAATTTGTCTTTTGGCCAATCGAACGGGTCATCATAGTCAAGTTCATAATAGATTTGCCTGACGCCGGCCTGACACAGTAGCTTCATGCATACGGCGCACGGCCTGGTGGTACAGTATAGGGTGACCCCATGTACCGCTATACCCATCCTGGCGGCCTGGGCAATGGCATTGGCTTCGGCGTGGCTGGATCGGCAGGCCCGGTCCTTCTGGCCATCCGGGGTATTGGTGGCCCGACGGTGGCAGTAGGGAATAAATCCGGTACCATCACAGATGGAACAAGGGGCTGTGCCCAAAAAATCACCATCAAATGATTTTGTATTTGGGGTTACCTTACTCCCATAGCACTCTGGGCAATAGGTTTTCTGTCCCAGGCAGTGCTCCTGTCCGGGCAAGGCCCCGTTATATCCGGTGGCCAGGACCCGATTGTCACGCACCAACACGGCTCCCTGGGGCCGGGAATTGCAGGTGGAGCGGCTGGCTGCCAGCTTGGCCTGCAACATGAAGTATTCATCCCAAGTTGGCCGGATGGTCATTCTATACCTCCATACATCCGAAGTTGTTGAGCTTTATCCACAGGGGCCGCGAGCACTGCTTGGTCAATCTCGGCCACAAACTCAAGCAGGCAGGCTTTACAATATTGTTGATAGTTAAACAAGACCTTGACCGCTGTCTTTCTTCCACATCTTGAGCAGCAGATGTTGTTCTCAAATTTCTCGCCATCCCACTTGTTGAGTAAGACCGACATAGCCTATCTCCCCAGCCAGGCGTTGGCCGCCGACCATTCGATATCGTTCACATGGCAGTCCTTCGACATGGCCAGGGTGGGCCCGGGCAGAACCGGCCGGCCGGACTCGTGCTCGATGATGGCACAATGCAGCTCCTTGAGCAGTTGGATGCCGGCCATATTCAATGGGAAGGCCCCGAAGTGGTTCCAAGCCCGGAAGTAAATGTAGTAGTGGAGGAAATCTCTGCGTTCGGACAGGATATTTTTGACAATTCCACCAAGTGAGTTTGTAGGTTTATCGATTGGACCATTGACTGCCGGTAGGCTGATTATCCTGGTGTCAATCATCCGCAAGCACGGGATGGATACATTGGTCTTGCGCACGGTGATAGATCCACCAAGGAGGGGCAGTTCCACCTGT